CCAGAAAATGACAACGAGCTTAAGCTACATCCAGAGCTCAAGAAGTATTTCTACCAGCGTGAAATCGGCGGCGAGCTTCATACGAAGATGGCCCTCGGTACCGCAGGTAAAAAGATCGAGTAACAAAATTTGGCGTGGTGGCAGAGTGTTTATGCACGAGGCTGCAACCCTTGGTACCCCAGTTAGATTCTGGGCCACGCCTCCAAATGATTTATCCACTGCACTTTGGCGACCAACGACGCGCGCGGTTGGTGAGGGGTTCGATTCCCTTAAGGAAAACCAGTCTCGGAAACTGGGCAGTGGGCCAAATTTAGGGGCGGTAGTTCAGCTGGTTAGAATGCTGGCCTGTCACGCCGGAGGTCGCGGGTTCAAGTCCCGTCCGCCCCGCCAGATATTCACGTACAATGATGGCACACGTCCTTCCTATAAATATTCTTAGCTTTTTCAAGGATAAATGCTATGGGCAGAATCGAATATGATTTCGATTGGCTTCAATCTGAAGCCGACAAGATAGGCACCTGGAAGGCAGTGTGCACGAAATATCATTTACATGCGAGTCAGATTTCTAGATTCAAAAAGCGTGGTCTATTACGCGATCCCGCAAAGACGGCAATTGACAAATATAAAGCGCAGGAACTCTATGACTCAGGATTAAGTCTTAGAGACGTGGCTAAGAAAATGAATGTTGCGGTAAGCGCTCTCACGCCATTCATGAAAACGAGAACAGTTGCCGAGGCCAATAAAATTGTCGTTAAGCAATACACTGAGGCTGGTAGGAAAAAATTATCAGACTCAGCCAAAGCTCGCAACCTAGGCGGCTACAGACCGCATCCCAACAGGGGTCAATGGTATCGCGACACATGGTTCGATTCAAAATGGGAAGTGCGGGTGGCTGAATCTTTGGATGAGAATAGTATACAGTGGCAAAGACCAAAAATCGGATTTGTTTGGACTGATTTGGGAAACAAATATTACCCCGATTTTTACCTACCTGATTTTGATGTTTATCTCGACCCAAAGAATAGCTATCTGCAGACTAAAGATGCGAACAAAATATCACAAGCACAACAGCGCAACGCAATTCGAGTGATCGTTCTTGGAGAACAGCAGCTCGAATGGTCACAGATAAAGACGCTCCTATAGTATAAAGGCATTACACCGCTTTGGTAAAGCGGAAACCCTGGGTCACTACCAGGTGGGAGCACCAAATTCAAATGCTTCCTTAGCTCAGTGGTAGAGCGCTTCGTTGACATCGAAGAGGTCGTTGGTTCGAAACCGACAGGAAGCACCAATTTTTGAGGTACATGCCGTGAGTGAGGACCTGCATCCGCTAGCGAAGCTCCGCAACAATCCTCCCTCGAATGAAGCAATCGCTAAAGCATTTTGGGGACGGTCTCACTGTCAATTCCACACCGCAGAAGAATGCAGTCTCATCGAGGCAATCATTGATGATGCCGATTTGATTGATGCTGGTTTGCCCAGCCATTACGATTTAGAGATGGCTCGATACGAGGCAATGCGATGATCACTACACGCGAAGACTTCTACGAAAACGGAATCTTGAAGAGGTACATCCTCACCCGTTATACCGAAGCGCATGACTATCGCTGCATTGAAACTCACGACTACTGCCCATACCGAAACAAGAGCGGCTCTATCGAGCACTCAACGTTTACGTCCAAGTGGGAAGACAATCGCGGCAATTCAGAAACCTTTGTATGGAACGTTGAGAAGAATGGAGTTGACACGATCAATTCCTACGCCTCAATGCACGTCAACGGTACTCGCTACTACGACATGAAGTCTTACAAGCAAGCGCTACAGAACTAAATCGATATCGCGTAACGGCGTGGAAGGACACGCATTAACCCCTATGCTTCCGTTATCGGCGGAGTGGGATCTGGGTTGAAGTGAAGCGGGGAGGTCTGCCGATCTGGCCCCGATAGCTATCAACCAAGGAAGCAGCTGGTTTCGAACCCAGCTCACGTGATTAAATTCTGCGCCCATAGCTCAGCTGGATAGAGCACGGACCTTCTAAGTCTGTGGCCGGGGGTTCGAGTCCCTCTGGGCGCACCATTGCATAAATAGAATTTTCAACGGAAGACTCTAATGAAACTCAATGACCTGCTCGAAGCTGTCAGCAAGGACCCCGCACTTACGCTGGCTACTGAAATAGCCAAGCATTGCGGTTACGCAAAGCCGACTGTAAAGAACACGTCGAGCACTGGCTCAAGTCTTTCGTATTCTTCTAATCTCAATCATACCGCAAAAGATCATGGCGCTAACGAATACCTCAGAACATTGGGGTTCGATAAGGCTGACATGAGAGCCGATGGTGGCTCGTCTCGCGGAGACTTCTCTAGCGATACTTACGGTGCAAAATTCAAGCACCCATCTGGAGTTGAAGTTTCCGTCAGCTCAAGCTTTAGAGACAGAAAGCCTAAGGCTGAGATTTACATTCGTGGCAGTGCATCCGCCATTGAGGAAATTCTAAACGCAAAGAAGTAACCCGTTTGTTCCACCCTACTTTAGAGAATGAAAACATGGCGCATGACCACGAACACCCTCATATCAATCTTGACGATCACCACAACTGCCCTCCACATTTTCATGCAGACGAGCGGGGTTTTCTAGTCAAGTGCTATCACCACTGTAAGAGCTTCGTGAAGATGCCGTCCTTCTGGGCAGCGCAGACTCTGCTCTTCCCGCTTGAACATTTTCTCTGGACTAAGGTCCCAGGTTTCAGTCATCTAGCAGAGATGCTGGGGCTGATTACCCACTGACATACGGTCGCTTAAATAGATTGCGACCCACCAATATCTCGCTGCCGATGGATCGGTCTCGACCCTCCGAAGGTTGAGTTTGTAGGGTTCGAATCCCACCAGCGAGACCAATTCTAGAGCGTACCCATGATTCTGCCGCTTCTCAAAAGTCCAGACCTGAGACTTCACTGTCATAGCATTGCTGTACGCGACGACGAAGCTGGCAACTTCCTGATAAATCATTTCGTACCTGACATGTTTGAAACCATGTACTATCACGGGGCGATCGGGCTTGCTGCTATTCAGGTGGACTGTGCCGCCCGCATCTTCGTGATGGACACCAGCAAAACTGGATACCCCAAGAGTGTTGGTCGTAGAGTGTTCATCAATCCAGAAATTCTATCCGTCAGTCGAAAGCGCGAACCCTTCAAGGAAGGGTGTCTCAGTTTTCCTGGTGTCGCAATGACTGTTGCTCGTCCAAACAGCATTCAAGTCCAGGCCGTCGACGAGAACTTTGAGGAGTTCACTCTTGATCTGGATGGCATTGACGCTATTTGCTTCCAGCACGAACTCGACCATCTCAATGGCATCACCTTCGATAAGTATGCCGACCCAGAAGAAAGGAATGTAGCATGACAACGAAAGTCGAAAAGTACATGGAAGAAACTCGGTATCTTCTGGCTGCGCGAGATGGCAATGCCGACGATAGCGTAGAAGATGAAATTCTAGATAAGCTAGACACCCTTTGGTGGGAGCTTAGCGAAGAAGAGAAGCAAGAAGTAAATGACGCAGTTCGAGCAATAATGATCGAACGCGGAGAGTGTGATCCAATCTAAGGAGTAATTCAATGAAGCGCATTATCGAACTAAGAGCCGCCGAAGGCGGAGAAGATGCTAAGCTGTTCGCACGTGATCTGGCGAAGGCTTACACCAAAATGTTCGTTCGCTTCGGTTGAACTCACCGCCTGATAGACGATAGGCCCGGTGAACTTTCAATTGAAGTAACGGGCGACGATCTATCAGAGCTTCAGAAAGAGTCCGGTGGCCATCGCGTTCAGCGAATCCCACCGAATGAAAAACGTGGACGTGTTCATTCGTCTACCGTCACTGTCGCAATCATAGACCCAAAGGAAGTAAAGCGAATCGAATTTAACGATCGCGACTTCCGCATAGAGTGGTACTCCGGAACTGGACCTGGTGGGCAGCATCGTAACAAGACCCAGAACTCCTGTCGCATCATCCATATCCCGACCTCAACCACAGCCACAGCATCATGTCGTAGTCGAGAGAATTCCCTTGACGAAGCTAAGACAGCAATCCTCGAAAGAGTCAACCGTCGACAGTCTATGATCGCTGGAGCAGAGCTGTCTTCTACGCGTAAGCAGCAGGTCGGCTCAGGTATGAGAGGTGACAAGATGAGAACGTACCGCTTCCAAGACAATGTCGTAAAGGATCATGCGAGCGGCTGCACTGTAAAGTGTGACAAAGTTCTCGGCGGGTTCTTCGATCTAATGTGGTAAGAGCAATAAATACCCTGCGAACCAAGTGCTCCATCCATTCTAAGGAATCAACATGAAGACATTCGAACTAATCAAGCAGGTTGTAAACGAGGCTGCTCCAGTTCCTACAACGACCAAGGAAATTCTGAAGGCTATGAGCGCAGCTCTAGTCGGCTCAAAGGTCAAGGCCTATGGCAAGAAGAGCCGTGGTCTATGGGGTAAGAACGATGAAGAGATGACCTTCGTCATCAAGGCAATTCGTCCTCACTACTTCGACGAAGAAAATGATGGTAGCAAGACCGCTGACGGCGTCATCGACATCGTGCTTGACGGCTACAAGGCATCGAAGCATGACCTCATCTACACTGACTCGAACTTCCTCAAGTCCTTCAAGGAACTCCTTGACAAGAAGAAGCTCACACAGTACGTGAAGAGCGTCGGTTACTCCGAGCAGGGTATGCAGGGTAACAACTTCGTAAACATGGACCTACAGATCAAGAAGCCTAAGGCTGTAAAGTAAGGTTCATGAAGCTAGACGAGATTCTACCTGACGTGAGAGAGCGTGCCGGATTCATCCCCTATGTCTATGAGAATGGTGAGCCGCTCTTTTACTTCATGACGCCTTCTAAAGCGCAGTATGGTGGTGCAGAACCCCAGCTAGCTAAGGGCGGAATTGACACTGGTGAGGGCGTATATGAAGCTGCGCTTCGTGAAGGTCGAGAGGAACTCGGTCTTAAGCGTGGCAATCTCATCAAGGAAACCATTCAAGTAGTCTTCTCTAGCAAGGTCCGTGGTAAGAAAGAGTCTTACAAGATGACGATTTACATGGGCGAGGTCAAGGACAAAGACGACTTCAAGAAACCCCACTACGAAACCAAGTCGACTCACTGGCTAACCGAGAAGCAGTTCATTGCTCAGGGCAGAAAGTCACAGGCTTCAATCGTCAGGAAGGCTGCCAAGCTTCTTGCTGGTGATAAATAAACACAATGTGTTGCTGTAGCTCAGTCGGTAGAGCACTTCCTTGGTAAGGAAGAGGTCGTGGGTTCGATTCCCACTAGCAGCACCATCTTTCGGTGTCACCATCGTGACATCTGGATAAATAAGAGCATGAACAACCACCTCCTGGAAATGCAATCATGAAAGTATCTGACCTCTTTGAAGCAGTACAGAGCTCGCCGAAGCGCAACCTAAGCGCTGGCGCTTACTACTCGCCACGCTACGACGATGACAAGAAGCAGCTTCTTGGATCTGTTCTCGATTGGCTTGATACGATGGACATTACCAAGGACGATATTGCTGAAGCTTTGAAGAAGTTCAAGGACACGGCAATTTTCAAGAAGGCTACTGGCGCTGATGGCATGAAGTATGTGGAGCTGCCGGCTTCTGAAAAGAAGGGCACACTCTCGTTTGAAACAAATCGCGTGTATCCAAGCGGCAAGAAGTTCAACGCGCAGTACAAGATTTTCGCAAATGGTCAGATCCGTTATTCAACCAATGGTGGCTGGGGTCAAGAAGCACAGACACGACTCAACTCACCAAAGCCTCGCATGAAGGCCGGTGATCCGGTTGGTTCACTCGTAGGAATTTGGTCGACCTCGCTAGAGGAAGTTTTGAAGAAGTGGGACAAGGCAAAAGCTAAGATGGGCAGTAAGTCCACGAGAGCCGTGTAATGATTGACTTCATTCTCGGTGTTGTAGTCGGAGCCGCCTTTGCACCCTTCTGGATGGTACTAGGAAAAGCAATTTGGTCCCGAGTAAAGAGCTTCATTGAAAAGTATAAGTCTGCAGATGGTTCGCAGCAGTAAATCTTCTCAAATTGGATGCTAAAGAAAGGGACTCCGAAGAGTCCCTTTTTCTTTTCTCGAGCTCGGCTGGCGGAGATAAATAAGAGCAGATGATTACCAAAATCAGAGCTTCTGATTAGCTGAAAATCTGCACCTGCAGTTTACTTTGGCAGGTTCCTTTGATATAATAAACCAGATGGAAGTCTGGTTGGAGGCTTCTTGGATATTATCTTTGACACCATCATGGGCGTTTCTGTTGGCTTCGAATACGTCGAAGCTGATGAGGACGTGGACAACACACTCATCGTCGATCTACTGATCGTTCGAATGATGCTACAGTGGAAATAAGGGCATAACACAAACGTTTCAAAACAACAAGGACTACACCAATGGCACTCATCCTACAACTCGACTCTCAGGGCCAGCCTTCCAAGTGGATCACTTGGCAGGAAGCTGCTTGCTACCACGCTAAGGGACTTGTCTCTTGGGAAGTGGGCAAGACTGACCGCGTGATTTTGGGTGGTGACAATCGGTTCACAGGCGATCGTTCCCGCATCATCACTTCTTCAATCATCGCAGTCAAGGGCGAGGCAGGCAAGCGTAAGTTCCGCGCGCCTTCGCTCAGCAACCGTCAGCTGTTCCGTCGTGACCGTCATCTGTGCGCCTACTGCGTAAGCACGTACGGCGACTCGAAGCTGACGCGCGACCACGTTATCCCACGTTCGCGTGGTGGTAAGGACATCTGGATGAACGTTGTTACGGCTTGCGCCAAGTGCAACCAGAAGAAGGACGCACGTACGCCTGAGGAAGCTGGCATGCAGCTGCATTACCTGCCTTACATTCCTACCCGTGCAGAGCATCTCATCCTCGAGAACCGCAACATCCTCGCTGATCAGATGGAATTCCTGCTGGCCTTCGTTGACGAGAAGTCTCGCGTCCGTGAAGACCTTCAGGCAGTAGCTGCGTGACGGCGGGTCTGTCTGAAAAGATGACCCTCGCTCTAACTCGCCAGCGAAAGTTGGCGAGGAAGATGCCCTGGATAGCTAACATCATCTTCGTCCCGCTTGTTCTGTTTTGGTTCGGTGAGCTCACACTTCTTTCGGGGAGTGTGAGCTTCATCACTTCATTCATTGGCGGCAGAATCATTCTGCTCATCTACGCGCAGTACCAGCAAATCAAAATCTACGGCAACAACATTGACGAGTACGTCAAAGACCTTCAACACGCCGTTGATCTGGAAGAAGCTTCCAAGAATGGCAATGTCGATCTACCTGGAAAGCCAGGCAAGATTGCAGGCACTCGCGAATTCTCGATTGACATTGTAGAGAAGGCGGAGAAGAGCAATTCCAAGTACAAGGATTTCCCAATCTACGACTGGGTTATGGTCAAGTGGATTGACGGCAATATCCGCAAATTCGTTTTCGATGGTGTCGTAAACCTCGATGGTGACCCGACAAAGAAGCTGATTCTCCCGCAGAACAGTTTCGTACTTGGCCCTGGCATCATCTACAAGCTTGACGAAAGTCAGGTTGACGCTTCATAAATAAAATACCTTCAGCACAGTTTACATTCCGTCTCATCGAGTGTATAATTACCTACATGCTGAATAACGGTTCGAATGAAACCGGAGACGATTGGTTATCTTGCAGATCACCTCCAATCGTCACTACTTAGTTTCCTTCTTTCGAACCCTCAACGTTCCCCAAACACTCACTCGATTCTGTTAGCTCTTCCACCGGCGGATGTTGGTTATCCTATACTGAAGTGGTGGCGTCCGCAAGGACTAGGTGCCTATTCCGAGCGTCAAGCAAAATAGGTAGGCCGTTTCCTGGCCTGATTTAACCCCCAAACAGGAAGCTATTCTCGCTGTAGAAATGGCGATATTTTGACACTCGAAAGTGTCTGAGTTGCTGGTTAGAAATAACCAGATTGGCCGCACATGACTGAAAATCATGGGCTAGGTTGGCAAGTAGCTTCGGCTATACCTTCGGGTCGTCAACTGAAGTCTCCGACTCCAAATTTTGTGGAGGAGATAACAGAATCGAGTGATGTACATTTGCTGTTTATGCCAAACAGCCGTATCCAAGGAGCATCAAAATGTCAAAGAACCTCAAGAACTTCTACGCCTCGACGCTGTCGACGAACCCTGCTACCACGCAGACCCGCCAGACTTCGCCAATTGCTGGTCGTGAGACCGAAATGGCCAAGAACTATGCCGGTGGTTTCACGTTCGTCCTAGACAACTGGGGCTACCTCGACCGCTTCCTCATCCTCGGTTCCGACAAGCCGTCGTACTACGCTTCTGCCCAGAAGCTGACGAAGGATGCCGGTAAGAACGTCATCAAGTGCATCCACGAAGACGGCATCCGTGTCGTGAATCGCATCGTCGAGTTCTCAACCGAAGGTCGCGCGCCAAAGAACGACCCAGCTGTGTTCGCGCTGGCTCTTTGCGCCATCCATGGCAACGAAGCAACTGTCGCTGCTGCTTACGAGGCTCTGCCTCGTGTGGCTCGTATCGGTACGCATCTCTTCCAGTTCGTCTCTGCACTTGACGAGCTTGGCAAGTGGAACGCTGCTGCGAAGCGCGGTGTTGCTGCATGGTACACCAAGCGTGGCGAAGACAAGCTCGCCGTCCAGCTGCTCAAGTACCAGTCTCGTGATGGTTGGTCGCACCGCGACGTCCTCCGCCTCGCACACGTGAAGCCGAAGTCTGACGTCCAGTCGAACATGTTCCGCTACACCGTCAAGGGTGCGGAGACCTTCACTGAAGCCAATGTTGCTCTGCCAGGCCTGTACACGGCTGTCGAGTCGCTGAAGCGTGAGCCACAGAACAAGAAGAACGCTCTCCGCGTGATCGCAGACTACCGCGATATCAGCTGGGAAATGCTGCCAACTGAACTGCACCGTGACGCTGATGTAATGGGCGCACTGGTCCAGAACATGGGCATGACTGCGCTGATCCGTAAGCTGGGTCAGCTCACCAACATTGGCGTCATCAAGCCGCTCTCGAGCGATCTGAAGACTGTCATCGCCAAGCTGACTGATGCAGAGGCAATCAAGAACGGTCGAGTTCACCCGATCACCATCTTGAACGCTTTCAACCAGTACCGCCAGGGCCATGGTGATCGCGGTACTCTCACCTGGCAGCCTGTACAGGCGGTCCTCGATGCGCTGAACGATGCGTTCTATGATTCGTTCCAGTACATCGAAAGCACTGGTCAGGGCCACTTCATCGGCGTTGACTGCTCGGGCTCGATGTTCGGTGCACGCGCCATCGGTGCTCCTAACCTCACCGCTGCAGAAGTTGCCGGTGTTCTCGCAATGGCAGTCGTGAAGCGTGAGTCGAACTCTTGGGTTGGTGGTTTCAACTCGAAGATGAGCGAGCTCAAGATCACGCCAGCAATGCGTCTCGACAACGTGCTCAACGTGATTCGCAACTTCAGCTGGGGCTCGACTGACTGCTCGCTGCCAATGCTCACGGCCATCGAGAAGAACATGTCTGCTGTTGACAAGTTCATCGTCATCACGGACAACGAGACCTACGCGGGTCGTATGCAGCCGGTAGAAGCGCTCGCGCGCTACCGCAAGCAGTACAACCGCGATGCGAAGCTGATCGTCTGCGGTACTTCGACGACTAGCTTCACGATCGCCGACCCGAAGGACCCTGGTATGCTCGACATCGTCGGCTTTGACTCGGCAGCTCCTCAGCTGATTCAGCAGTTCTGATGGCTCGGCTCTTTCTAAAGTTCCTGGCGTGGTTCAAACCTAGCCAGGAACAAGAAGAGGCTGCTATTCGATCCGCAATGTGGGTCGATGGGTACAGCGATTACGAGATAGACCAAGTAATCGCTGATCTTAAACGTCAAGACTAGGAGGTGCAAGTGTTCACAAATCTTTTGAAGGCGACCATTTCGGCAGCGCTCACGCCTGTTGCTTTGGTAGCAGACATCGTCACCCTTCCAGCATCTGCTGACTCTGTCAACAGAGGTCCGTTCGATAGAACAGCCAAGCTGTTGAAGAACGCTGGCGAATGCGTCAATCAGGCTGTGAAGCCTAAGCGATAAGAAAAGCGTCAAGTTTACTTTTGAGGGCTACCAGGATATAATGTCTTTGTAGCCCTCTTTCTTTTTCGAGACCTCGACTATGTCAAACGTCGTACAGCTTCCATCGCCAAAGAAGCCTTCTGGTAAGCAGAGGCAATTCAGTGTCATTGCTGCAGTTGCTCTCAATGGCACCATCGGCGATTCCACTTCGAATACCATTCCTTGGCATTTGCCGAAGGACTTCAAGTGGTTCAAGGAGTGTACTGCTGGCAAGACAGTGATCATGGGATCGCACACTTTCGAGTCCATTGGTAGGCCGCTACCTAAGCGACGCAATGTTGTCATCACGCGCGACATCATCAAGGCCATTCGCTACTGTGCCGAGGGTGTAGACGAGACCAACGGCAGCTTCATCAATGCGCTGGACAAGGAAGACGACGCCAACACGTTCGTCATCGGCGGTCAGGCGATCTACGAAGCATCGCTCAATCTGAATCCAGCAAAGCTCTTCATCACCATCGTCAATCGCAACGTAGAGGGCGACGTTAAGTTCCCCATCGGCGGCGATCATTTCCACGATGACGTGGTCATTGCTCCCAACGGCACCCGCTATGTCTGCGCCTATCGTTCGGAATGGCATGAGCACAATGACGTGCAGTTCCAGTTCACGAGGTTTGACCGTGATTGACATCGGCAAAATAGCTCGAGTTCACATCGACACCGAGTTCACGGAGTTCGTTCACCCCGAGCTCATCTCTATTGGACTGTCGATTAACGACGCGCATGAATTCTACGGAGAGAATCTCAGCTTCAACCGGAAGAACGCATCAGACTTTGTTCAGAAGGTGGTCTATCCTCTGCTTAAGCCCGAGCAGTTTGGAATGAAGGAAACGGAACTGTCTGCTCGGCTGTGGACTTGGTTTGATGAGCTACCTTTCGAATTCGTTGTCATCTCTGCGGACTATCAGACTGACTTCGATCTACTTCTCAATCTTCTTGGTGAGAAGCATCCCAAGATGCTCGTCATTGAGAACCAGTGGCTGACGATTTCGAAGTGGATTTACGGTACTACGTTCAACGATCCAAATCCAGATGAGGCGTGCCGAGTCATTCACACGACCATCAGACAGAAGTTCTCAGACCACGTCATGAACTATTTCCTCAAGACGAAAGAGATACCGCACCACGCCCTTTCCGACGCTCGATCTAATCGAGTAGCTTGGGATGCTTTGAAGCAAGACTTTGCAATACCCAACTAAACTAGGAGCCACATGATGAAATTCTTCAAGCGTACGCTGTCGACTGATTCGTTCACCAACCTTATTGCCGCTGGCACTGAGATCAATGGAGCAGTAAACTTCACCGGTGTTATCCAGGTGGAAGGTACTGTCAAGGGCGATATCCTTCGCAATGCGGTAGAGCCAGGCGCAAAGTCAAAGAACAACAGTGACGTCATTCACGTCACCAAGACTGGAAATGTCAGCTCGGCCCTACTTAGCGCCAACTGCATCGTCATCGCTGGCGAAGTGACTTCGAAGAAGATTTGGGCGGAAGATACTCTGCGCATCAGCTCTACTGCGAAAGTCTTCGGTGCCACGCTGTACTATCGCCGTCTCGAGATCGAACCAGGCGCCAACATCCACGACTGCATCCTCAAGAACATTGACGGTGAAGCTGTCGAAGTTCTGCCGGAGCCGTGGACCGGTTACCCTGCCCGCGCAGATGGAATCGAACTAAAGCCGTAAGGAGAACCACATGACGGGCAAAACAGAACAAGAAGTACGAATGGACCTCAAGGGTGATCGCAAAGTCTTCTACGTAGAAGTAGGCGATTTTGAACCAGAGAAGCTAGCAGAAGTTCTCGAGAACATCAAATCGGAAATCTCAGGTGAAGGGTCAATCGAAGCGTGAAATGAAGTGGGAGCCAGTTCGGCTGCTTGGGCGTAAGTACGTCTGGAACAGAGACATCTTCAGCGGCATGGATGACGAGTTCGGAATTTACCGCCGCATCATCTTCGGAATCTACAAGCAAGTGACCTCGTACAAGGAACAGCGATGAGCAAGGAATGGTACGTAGAAATCTGGCCAGCTAAAGGTGCAGCAGTTGAGCGCATCGTCATCATGAGCAACAATTTCGACCATGATGCAGCTCTTGTGCTAAGCGGCGACTTCGCAACCCGCGACGACAAAATTGCTTTCGCTGACGAACTAGCCGAAAAGCTGAATCGATAGTCCCAGAGTAAATGCACGGTAAACAGAGCGAGGGTATTTCGCTCTGTTTTGTGTTATCCGTGTACTTCACGAGCCACACAGTGTTAAATAGTATTGAGTCACCCACACAAAGAGGTTCTATCATGAACAAGATTCTTTCATTCATCGCTGTTGGTCTGATGGCGTTCGCGGGTTCCGTATCCGCTCAGGGCTATGACTACCAGTACCAGAGAGATGCAAACACTCGGCAGGTCTTTGGCCGCGTAGTCTCGATTGGACGTCCAATCATTGACATCGTGCCAATTGGCCGACACTGCCGTGGTCGATATGACCGGTATGATCGCTATGACGGTGGTTACGAACAGCGTCGAAACCACAGCTCGCTAAATGGTGGCACCGTTCTAGGTGCAATCGTTGGTGGTGCTGTCGGTAGCCAAGTAGGCGATGGCTCTGGAAGAGACCTTGCTATGATCGCTGGTGGAGCTATCGGCGCGACAGTTGGCAACGACATGAATCGTCGCAATCGTGATAGATACGAAGAGCCACGCGGACGTCATCGCGGTAGAGACTGCGAAATGCAGTACGATCGTCGCATCGTAGGATACAACTACATCGCCGAATATCGCGGAATCAGAGCTCATGGTCAAATGAATCGTAGACCATATCTCGGTATGTCAGTACCGATGCTAGTGGAAGTAAGAGACTATTCGGGTTACTAACAGCTTAAGTCCTTCAAACTTCGCATCCGGATAAAAGAAAGGGCAGCTTACGCTGCCCTTTCTGCTGAGATTTGGAAGTTACTTCAGGAGCCCACTACGTCTACGCTAGGTACGACGATTACTGCTTGCCCCGGAGTTCCTTTTGGCTGAACGAATTCAACCGTAGGTTCGCCTGTAACTTGCACGTGGAAAAGAACTTTACCTCCGCGCTTGTCTAGCTGCTTGAAGAAGCCACCAACGAAAATCGGAAATGCTTCTTCCGTGTTTACGTCATGCGACTTAGTTGGTGACACCTGGAACTCTACCTTAAACATCGACACTCCTCCTTTGAGAGTTTACAACATGATCGCGACTGCGATCCCCTAACGAGTTAACCGCCACCCCGCGGATCATTTCCATAGGTGCGATTATCTCGAATCTTTCCATTCTTAGCCTTTATGATCAGCTCATGCGGCACACCATTGGCCCAACCATCGCGGCATTTTACAACTGTCTCTTTGATTGCGGCACCCTGTGTAGGGTACTCAATGTTCGCTTCACCTTTCAGCTGAGCGTACCACTTCTTATTGCGAGCATTGTAGCTCACCATCCATCTCTTACGCTCGATTTTCATCTGTGTTCTCCTATTAGTTACATGCTACATTCTGCGCTACATGCTATCGTCATATTGGCAGATGCCAATACTGCTCCACCACCAGCAGGTCTAATTTCGAAGAGTATTGCAGACCCGTAGTTTGTGATGCCCAAAGTTGTTCTAAATGCGCTATTACCCCAGACTCTTTCGGTACCAAGATTTAACCATGTGTTCAATCCGGCATTAGTAGTGGGGGTATTACCAGATGTCAATGTTGCTCTGATCTCGTAATCGTCTGACACGCTGGTTGGATGTCCGCTTGTCGTTAACCATGTCGCTGGATAATAGGTTGTCCCCGACCCAAAACCGGGAACATTGTATCTATATGAACCAAACCTGCCATCTGTCATAAACGCAACTTCTGAAGTTGCGTCTGCTTGATAAGGAATAGAAACGTCAGCCGCCGATGCCCCAAAGAACATTGAATCCAATCCAGCAAGACTAACAGAAGGGCCACTCGCACCCCCATAGAAATTTGAGAAACTAATAGCGCCAGGAGAGGTAGGCACGCTTAGATTGGGCGCAGCGTTGGGAACAAGGCCACCGCCTCTGTAGTACTCTGATATTGAGATTGGATTAGCGCCGCCATACTCAGTCTGAATTTGACCCAGCGAAATTGCTCCTGACCCTGGCAGCGGCATTAGAAGTTCCCCTTAAGCTTTTCAATTTCCCACTTCAAATCTTCAATGACCTTCTGTTGCTCCTTGAAGCCCGCAATAAGAAGTGCCGTCAGTCTCTCGTATTTAACGGTGAGGTAATCATTGTTGAATGGTGCTGGAGCAGTTGCATCGGGCATAACCTGTTCAATTTCCTGAGCAAGCACACCATGTTCAGTGTCATGATCTGGTTTGAAGCCCGCGATCAAGCAAGCTTCCTTATCCCAGTCGAACACGTAACCACCAATAGACATCAACTTCTTGGTAGCGCTCGCGATGTCTCGAACGTTCGTCTTTAGTCTGCTATCCGAAGAGTAGGCCGTGATGTTACCTGTTGCTGTAATTGCACCAGTAACTGCAATGCCGGATGTCGTAGTATCCATGATGAGCGTATTTGATGCATACGTTTCAACGTTAAGCCCGTAGTGTCTAAGAGTTTTCCAACCATTGGTAGTTCTATCATATACAATGACATACCCTCGGCTTGCCGAGTAGTACATCTCAATACCTTCACCAGACAGAGAGGTTGTTTCTGATTGTGCTCGTACTGTTCCCTGCACACGAAGCTGGTTATTAACTGTCATTGCGCCAGCCGAGGAAATGCTGACTTCGTTAGTAGCTGACCCGGCGCCCTGAGGACGGAGGGATACCGTACCGGCGCCAGTAGTTCCCAAAATAGCCAATGAACCCGCAGATGCAAAATATGAGCCTGTAGCTGTCACGCCTCCTGAAATGCTTACATCTCCCGTAGAGCCGATAACAAGCTGCCCAGTAGTAGATCCTGCACCGGATGGTCTTAGATAAACCCCGCCAGCACCCGTCGTCGCCAATACAATGTTCGCCGTGCTTGATATAAAGTTCTGTGGGGTCGTGATGTTACCCGACGCACATGTAATGCTGCCGCCAGCAATAATGCTTCCGTTAAAGCCCGCATTGCCGGCAGAGCTAATTGTTGCAACATCGCCGATCGCTGAATAGTTCAGTATTACTTCGGCGCCGTTCCTGTACCAGCCGGCCGTCTGTGTAGCGTTTGCGCGATTTTCAAAGAACAGACCCGCATTGCTACCCTTAGACATAATTGCATCGCCAGCAGTTATAGCGCCCGAGGCAACTATGCTAGTAGGTGTAATTGCGCCTAGAGTAATCGTAATGGCGGGAGTAGTTGTCGACGTGGCGACTGAACCAGATACACCATTGGCGGTGGTGACAGAGACAGACGTAACTGTTCCGTTGCCAGTGCCTGCGCCGATGTCTGAACGTACCTGAGCTGGAGTTCTCTGGGCTAGTGTGGTTGTACCCGACGCATAGATGTAGTTGCCTACGGTATACGATGCAATGCCGGTACCGCCACGAGCAACTGCAAGTGTACCCGCAGTAGCAGAGCCGACGTCCAGCGCCGTAATAGGAATCGTAATGTTGGCGGAACCATTGAACGATGTTGCTGTACCCGTTACTGCACCAGAGATTGCGATCGTTCTGCCTGTCTGTAGGACAGTAGCGGATCCGGCATTACCCGTAATCGTCGTCTGATCGCCAGTATTCGTACCGCTCAAGTTTGAACCAGTTACGGTTCCCGAAGCAGCGACAGAAGTAGGCGTAATCGCGCCAAGGGTAATCGTAATTGCTGGCGTTGTTGTGGCTGTAGCTACTGAACCGGATACACCGTTAGCAGTTGTGACAGACACTGTGGTGACCGTACCAGTTCCACCGCTCGCCGAAAGTACGCCAGCAGAAAGAGTTAGTCCTGATCCAACAGTGATTACTTCAGGAACACCGGACAGTGCAGTTGATCGTCCGATCAAACTGTTTGTTGCGATGTTGGCCATCTTAGCAAGCGTGACGGATGCCGCAGCTATCGTAGCAGCAAATGACCCAGTGCCAGTGCCAGTGACATCACCCGTTAGAGTAATCGTTTGGTCGCCGGTGTTGGTACCGGAGCTCGTGCCCGTATGCGTTCCACTAAGGTTTGATCCTGTCACCGTACCGGATGCAGCCACAGACGTTGGCGTAATCGCGCCCAGCGTGATGGTGATTGCGGGTGTAGTTGTCGCAGTGGCAACAGAACCAGATACGCCAGCAGCAGTTGTCACGGACACAGAAGTTACGGTGCCGCTCGCTGGTGGAGCGGCCCACGTACCATCAGCACGTAGGAAGTTTGTTGTACCGCCACCAGAAGCAGGGGCCAATCCCTTGAGAGCTGACGTGAAGACGTTCAGCATCGCAGTTGCCTGAGTAACGGTCAGCGCTTCTGGAACACCAGTCGCTGCTGTCGTTCTACCAATGAAGGATGCCGTTGCGATGTTGGCCATGTTAGCAAGCGTGATAACGCCAGTACCAACAGTCGTAATGTTTGAGCTACCCGCCCAAGTAGACAGAGCAGTGTTTTCAACGTTTGCTAGACCAACATCAGATTTGGTGTAGTTTAGAAGCGTCTTTACCTGGGCGACTGTCAAATCTGCCGGAGCTGCCGCCGAGCCAGTATTGTTTCCGCTCAGAGTATTAGCGGCCATGTTGGCTTGCATCGCATTGGTGATAACGCCAGAACCAATGGTTGTAGCGAATGAGCCGGTACCGGAACCAGTTACGTGCCCAGTGAGCGTGATAGTCTGATCGCCCGAATTGGTACCTGTAAGACCGAGATCGGTTTTAAGAGTGGCAAGTGTCTGAACTTCAGGTGCACCAGAAGCCGCAGTTTTGCGGTAGAATACCGTACCTGTAGCAACGTTCGCCATGTTGGCAAGCGTTACAGCGCCAGCAGCAATAGTTGTAGCAAATGAACCCGTACCAGAGCCCGTCACGTTACCTGTCAGAGTAATCGTTTGATCACCAGAATTGGTACCCGTTAGATTCAGCAGCGTCTTGGCTGCTGCAACCGAAAGCACTTCAGCATTTCCAGTGCCCGCAGTATCTCTACCAATGAAAGATGCAGTTGCAATCTGCTGGAACTTTGCGAAGGTTACCGCGTTTGCCGCGATCGTATTTACCGTTGCACCCGCAGAAGACGTGACATCTCCCGTGTAAGCAGGCATCATGGCACTTGTGACAGTGCCAGTAGCATTTGCTAGATCGAGATAGTACGCACCACTTTGGCCATCAAGGAAATCAGCATCGAGACCCGATCCCGATCCATCGACAGTCAACAGCTTTGCAAGAACATCGGCAGCTGTATATCCGGATAGCGGGTCGGTTACTACTGATTCCCATCCCTCACCGTTCCACTTCCACGTCTTACCATTTATGGTGTGTAGGTCATTGATGGACGGGCTGGCAGGAAAATCCATTTTGTGTTCAAGCCTTGATTAGAAGAGTAGCATGCGGAACAGGGTGTTCTGGTTGCTTGTTAGGTAATAGAGCCAGCGCAATTTAGTAGCTCCATCTGTGTAGACTACGTCAAACATCCTATCCCCGATATGTGCAGTGCCCTGCGTGTACCAAAGCTGAGAGCACGGCTCTAGTCGATTCTGCGCGATATTGTATTTGAGTAGGCGACCAGTAGTTGGCTGCATTGCATAGATGTTGTTGGCGCCATATGCCCAGCTCGTACCTGTCGGGAATGTATCGACCTTAGGGGTATACGCGATGTCGTTTTCCCATGCATTGGACGAAATGTTGTAGCGATCCAAAATTGCAGTAGTGCCACGGAACGAATAAATGAACTTACCGTTTAGGTAGTTGCTTTCATCATTGAACGTTGCATCTTCTACCTGATGAATCCAAGCAGCACTCATACCAGCAACCGGTGCACCAGCACGGGCAACACCTGGAGCAAGAGTAGTCCATGTGTTGCCGGAGATGCTGTATCGATACATTGTGACGGCGTTATTACCTAGGAAGTAAAGGAAGTCGTCATTACCTTCAATGACATACTGGCTCGTAGCATCTGGCTGAATTGTCCAAGCCGCAGAAGTAGTTAGGACTGTGGCGGTGTTAGAAGCGATAGTTCTCCACTGACCAGCACCAGTACCAGCAATGATCTTCACCTGGTAGTTTGCCCAGGTGTTTGTACCCCAGGCCTTTGCGGAGTTAGTCAGCGTTGAAGCGCCGCCAGCAGTAGCCGTACCGGTGCTAAAGTCCGCCAAATATCCAGGCGTACTTACAAGACGAGCATCCGTACCAATAGTGGCCGGCAAGCCAGCTTGGTTGGCGTTTGTCCAGACGTTCAGGGCGTTGTCATAGTACTTGAATGAACCAGCTGCCTGAGTACCAGCATTGACGACCCACATACGACCCGACAGTATGATGAATTCCGATGCAGTCGTGATGGCAGTTCCAAATGGAGTTACTACCGTAATTACGGCGTTAGCGCCAACAGTGTTGGATGCAATGACAGCGTTAGTACCAGCGTTTGGCCCAGCAATAATTCTGATGGTGTAGTTTTTCAGACTGCGCTGAATGTTAAGGTTTGTCGTGATGGTGGTTGTAGTGCCAGCAGTCGGGAAACCACGTGGCCCATGTGGGTGGCGAACGCCGCAAGAACCAGCACCAAATGTGCCGGCAAGAGCAGGTGATGGACCTGCCATCCACGCATCCTCATTTGGGTCGTAGATGTTCATGACCGTTGCTGCTGTGATGTAGTACTGATACTGATCGTGCAAGTTGCTGGACACAACAAATGAACCAATCGCCGAAAGGACCGGCGCATAGTTGCACATTTCCCATTGCTTGCGATCAAGAATAGGGCGTAGGGTGACTTCAGTAGTCATGGAGTTACCTTAATTTGGGAACGAATACCATTTGCGCACATTTGAAGCTGCGCGTATTGGTCGTAGTTAGTGAAGTAGCCGCTCTGTTGCTGTTGGTTATTCAGCGTAGTCATTGAGGTTACGGAAGTCACGGTGTTTATCGTACCGGCTTCGACGTTAACTCTCATACGACCTGACGTATCGGGGTACATACGCCCAATGTTGGCAGCAATCTGCTGTAGGTATTGAGCGATCTTCTGCATTGTTCCGTCAAGCCCAAGCTTGCCGAATACGTTTACTAGTGCCATGAGTGTTTCTCCGTCTTCAGGGAGTATTTATACTACGTTCAGCCATACGGAGATGTCTTCTCCAGTGTCACCTAGTCCCGTCTGGTACCAGATGTACGGAATATCTTCTGCTGGCTGCGTGTTCTGGATGTACGTCTGGACTGCTGGCCCCGATACTTTCGTCTGCTCTAGCTCGACCCATGTGCTAGAAGTCGTGCCAACGATCCACTTGTACTTGATGGTGGTAATAGTGTCTAGCCATTCATCGCCCTCGTTAGGAGACCCAGGCGGTGTTGGAGACATCGTGAAAGTCTTAGCATTGATGTCACCGCGAACCTGCGTAGGCGTGCGTTCTTCCATTGCTGTGCCAGCAGTACCACGGACATAGTTACCGTCGGCAACGCTCGACAATCCGGTACCACCATTGGTTTCTGACAGAACACCCGTGGCGTTGGTCAAGCTTAGATAGTACGCGCCACTCTGACCATCCAACAGATCAGCATCTAGCCCCGACGAAGCGCCGTCAACAGTTAGCAGCTTAGCAAGAACATCTGCGGCGGTGTATGCGCTAGCATCCAACTTTGTTGCTGGTGCAATGGCTGACCAGCTCTGGAGATTTGCGCTTAGCGTATACGTCAGCGATCCGCTTCCAGTTACTGGACCACCAGATGCAGTTAGGCCAGTCGTGCTGACCAAATCTACAGACGTTACGGTACCTGCTCCCGACCCAGCGCCAATTGCCGTTCTAAATGCCGCTGCGTCCAATGCAGTGACCGTGTTGTCTGCATTCATTCGAAGGAACGTGATGGCAGACGGGTTCGTTAGTCCGGCAATGTTACGTCCAACAGTAGTCGCGTTGCTTATTTGGCTCAACGTCAGCGACAGGGATGCTTGGTGCTGCGTTACGTTTGACGCCGATACTCTGGCGTTAGCGAGTGTGCCAGCATTTAGGTTACCAGCATCCTGATAGAATGCACCATGCTGACCATCCAAGAGATCGGCATCTAGACCAGACGTAGCTCCGTCATTTCCTACATGCCAAGGAGTATATCCAAGAGCAGTAGTAACGTCGAGCGATGTTAGCGTGACTGCACCCGTACGAGTGTTGAATGTGATGACGCCGTCAGTCGGAGAAATAAGCTCAGACCAATCTGCCATGGTGCCAGCAACACCACCATTGTGCACGTAGGTTTTGCTTTCGTCTGTACGAATAGCAATATCGCCTTCTTGTGCAGTAAGGGCTAGCTGGGCAACTTGAGATGCTACGGTGAAGACATCTGTTAGAACCAGCGGCGGCTGAGTACCTGTGAGCTGTGACCAATCGATAGACAGAGAAGCCTGGTGCTGTGTTACGTTCGACTGCGCAATGCGTGCGTTCGCAAACGTGCCAGACGTGATGTCAGCAGCAGAATGCACGTGGCCCGCAGCAGCGATTCCAGCCTCAGCTAGCGTGTTGTTTACCCATGCTGCGCCATCCCACTTTAGAATCTCTCCAGCGGAGTTAGCTGTGATCGTAACGTCAGTGAGAGAATCTAGATTTGTTGGTACCGTTGGGAACGTAGCAAGCGAACCATCACCACGAAGATACTGGGCTGTAGTTCCACCGGGTTCAAAGGCATGCGAGTGCGTTCCTGCTGCTACGCTGTTGGTAGAAACAAGAGTGATGCTTGATGGAGTACCCATTGTCACGGCACCGGTAGTGGTGATCGTGGTGAAGGTCATTCCATTGCCAGCAGATACCGAAGTTACTGTTCCAGTTGCGGCACCAATTGCGGTTCTAAACGCTGCTGCATCTAGCGCAGTGACAGTGTTGTCCGCGTTGATTCGAGGGAACGTAATTGCAGAAGGGTTGACAAGCGAAGCAAAGTTTCTGCCGACTGTCGTTGCGTTGCTGAGCTGGCTGAGCGTAAGTGATAGAGCTGCTTGGTGTTGTGTTACGTTCGACTGTGCGATACGCGCATCGATGAATGTGCCCGACGTGACAGCGGAAGTCGCAATCGCAATCGCAACGTTTGCTGCGGCTGTCAGTCTGCCCTTTGAGTCGACTGTGAATGTTCCAACCTGTGTTGCAGAGCCGTACGAACCTAGCGTCACAGCAGTATTCGCAAGTGTGGTCGTAATTGCAGTCGTACCCGTACCAGTGACATCACCCGACAGAGTGATTGATTGGTTCGCGGTCAAATACGCAGCAGTGTCGAGCGACCAGGTGTTCACAGCTGTCTTGCGAAGCAATCCCGATGTACCCACCAAAGCAGCAATTGCTGTTAGGTCACCATCAATTGGCTGCGCATCGGTGATGCCGTAACCAGCAAGAGTCGTCGGATTGGTGCCATCAGTTGCTAGTCCCTTCGCATTGATCGTTAGGGACTTGTAGGTGCCAGGGGTGATGATGTCAGGTAGAAGTGTCGAAATGGATTCGGCTGCGGAGATAATTCTCTTCCAAGAACCCGCATCATAGAAGTACAGTCCTACGTTACCACCGTCGTTACGGTAGAACAGTTCGCCTGGGTCAGGTGAAGCTGGGAACGCTGCACCCTGCGCAACTACCAGGTTCTCTGCATCAGAACCTTGTACGAGGGTAACGCCGTCAATACGCATTTCAGAAAATCTCCTAAGCGGCCGGACCCAAATCTAGGACCGAACAATTCTGAAGCTATTTATCGCCTAATGGTCATTGGGGGATAAATAGAAAGTCAAGCAACCCTTAAGGCACAGCAATGATTACGTTCAAACAGTTCCTCGCTGAAGGTGGCGGAGCTACTTCTAAGTACGGAACAGATCGCGCGACCACAGCAGATGTCAAGGCTGCGCTCGAATTCGTGTCAAAGGCTACTGGTGTCTCAGTAGAAACTCTGAAAGCGGACCTCCTCGGCTCTACGGCTCTTACTCTTCTTGGAAAGAAGAAGGACAGCGGTGACATCGATATTGCATTCTCCTTGGAAGATTCTGATGTCAAAGACATCGACGCCAAGATGCTGAAGGCAACCAATGGTGAGGGTGGCTACAACGCAGGTACCAAGGTTGGCTCTTACGCAGTCCCAGTAAACGGCAAGAAGGTTCAAGTCGACCTGATGTTCGTCAACGACAAGGACTGGGCTCGCTTTATGTACCACTCTGCTCAGGGAGCTGGCTCCAAGTATCCCGGTGCAGTTCGCAACATCATTATGTTCACGGCACTGGCTCACAAGCAAGAGAAGGACAAGGACTTCGTTCTCCGTGATGAGAATGGAAAGCCTTATGCTCGTGCTTCCAAATCCATCACCATGGATTCTGGCATGAAGCGTCTCTTCAAGGCTGCCAAATTCAATGAGAAGACTGGCAAGCTCAACAAGTCTGTAGACACCGTAACTCCTGAAGAGCTCGAAGCCATCCTCAAGAAGATGGGCAAGTCAATCAAGTTCTCGAAGGAGCTTGAAGCTACGAATGATCCAAATGAGATCGTCAAGTACATCTTCGGTAAGGGTGCTAAGCCCGCAGACGTCATGACTGCTGAAGGTGTCATTGCTCTTGTTAAGAAGCTTCCCAATGCAGCCGAAGTCATCAAGGCTAGCAAGTCTGAGCTTGAACGACTCAAGCTTCCGGTTCCTGAGGAGCTCTAAATGAAGCTGTCAGAAGTCAGCGGCCGTTGGTATGTCGCCACTCAGAAGAACAAGAAAAAAGTGTTCCACGGTAGCAAGGACGAATGCATTCGCTTCATAGGCGGATTTGACAAAGCGTCTGACGATTACGTAGACCTTCGTCTCTACGACACCGCTAATCGTGAATTCGACTACCACAAGAATGAGTACGCCAAATGAAACTTCGCGAACTATTTGAATCTTACGACGACGGTTACGCGGATGATGGCGATGAAAGTCAAGATTTGTCTGAGGCCAAGCGTGTCATAGCCGCTACTAGCGAAGCCATCAAGAACCCTGGTGTTCTATGGCGTGGTGTCAATAGCGCTGAGAACCACGCGACTGCGGTTTACCGCCTTGGCGATGGTTTCAAGTTGCTGTATTTCGGCGGCAGAACTACAGAGCGCAAGTCTCTAACTGGCAACTCGATGTTGCTTCGCATGTCGAAGACCGATCCTCGTTGGAAGAAAGAAGGTATTCCAGATCGTTCCATGTCGACCTTTACATCCTTGAGTGCAGGTGGTGCCAAGGAATTTGGTACGCTGGGTATGGTTCTACCTTTGAATTCGGTTAAGCGCTTTGCGTGGACGACAAAAGACTTCAACTATCTGCACGTGCCGGATACCAAGATGTCGTATTACGACGCTGGCGGTGCTGTGAAAGACCTCATCTTGCTACTCAAAAAGCTCAGCAAACATGCTCGCCACTTCTCGCATGACGGAACGTTTACCGATGAGTTGTTGATGCAAGATGACAGCGCCAAAAAGCCTTCTAAATCGCAGATCGTCAGCGACATCTACGATATTCCTTTCATGAAGCTGACCAAGAAAGATGACTTCGTTAAAGCTTTGGACATTTCCCCAGACATCTTTTCAGCAGATTACGATAGACAGAAAACAGATCTTACGTGGGATGCTGAATCTCTACGGAATGTTGACACGCTTTATGCCGCATTCAAAGAATCTCTGGGCGGGAAACACGCAGCATTGTTTAAGCGCGTTATTGAAATGGGTAGTCACGTCTATCTGAAAACGCTGATCATCCGTATGGATCAGATCGTTCGCAAGCATCCTAAGCTATCAGATGCTCTTCATGACATGCTCGACCCAAAGAATATGGGAATCCAGATTGGCTCTTATGCAGATGTCGCGAAGAACGTTCCCTCCAAATCAGACTCAGGATTCGAAAATGCTGAAATATGGTTCGAAGGTCCTTACCTGATGCTCATGGGCTCAAGCGATCCTAAGATGCTGATCAACACTGCAAAAGAGATGCTACACGTCTGATCGTAGTTTACAATTTAAGAGCGATGAAGTACAATCATCTATACGGTGATGATCCCACGCCAAGCTTTCCAAAGGGACCTGATCAGGTCCCTTTTCTTTTGATCCCAACTAGGTTGACCGAGCGGTAAATATGATGACAGCCAATCGCATAAGGAATACCAGTGCTCCCAGTACCTCTAAGAACCAAAGACATCCGTGAAGCCTTCAAAGTTCTTCTAGCCAACAAGAAGTTCACGTCGATCAACCGTGAAGCGTCAATGACTGCTCTCACTGGCAACACCACCATCGAACTGATTGGTGCGTCCTTCATCGCAGACGAAGAATCAATCTTCGGTAAGGTGAACTGGGATTACGTTCATCGCGAAGAAGAATGGTACAACTCGATGTCGCGCAACGTCAACGACATCCCAGGCGGTCCACCGGCGATTTGGTCGGCCGTAGCCGATTCGAAAGGCTTCATCAACTCGAATTACGGTTGGTGCATCTACTCCTTCGAGAATGGCCTTTCTAATCTAGGCCTTTCTGATCATCAGCCCTACTCACCGACCGATTGTCAATACGAGCGCACCCTTAACGAGCTCAAGAAAAACCCAGAGTCTCGTCGAGCAATAATGATCTACACTCGCCCTTCAATGTGGATGGAGTACAATGTAGATGGTCGTTCTGACTTCATGTGCACCAACGCGGTCCAGTATCTCATTCGTGATGGCGCCCTCCACGCAGTGGTTCAGATGCGCTCTAACGACGCAGTCTTCGGCTACAAGAACGATCGCGCATGGCAGAAGCACGTACTTGACAAGCTTGCAATCGAGCTAAATGTGCCAACAGGCAACCTCTACTGGAACGTTGGCTCACTCCATGTGTACGAGCGCCATTACAACCTCGTCGATCCAACTACCTACGGTAAGAAGGCAACGTCGTGACAGACATGAAGAAGTACTTCTCGTACCAATTGGCAAATGGTGTACCCAACGATGGTAACTTTCTTGGGGATAGAACCTTCGATCGTGCAGTGATCGAGCTGATGACGGCATATCCAACGCACGTGCCGGGAGCTTCTTTGACTGAAGCCCAGGCGCAGAAGATGATCACCGACAAAATTCAAGAGCGCAAGGAACACGCGGGTGAATACCAGCTGTACTATATGCTGGAGACGGTGAAGCCTGGCACTAATCCCGATCTACCAGGTGCCCACAATGTCGACTTGGAAGTCAGAGTCATATGGGAATCTGAACTGGCCGAGCTTGAGCAGTTAGAATATCTGCGAGGTGGAGATGGTGATCGGCATATGAGCATGCCTCGCTTCAGAAAAAAGCAGATCAGCGAATGCAGGGTCTGTGGTGATACAAAGTTGGTCGAAGGTCTGGATTTCTACGGCTGCACCCCCAGCTACGAAACCTGTGGCGCTTGTCACTGCGCGCCTGATTGAAGTTACAATCTGTTCAGTTACGTGATAAGATAGCATCTACATATGGAGAGTAATTGTCGTGAACAACGTCTACGTAACCCGAGCAGAACTCAATCAGCTCCTGGAAAAGATTCCAACCAACATCATCTCTCCTATCCTGATGGCTGGTAAGACCGCAGGTCGGGCGCAGATCGTTTATCTGTCTGAGCGAAACGTGAAGGCCTTGCTTTCCAAGCTCGATCGTGCGGCAAATGGTGAAGCAACCTACTGCACGATCGTCAAGCAGGATACGAGCCACAAGCGCTTCCCTTGCAGCATGGCCACGTCTATCACGGCAGTTGAAACGCGTGATCTGGATGCCGCTTACACGACCGAAGTATTCGCCGTCAACGACCTCGAGTACTATGCCGATCGAGAGCCAGGGCCAATGGTTCCTGTTGATGAGGTAAACCTCTAATGAAAAGGGTCATCAAGACTTTCAGCTTCGTTATCGCCGCACCTTGGCCTCTTAGCCCAGATTCGCTCTGTGTTTATTCATGGGGCAGTGAGGTGCACACCGGCTCCAAGGAGCAAGCGATTGTTCTGCGAGATCGTGTTCGCGCAGCTGAGGCACCCCGCGACAAAGAAGTTTCTAGCTCGCCCAAATCAGACACGTATGACATTTACGTTCTGACGAAATTCGAAGAAGAGAAGTAAATGAAGTATGAACAGCAAATTGCCGACGCCTTTAAGCGCCTCGGGTTTAAGCCTCGTGAAGGTCAAATGGATGCGGTCAACCAAATCCTTCTGGCTTTCGTTGATGAGAAGATGGTCAACGTCATCCTCAACGCTTCGACTGGTACCGGTAAGTCGATTATCGGAGCTGCCACAGCAGAAGCGCTGACTGCTCTTAGAGGCGGTCATGATGGAGCTATCAAGTCCAGCATCTCGCTGACGGCAACCAACGTACTCGCCAAGCAATACGACACCACCTTCCATGGTCTCGGTGACCGTGGTAAGTACATCATGCTGAAGGGTGCGGGCAACTACGGCTGTTCTGCTCTCTCAACTCCATCTGAAGAGGTTGCTGCAGATGCGTGCGCCTGGTGGACGATGGTTCAGTCGGGCTCTGAGTTCGAAGACATCATGGCTAAGCACTGCAACAAGTGCGAGTTCCTGGACATAAAGCGCAAGAAGAATCTGACTCGTCATCTCACGACAAACTATTCGTACTTCTTCATTGATCGCATGTACACCGGCAAATTCGAAGATCGTGACCTTCTGATCTGGGACGAAGCCCATCTCATCAACGATCTTTTCTCCGAGCACAATGCAATCTTCTTCTCACAGAAGCGCATGCTCGCAATTCAGAAAGAGATCGCAGAAACCGTTCATCTTACAGACGTTGAAGTCGCAAAGACCATCAGCGCGATTGCAGCTGACTGCGCGAAGGTCGGTAAGATCAACGAGAAGAACTACAAGACGTACCTCAATGCTCTGGTTGCGGTCTACTCGTATGCCAAAGAGCAGGGTACCATTCTTTCTGACCGTGCTCTACGCTCGGGTCACATGAGTCAGTACTCGAAGCTTTCCCGCTTCACGAAGAAATTCGAAGGGCTGCTCTGCAAGATTGACGACCTCTACAAGTACGACTATCCCCACGTGTTCGAGTACAAGGAAGAAGAGCAGGCTGTCAGCGTCAAGCCAGTATTCGTAGGCACGATGATCGAAGCTCTGCAGGCCGCATCGCACAACCTCTTCATGTCGGCTACTGTCTCGGAAGCGTTCATCACCAAGACGATGACACTCGATAAAGAGAAGACGAAGTTCATCAAGCTCGATCCAACGTTCCCTAAAGAGAACAAAGAGATCGTATTCTTCGATACGATGTCGCTTGGCTATCAGTCATTGCAACAGCCCGAAGTTGTCAAGCAGCTTCGTAAGAACGTCGCCAAGATCGTCAAACACCACATCGATCAGGGTGAACGCGGTATCGTGCTCACGCCGTCGTTCAAGCTACAGAACGAGATCGTTGCTGAGCTTACTTCGGCATCATGGGCTAAGAGCTACAAGCTGTTCGAACAACGCCAAGGCGAGAAGCTTGAGCATACTTTGACTGCGTTCAAGGCTTACAAGGGTGGACCAGCTCTGCTCATCTCACCATCTATCTTCGAAGGTGTTGACTTGCCGGGTGACATGTCGCGGTTCCAGGTTATGGTGAAGGCTCCCTTCCCATCTCTCGGAGACAAGCGAATCAAGTTCATCCTCGATCACCATCCTGATCTGTACAACACGATCACTATCATGAAGGCCGTGCAAGGCGCAGGTAGATCGGTTAGATCTTCTTCGGATCATGCTGTCACATACTGTCTTGATCAGAATCTAGCAAGGCTTTGGAGCAGCCCGCTCAACGTGTGGAAAAATGAATTCAATACCCGCTTCACCAAATTCCTCTGATTGGGCTTTACATGATAGCGCAACCAGTTTACAATGAAAGAAACAGAAGGCACACCATGACACCCAACGTTTTCGCGATCGAAGGTCTCGATCGACTCGGCAAGTCTACCCTGATCGAAGGCATCAGGAATCAGCTCGGCTACTTCGAAGTGATTCACTTCAGTAAGCCCCAGAAGCTGAACATCTACGAAAAGTCCGCTCCAGTTCATGGCGTGCCCGATGGTAGACAATCTGCATATCACTATCAGTCAGAGGGCTTTCGCAACTCGATGTTGCTCGCCAACTCTGGAGCTCGAGTGATCTTCGATCGTTGGCATCTTGGCGAGGTTGTCTATTCGCCAATGTACCGTGACTATAGCGGCGACTACGTCTATGAGCAGGAAATTGCTGCAGGCCTTCATCGTAACTGCAATCTCCGTCTGATTCTTCTGACTGAAGACTTCGAAGCGGCTAGCCACTTCGTTGATGATGGTGAATCCCTCGGTCCAGCTAGCAAGCGCGCAGAAGAACAGGCTCGCTTCATCGAAGCATTTACTCGCTCCAACATCAAAGACAAGCGAATCATCTGCGTTACCGACAGAGCGACTGGTGGCTTCCGCCACAGAGACGACATTCTGAAAGAGGCGATCTACTAATGTCCGGAGTCAGCTACAACTATTACTCGCTCGATGCCGATGGCATGATGAAGCAGGCAAATCAGATCATGGAGCTTATCCAGCATAAGGCCTATGAGGATGGAATCATCTCTGACCCAGAAGAATTCAGTAAGCGGTATAGCATTGTGCTTGCCGTACCGGGAACGTTCTCGCGCTGGTTCGATCGCGTGTTCATGAAGAATGTGGAGCCTAAGGCTGCACGATTTGTGATTCTGGAAAACCCCAAAATCGTTGACGAAGACGAGGAACAAGCTCATGACTAAGAAAGTTTATCTGGCTGGTCCAATCACTGGCGCAAGCTGGAACGAGAGTGAAGATTGGCGCGATCAAGTCAAGCTTGATGCCTCTCGCGATCCCGAACGATTCGGCAACATCGAGTTCTTCAGCCCACTTCGCGGCAAGGAATATCTCAAGGACCATCCTGAGATCAAGGACTCCTACCCGACACTGCAGTTCTCCACCTCAAAGGCAATCATGCTTCGTGATCACCACGACGTCATGACCTCTGATGCCGTTCTCGTCAACCTCACTGGCGCAAAGCGAGTAAGTATCGGAACGGTTATGGAAGTTGCTTGGGCCTACACCCACAAAATCCCAGTCATCGCGATCATGGAAGGCTCCTTCGATCAGAAGACGGGTTTCGATGTATCAGAAGGCGGCAACATTCACGAGCACTCGATGCTGAATGAAGCTATCTGGTACCGCTTCACGACTGTCGATGAAGCGATGCACGCAATCAATCTGTTGTTCAACCCATGAATGACCTTCAGCGCATCATCAAAGATGACGAACTGATTCGACGTGTGATACAATCGTCTTACACGTTCAAGGATGCTCTGTCGAAGCTCGGTGTTTCGATGGACCACTATTCAGACATCCGCGAATTCGCTTCTGACAACCACATCAAGACAAAAGAGCAGGACGACATCACACCATGAAAGTAGCCGTCATCAAGCTAGGCTCCCGCATCTCCTTCAATGCCAACGATACGTCGGGTGGTAATGGTGAGGCGCGGTCGATCATCAAGATGCTCAAGGAAGGCGGAGCTGACGTTCACATCTACACGAAGATTCTCAAAAAGGACAACCTTGTCGAGGATTACAAGTGGCACAATCTTACAGACATCCTTGAGAAGGGATACACGAGTTGGCATGGGCCAACTTTTAGTGGTCTGCCGGGTACGCATCTGCCGCTTCAGACTGATGGTCCTACCATCTTCCCGTACGATGCTCTCGTCGTTCTAAACGGCAATGTCAACTTCTTTGGTGGTGCCGAAGACCCTGAACAATTGCTCAACTACCAGATCATCAATGCATTCGATGGTCCTGTTTACTACATCTTCTGCGATCCTGAACTCACCCTCAAACAGGTGTGGCCTTCTGTCAAGAAGAAAGAATGGGGCAGCAAGTGGACTGAGAAGCAGCTCAACATCACGCGTACCGACATCACGTACCTCAGTCAGCCCCATGATGTTGAGAAGGTGCTTGCTGACTTCGGTAAGAATGAAGTCGGGCCGAAGAACATCATCCACTTCCCATTCGAGAAGTTCCCCTGCCTCAACGAACAGCTTCCATTCAACCCGACTCCTAAGGTCGACCTTTCGTATGGTGGCACGATGCGAGGTGGTAAGCGCATCAAAAAGATGGTGAAGTTCTACTTCGGTCATCCTTCGGATATCTCCGTTGAGATGTTCGGTAAAATCGACAGCGAAGACTTCGACAAGCTCAAGGGCACTCCAGGTCTTCCGCCTGGTACTCGCGAGCCGACTTTCACTGGCGCAGTTCGTTACGACGAGATGCTGCCTAAGATGAACGAAGCTATGGCTCACTGTGTCATCGGTGACCCGTGGTACGAAGACATCAATGACATGGCACAGCGCGCGTACGAGTCTATCTGGTCTAACGTCGTTACCTTCATCGACATCGACCTCGATCAGCTTCGTCGTGTATACGGAGCTGACCCACAGCTCGCAGATTTCCTGTACGTCTCCACTCGCCAAGAGCTGTCTGAAAAGATTCAGCTGCTCAAGACTGACATCGAACTGCGCAGGCATATCGTCGAAGCGCAGCTAGCAGCAATCAACTTTGACGCCAAGCTTTACTGCACTAGCTTCGTCAATCTCCTAAAAGGATAATCATGGCCACACTCTCACCAACATCAGACATCGCAATTGGCGCTGGTATCAAGATGCCGAATCTCATCAATCGTTTTCGCGTACGTTTTGTGGATTCAGACATCAAGCTTGAAGTACCGGAAAGCCAGGGGCTAAGCGTACAGCTTGTAAGCTTCGACAGCACCACTACTTACCGTAGAAACCTCGGCCAGGTACTTAACGTAAGTGCAATTTTCGAAGATGATGTTACGAATGTAGCATGCAAATCTCTGCAGAACCTTATGCAGCGACCAGGCGAACAGAAGTTTGACATTGTCGTCGAACAGCTGGATGGTGACAATGGCGTTCTCCGCAGCATAAGCTATATTTCTGCGCAAGTGCAATCCATCGATTTTCCAAAGCTGCAGTACAATGCTGGCTTTGGGCCAGACATCAGAATTCGTCTGAAAACTCCTAAGCTTAATCGCGGCGACCTGGAGGATTTGAAGGAAACCAATCCTCTGCTTTATTCGGTCTACGAGCTCGTAAACAGTACCACTGTTGATGTTCACAGTCCTGAAGCTTTCGCTGCTCCAAACGGTGCCAGCCAGTTCAAGGTCAACTTCAGTTATTCTCACGCCGAGATTTCGTATTCGAACTAATTCAGATTGACTTTCCCGTAAATAATGCGTGCCCGGAATACGGGAGTGAATGGAGAACTACATGAAAATCGTAATTTTGGCTGGTGGTACTGGTTCGATCGCACTTCAGCGGGGTCTTTACGATCTGCTAGACAAGCAGATTGACGGTATCGATACGAAAGTTATCGTCAATGCGTACGATAATGGACTGTCCACGGGTGCAGTCCGACAGGTAATGAACGGCAAGATTCTCGGTCCTTCAGATGTTCGCAAGAATCAGACTACTCGTCTTGAGCTTGAGAATCCGAAGTCGCCATGGCTGAAATTCCTGAACGTCCGCTTCACGCAGCCCTCAGATTCTGTCAAGGCCTTCTGCTACGCTGAAGTAGCTAAGCTCGAGTCTGAGTTGGTGCAGCAGTTCAAGGGTGTTCCGCATTTTGGCACTGAACCACTGGAGCGCATCTCTGCTACTCAGTTCGTTCGTGAAGCAATCGACGCATACTTCCGTTCTCCAATCGCTTCGAAGATCGACTACAACGACTTCTCGATTGCCAACATTGTGTATGCCGGTTTCGCATCAGCGAACGGCAACTCTCTTCGTGCATCCGCAAAGATTATGGCATCGCTCATGGGAATCAAGGACAACGTTCTTCTGAACGATGACACCTCGCTCTTCCTCGGTGCAATTACTCAGAGCGGCAAGCGCATCACAGATGAAGGTGACATCGTATCTTGGGGCAGCATGACTGACCCATTCGTAGATGTCTTCTTCACGGATGCAGAAGGCAACGACGCGTATCCTTATCTCTGTAGTGAAGCTTTCACTGCCATCAAGGAAGCTGACCTCATCATTCTTTCTAGCGGTACACAGTGGTCCTCGTTGATTCCTACTTACGAATCCCGTGGCTTCAAGGAAGCAATTGACAGCTCGCAAGCTCAGATTGTCATGGTCATGAATCGTCAGCCAGACAAAGACTCTCCGGGCCAGGGCGCATCCGACATCATCCGTATTCTGACTGATCGTTACTTCCCGAAGGATCGTATTCGCCTTGTGCTTGATAGCGCTGCTGAAGGCATCATGAAGGTACTCGATGATGACGCGCATAGTCGTGTACTCTCGTTCGACTACTACGATATGTCTGGTCCGGTTCCAACCGACCATGTAGCCAAGACGCATGACCCGTACAAGCTCGCGCTTGCCGTTGGTCAGTCGTATTTCAGGGAGTTCATTGAGAGCGATTGCTTCGTCTTCGATTACGATGACACTCTCGTTGGCCGCGGTAACATCTTCCCGAAGGCATCCTCAATCAACACGGCAAACCTTGCCGCGCTGAATCGAGTTTCGAAGGTCGCAATCTGCACTGGCAATTCTATCAAGGCCATCAATCTGAAGAATTTCGTCGATACAGACGAAAGCACTTTCGCGGAACTCCCGGCCTATGTCACGATTTACGCGGATGGCGGTGTCAACAAGTACCGCTACACCTCAATGACCGAGCGCGACCACAACAGCGATGACGACAAGAAGCAGGAGTTCATCGAGTGCGTAAACACTTCTGCCATCTTCGATGCTACTCAGGCAGAGCGCATCATCGAAACACTTCGTAAGCACCACATCCCGCTGTCGAAGATTGAGAATCGTGGTAATGCAATGATCACGATCAAACCTATCGATCAGGAGTATCGCGGAATTGTATTGGAGCTTGTCAAGACGATCATCAAGGACCCGGAGATTGTTGTTCGTGCTTCTGGCCGAACCACTATCGAGATTGCGCGACATAATCTTTCGAAGGTAGACGCTATCGTGGACATCAAGAAGAGCCTGAATCCAGCTAACATCACGTATGTCGGCGATGAGCTCGATGTCGGCAACGATGCCGTCGTTCGCGGTCTCCCAGGTGTCAAGTGTCTGCACGTAAAGAACCCAGCCCACACGGCATTCTTCACTCAAGTAGCAGTACGTCATAAGGCATCCAACAATGGCAAGTGATCTCTTCATCATCGCGGCTGGTAAAGGGTCGCGAATGAAGGTCAACGTTCCTAAGGCGCTCGTACCAATCACGGACGAGCCCTGCCTTACTACGACTCTTCAACAGCTTGGTTCCAAATTCGACAAGGTTGTCATCGTCACTAACAAAGACATTCAGGACCAGTGGTCAGCATACTTCGCAGAGACCAAGGCGAAGTATCCAGAGCTTCTGAACAACGTTCATAACGTGCCAATCTCTTCTGGGCTCGGCGATGGTCATGCGGTTCTTTGGGGACTTGTTGATGCCCACGCTCAGAAAATCGAAGTCAGCGATGACATCGTGATTGCTTGGGGTGATGTGTTCTTCTCTAATCCCGAAATCATCGATGAACTGCTGTCGCATCCCATGTATTGGCATTCGGGTGTAGTGCCGGCAGTTCTTAAACCGAACCCGTATGTGACTCTTTTGGTTGACGAAGATATGGAATGTATGTCTGCCGATTTTTCAAAGTATGGTGAGAATCATTCTAGCGGCCTGCATGATCAGTCAGTATTCCGATTCAAGAAGTCCATACTGCATGAAGCTCTTTATGATCTTCACAATGCGTTCTGGAAGAATGGTCGCTACATCACGCAAGGCGGAGAGCTCTCAATGCTCTACGTGTTCCATCATCTCTACAACACTGATCAGCCTGTGACGGTGTATCAGACCGATTACCCAACTCTCTCCTTCAACACTCCCGAGGAAGTTGCTCACATTCAAATGGAGCTAAAGCAGAAATGGCTAAGCCAATCCTCGTAACACTTACAGCTCCGTCCAATTCGGGAAAGAGCTATCTACTGAACCACATCAGAGATATTGAGCGTCTACCTTGCCTCATCTCAACTACGACTCGCCCAGCCCGTAAAGGCGAAGTAGAAGGTGTCGATTACTTCTTCATCACAGAAGAAGAGTCTCGCGCAATCGAAGCTCGCGATGGATTCGCTGAGCTCATGACCTACAATGGTTATCGCTACGGCGTTTCCAAAGAAGAGTTCCATGGTAAGCTCGCAAAAGGCGTTGCATTCTTGATCGTCGAACCAAGCGGCATCAATCACTACGTAGCACCTGCTCTTGAAGTTGGTGCGCTGCATCTGAACTGTTACGTCGATGCGCCTGAAGAGCTTCGCATTCAGAGGATGCGTAAGAGGCTGACGGACGATGTCATGGTTATTTGCGACCGAGTTGGGCCTCTGAATGAAGAAGACTTGCTCAAGGCCATGAACACCCACGTGACACGCCTGATCACAATGCTGACCACCGAACGCGATTGGAAGACTCTTCACAATTGGAACCTGGTGCTCGACGGTACTGATCATCCCGAACGCAACGTCTTCCTGATCATGGAAGCAGTTGGCAAGCTAGCCCGTGATTCACAACTGAACCATTCGTGATTCTTCCAAGCGTAAATACTACCGTAGCAACATCAACCAATCAGAGACCATAATGAATCTTGAAGTGAACAAGTCCCATTGGGACAACGACATCCACACCATGCACACCAAGTTCAAGGTGCGCGAAGTAATCGAAACCCTACCGCGCGACAAGTTGCTCACCTTCCTAAAATTCCGTCTCGACTTCCTTCAGGAAGAACTGAACGAAGCTCGCTCTGCTTTCGAAGCGCTCGAGGCTGATGAAGGTGCTCTCCAGGAAAATGCCAAGATCGAATACGCAGACGAAATCGTCGATGCAATGATTGACCTCTGTGTTGTTGCCATCGGTACTCTCGATGCATTCAAGGTAGACGCCCACAAGGCTTGGACTCGCGTACTGGATGCCAACATGCAGAAGGAACCGGGTATCAAGGCTTCGCGTCCTAACCCACTCGGTCTCCCAGACCTCATCAAGCCGGAAGGCTGGACAGCACCATCTCACCTTGACAACATTGGGCTACTTAGGAAGCTCTGATGATTACGCTATCGACCAAGTCGTGGCACTATCGATTTGCTAAATTCGGCATTAACCGACATGATGTCAGCACGAATCTCTGCCCCTACGTTCGCCAGATTATCTGGGGACTATTCAAATTTGTAGCGCTGTTTATGGCACTAGCCTTTTACACCACAGGTCTTATCTTGGCCGCTGCGATTTGGTGGACACTTGGGTTTGATGCGATGTTCCATATTGGACAAGCGGGTATGCCTGGTCTTGCTCTTTGGGTCATCATCCCAACTAGTGTTACCGCAGCGGTGGCTATCCTTGCTGTGTGCGCGGGTTACTTTGCCGCTAAAGAAAAGCTACAGCAGCGATTCAGGGACAAGTACATTGCCGAACATGGCATAGAAGCATGGGACATGTATCGGTACGGCGAGAAGCCAAAGAAAGAACCGAACATCATCACAGAATGGTTCAAGGCCAAGCATGAAAAGATTTGTCCACAGCTGACCTTCAAGGAAAGCGAAAACTAATTTGAGGCAACGATGTCTCAGACGGGAAGCACCGTCTTCCTGAATTTTGATGTATAAGACCATAGGAGAATCACCAATGTCAATCGCCAAGACCCTCGCAGCAGTTCAGCGCAGCAAGCAGTTCCAGAACCTCATCAACTCGGGCCTCAAGATGGTTTCGACTGATCGTCAGCTTTCGAACGGCACCCTCGCCTTCGCAGGCAAGATTCGCGCAGGTCGCAAGACCATCACTCCTACCTACGCAGTGACTGCTACGGGTGCAGTGCTCAGCAACGAATTCGTTGCTCGTCGCGTTGAGGGTGAAACCCCTAACCAGACGTACCGTGAAGGCCTGAACGCCGTCGCAGAGCTCTTTGAGAAGCGTCGCGCTGCTTAAGCCAGGAAGCAGCAAGAAAGAAAAGGGAGCTTCGGCTCCCTTTTCTGTTGGTGGAACGATAAATAGACTCGAGTATTCACCACTTTAACTAGGCTCCCAAATGAAACTAAGTCAGCTGCACGAAGCTAAGGCCACCGGTCTAGCTCTTCCAACCATGATCTCGTACATTGAGAAGAAGTTGGGTGTCAAGTTCATCCGAATCCCAGGCATCGAACACTTCAAGAACTCTGAAGGTAGCGGCTACGGTGTTCGCTACGTTCAGTCGGGTTCAACTCGCTGCGTTCGATTCAATTGGGCGAGCGAAGGTGCAGTCGGAAAACCAGGTTCGCTTGCATCGATCGACATTTTCACCGGTAAGTCGCACGATCCAAACTACTCCATTCGTTCTAAGGGCGTCTCCCTCGTACAGATTCTACCACTCGTAGTTTCGAAGCTTGAGAACCCATCTGTTGGTAAGGAGTTCGCATTCCCAGTCTCTGCTACAGAGGCCATGAATGAGTCGATCGTCACTGAAGCAAAGCGCGACGACTTTACAGCTGAAACTGCACTCGTTGACTTCCTCGGCCAGCTGAAGAGCGGCAAGTCGATGACTCGTTCTGACTTCATCGGTCGTTACCACATCGTCCATGCCGGTGTCTTCGATACCATCTACGACAAGTTCAAGGAACAGTTCGGCATCAACGGTAAGCGAGTCACGCTGGACCCTGATGCAAAGATCGAGTCACTCAAGGACTCTATCCTTTCTAAGGCTGGCGTTGTCGAGGTGACTGCTGGTGGCACAAAGGAAACCTACTTCAAGTCTTCTCAGGAAGAGGAGATCGAAGGTAAGGATAAGGCTGGTGCCGAGCGCACTCCATATCTCGAGACCCTAGATCACCTTGCGGGTCTTGTCCAAGCTGTCATCAAGGGATCGTTTAACGCTCTCTTCGTAGCTGGTAAGGGTGGTACTGGTAAGACTCAGACTGTTGAGCGTGTGCTCGAGGCTAATGGTCTTACTGACGGCGATGGCTACTTCAAGAACACCGGTTCGGCTTCTGCTGCAGGTGTCTACACGCTGCTCTATCACCACCGCAACGACATCATTCTGTTCGATGACTCGGACGGAGCTCTTGCTGACGTCGACGCTCGCAACCTCATCAAGGCTGCCACCGACACTAAGAAGAGCCGTAAAATGGTTTGGAACAAGCGCTCCTCGTTCATCTTCGACCCAGAGAGTGAAGACCCAGAGCAGTACGAAGACGATGCCACCATGGCTCCTAAGTACTTCGACTTTAAGGGTCGCATCATCTTCATCTCGAACCTTCCGCTTTCGAAGCTTGACCCAGACGGAGCTCTTCGTACCCGTGCATTCGTCATCAACGTCGATCCAACCGACGACGAAATGTTCGAGCACATGGAAAGAATCCTGCATGACATCCGTCTCGAAGGCGACATGACCCTTTCGAAGGATGAGCGTGAGAATGTTCTGAAGGTCGTCAAGACCTCTAAGCGTAAGGGTGACGTATCCCTTCGTAAGCTCGTACGTGCTCTTAACCTTGCTGCATCAGGAGCTCCAAATTGGGAAAAACTCGTGGAGTTGTATGCATGACCTGATTTTGCCGATTTCTATAAATATTCTCAGCTAGCCTTGAGAGTATCAAATGGAAAAGAAGTACGTTAGAGCGTCAAATAGAAAGCACCATATTGTCTATAAGACAGTTTGCATTGAAACAGGTGCCTTTTATATCGGGATGCACAGCACTGATAACTTGAATGATGGTTATTTGGGCAGCGGTATGCGACTGAGAAAGTCCATCAGAAAATACGGTAAAGACAGGCATGTATCTCAGGTGCTATTCGAATTTTCTTCTCGACAAGAAGCATCAGATAAAGAAAAAGAGCTCATTACTGTTGAGCTTAGAAAAGATCCCGCTTGCATGAATTGTGGGCCCGGTGGAGAAGGCTACTATGATCGCCCACCGACAAAAGCAGAAACAAGTGCAAAGCTTTCAGCAGCGTCCAAGAAATATGTTCGCACAAAAGAGTGGTACGACAAGATAGCCGCTTCTAGAGCAAAAACCTGGACTACGCATACCCCTGAAGCTCGTGAAAAAATTCGAAATGCGCTGACGGGTAAAGTGCTAACTGAAGAACACAAGAAGAAGATTTCTGAGGGTGGCACTGGACAAACCAGAACTCCCGAAACACGTCACAATATTTCAAAAGCCACAAAAGGAAAGTCGAAAGTCTTACCGACATTTTCTACGGCTCACAAAGAATCAATTCGACAGGTCCGACTTGGTAAGAAGCATTCTGAAGAAGCAAAGCAGAACATGCGCAAGTCAAAGGATATGTCAAAGAACAAAAGGGCTTGCACTGTAGACGGTGTCACTATCTTCGAATCGGTAAAGCACCTCGTAAATAGTTTAGGTACGGGCAGGAATGGTTCTCGCTCTCCGAATTTTAGGTATGTAACGTGAAGCGATCATTCAAAGAGTTCCTAGCTGAGGGTGGCTGGTCTAGCACCCTTACGCAAGACGTTATTCTGACTCCGGCTCTTGCTAAGAAGGCACTCGCACTGCTTCCTAGATTCGAGAAGGACTTCAATGCTCATCTTGCAAAGAAGAACCTTGCGCCTGTCGCATTTGGTAAGCCAGTCGGTTCCTCTGCATACATCGAACGCGATCTCAAGTCTAACCCAGACAAAGAGTACGGTGACATCGATGTGATGTTCATCGTTCCTCGTATTGAGGGAATGAAAGGCTCAGACAACTGGCGTCTCTATCGTGAAGAGCTTGACGAGTACATAGACGACAACGATCTTTCATATCTGGCTGCTGGCACATCCTTCAAGGGTGCGGCTCTTGTATTCCAGGTCGGTGATCAGGCTGTTCAGATCGATCTCGTCAAGTCATTCACTGACCTCGAAGATTGGACTTCGCATCGCATGACTCCTGAACACGGTGTCAAGGGTGCACTCATCGGCTTCCTTTACTCATCACTCGCAGAAGTTCTCAATCTCAGCATTGGCGACTCGGGTGTACAGATGAAAGAGAAGGGCGGTGAAGTGGTGAGCTTCCGCACCTTAAAGGCCGACAAACTTCGCACCCTGTCTACAAGCATCGACACCTTCGCAACTGATATCCTGAAAGCTTTCCACGAAAGAGATGGAGAAGGTAAGGTCAAGATCAGCAAGGGTCTAGCAGCGCACCCGGGTATTACGAAATCCGAAATCAAGATTGCCGATCTCGCATCAGCAATCAAGGGTCTTGGAGAATCCTTCGCACTCAACGACATGTACAGTAAGGGACTGCTCAAGCACATCTCTTCGCAAGAGGATTTCCTTTCCAAGGTCCGCGAAACGTACATCAAGAAGAATGAGGACTTGGCCAAGAGCAGCAAATTTGACAAGGCCCAGACCGACCGAGCCAAGCAGAAAGCAGCCGAGACCCAGGACATGCTACGAGCTAAGTCAGCCGAGATCGCCAAGCTGCTATAATAAGGAATAGCACTGCCCTAAGTGATTGATCCGTATAGATAAGTCCCTAAGTGATTGATCCGTATACGAAAACTATTTTCGCTATCTAAGTGATTGATTTCTAAAGGCTTTCGGTTTGATGATCCCTAAGTGATTGATCCGTATAGCAAAACTATTTTCACGGGACTGTGTACATTTGCTCAGGTTGTGATAGAATAGTCACATGATCAAGAACAAACTTACCAAGCGCAAGCGTCGTTCAGACCGCAAGCACATCGTGTACGTGATCACGAACATCAAGACCGACGAGCAGTATGTCGGCATCGCGGTCTGTGTGGATCGCAGCGGAAAGGAAACCCTCGCAGCTCGCTTCAGCCGCCACGTCGGTCGAGCCAAGAACCAGGGTAAGCAGTGGAACCTCTGCAAGTCCATTCGCAAGCACGGTCCCGATGCCTTCGTTCCAGAAATTCTGCAGTTCGTTCGTGGTAAGGCTGATGCCCACGCCGCCGAAACGGCTCTCCGCAAGTCTGGTCAGTTCACCCTCAACTCGGTGTAAATATCTCATGATGAACGAATTCGGCTTCTCTCTTCCCAAGCGCTACGACGTCCCGGCCGTTCTGAAGGAACTCGGCGTTCCCTTCATCGCTGAGTTCGTGTTCAATACCTTCCACGGTCAGCGTTACGTTTTCGACCGCAAGTACTTCAAGAAGGTCGAGAAGGCAATGCCTGGCTACGCTCGTGCCCACAACAAGCAGATGGCGATCACCACCTATGCACACCGCCAAGTATACGTTCTACGTTGAGTTCGAAAGTGAACCTCGGCGTGAAGTCCAAGGATTGGACCGAGCTACGGCCCGTAAGATGTTCAAGGACTTCAACTGCAACCCAGACCCCAAAGCAACTGAGTGGGGCTGGATTCAAATTTCCGAGTAACACCAACCCGCACCAAGGACAAGAAAATGGGCACCCGCTTCCGCGATTTCGATGACGAAGACTACAACGAGTTCCGCAGCAAGAAGTCGAAAGACAAAGAGCTGCGAGACAAGCGCCGCGAAAAGCACGCGCCACCCGTTGAAGAGACTGACCGCAAGCGTCAGAAGCCGTCTCGCTGGTCCAACGATAACGACGACTGAGGCAGGACATGGACACTCTTCAACAGTACGACGTAGACACCCTCATCGACATGCTCGGAAAGCGAGTGGTCAAGCGTCGCACTGGTGGCAAGGCTCCGAAGCCGTTCAAGTCTGGTCTTCGAATCAACACCACGTACAGCATCGTCGGTCATCCGCATCTGCCCGGTCACCTCGCCTTTACTTTCGAGGAAGACGACTCGATCGTCGAGTGCGGTCAATGTGTACTGGCCCAAGAGGAAATCTTCGCATGAGCACCCAAAAATCCATTCTTCAGCTTACCATCCTTAACTGGCGTTGGTGGGTTTTGCTGCCCGTCGCACTACTCATGTTGATCTTTGCGGGCATTCTGTGGTTGCTCAAGAATTTCGCTGAGATCATTCTGCTGGGCGATGAATGGGCCGAGCGAGCCATCAAGCCGTACAGCAGCAAGATGCTGAAGTGGGTACGCGGAGATAAAGCATGAACATTTTTCAGCGCTGGCTCTCTTCGACCAAATTTATTCAGCGTCTTCAGTCGCTAGACGAGGCGCTGCAGTCCGCAGCGATACATGCGTCCAATGCTCGTCGATTCTCCCTGACGAAGGGCACGATGCTGATCAAGATCAAGAATCAGCACCATGAAGCCATCGACTTCTTCAACACCAACAAGTTCTGGTGGATGAAGTTCCGCGAGTACGAGGTGTAAGATGAAGTTCCAAGAGCCGCTTTGTCCGCGATTCACCGTCGTTCAGCATCTGGAGCTTTGCTTGGATGGTGGAGAGCGACGTTACATCTTCAATCCTACGAAGGAAGACCTTGCTGCCACCACAGGCTTCGGCATCATGTACCATGCTGGTCCCCTGGAAAAGATTTGCGTCGACTGGTCCGCCCGCAAGATTCGTGGTACCGTTCGACGCACCGTGTTCTTCAATGGTGGAAATGAAAGGGTGACTGAACGACGCGTGCGCCACTTTACTTTCGAAGCTGCGGAGCAGTTCCTCGAAATCGACAACTAAAGGAGCTTTCATGGATCGTGTTTACCCGAAAGGGCTCGTCATACAGTACGACAAGATCGCTGCCAACAAGGACCTGCTGCCACTGACTCGCATTTTGGCTCTGAAGCTGAAGGACCAGCAGTACATCACGATGAAGGGCTTCTTCGAGATGCTGTCAAACGCTGATCTAGCCCAGCTCTGCGATTATGTAAATACTGTCAATGTAGGCAGTGAGGACAAGCATAAAGCTGCCTATCAGATGGTCCTGCTGACTGAGATGCTTACGCGAGCCGAAGGCTGCGTCTGCTCGAGTCATGAGGAGCTGAATCGGTACCTTTCAAAATTCATGTCGCTCGTCGCGACCGCTTCACTTGAACGACAGGGTCTAATCTGCGTGCACTGGGAAAATGCGTCTCTCGGAGATGAGTACGACGACAAACCACTGGCATACATACCGCCCCAAAAATAAGAGGAGATTCAAAATGTTGAGCCTGATGCTCGCTGCAGTAATTATGTCAAAGGCAGCCCAGGGTGGTGAAGTTCGGCTTCACGACACCGTTGGCGAATGCCAAGAGGGATACTACGCCGAGCTGGTCGTAGATGTTCCTGATTTGGTTGCTGACGCAAAGACCGTGGAGACGGGATGCTGGTTCGCTACTGACAATGACCCACGCTTTACGGTCGTCTGGGACAAGAGCGGAAAAATGGTTCGCTATGCTAAAGAGGGAACGATCCGGGTTGAGAGCATTGAGTTCGATGCCAAGTCCGTGGTTCGCGATTTCGAGGAATCGAAACCCGTCAGTCCGTAAGCCCCTATAGATAAGGAATAGACGGAATCAATCATGCCCTAAGTGATTGATTCCGTTACCTTTTCTGGAGACAGTCCCTAAGTGATTGATCCGTAAAGGAATAAGATTTCAGGCTCTAAGTGATTGATCCGTATAGGTATCTCCGGAGACAGTCCCTAAGTGATTGATCCGTATAGGTTAAATAAATCTCCGGAACTGTGTACATTCTCCTCAGGACTTGATAGAATAGTCCAGTAGATTGAATAACGAATTCCTTTCTGGAGCACGATGAATATGTCGAATGTTGCCCTCCTCTCCCTGGACACGCGGTCGAACAAGTGGACCGCCATGTACGCAGGCAAGGTCCTCGCAGCTTCTCCGAACAAAGACTACGTGATCAACATGATCACGAGCGGCCGGTGCCGCAAAGCTGCAGATGCTGGCGTTACCAAGGTGAAGGAAGTCGGCGAGACTCAGCTCGACGTCTCCACCGGAAAGCTCGAAAAGGTCGAACGCTTCGGCATCAACGAACGCTTCGACTTCCTGACCGACTTCGTGAACATGGTCGCTGATCGCACGAGTGCTTCCCTCCTCGTGACTGGTGAAGGCGGCCTCGGCAAGACCCACACCGTGAACAAGGCGCTCCGCAGCGCAGGCATGAAGGACATGTCGGAGTTCATGGAATCCGCCGGCATCGGCGAGGAACTGCCCCGCTCGAAGCAGCGCAATCTCTACAGCGTCGTCAAGGGCTACTCGACGGCCAAGGGTCTCTACCGCACCCTCTTCGAGAATCGCTACCGCACGATCGTCTTCGACGACTGTGACTCGATCCTCCGCGATCCGGTTGCTCTGAACCTTCTCAAGGGCGCCCTCGATTCCTACGACAAGCGCATCATCTCCTGGAACGCCGAAGGTTTCGGTGACGACGATCTGCCCCGCTCCTTCCAGTTCGAAGGCGGCGTGATCTTCATCTCGAACCTCCCCATCTTCAAGATCGACCAGGCCGTCCGGTCCCGCGCCATCTGCGTCGACCTCTCCATGAACACTGCTCAGAAGATCGAGCGCATGGAAGCGATCATCCTGCAGGACGACTTCCTGCCCGAGTACGAGCCGAAGGTGAAGCGTGAAGCTCTGACCTTCCTCGAGGAGCTCAAGGACCAGGCCAAGGAGCTCAGCCTCCGCACCCTCATCGCGGTCACCAAGGTCTCTGCCCGAGGCGGTGACTGGAAGCGCCGAGCCGAATACCTGCTGACGGCCATCTGACCCAACCTCAAGGAGTTCGGACAATGAACATGGAAGAGTACATCGTGTATACTCGCACTGGCTACACCGGTTGGAGCAGTGCCAGAGCACCCGTCGAGTTCTCCGTTGCTCGTCGATGTGACCATGACGGCGACACCGTTCCGAAGGATCGCATGGTCGCCGCATTCCCGGTGGGTCTGTACTCGCAAGACAAGCAGCGTGAGCGGGCCAATGCTCTCGCTCACGCACTGAATGTCCAGGCTGCAGCGATGCCGCCCCTGAAGTTGGAGGTCGCATGAACACTGAACGAGTTCCCGACCAGCTGAAGATCACTGACATCGGCGGCGCTTTCCTTCTCAAGGCTCCCAATGGCAAGGAGCTCTACATCACTGAGCAGACCGTCCTCAAGATGGCCGCCATGATTCACCAGCGCGAACTGGAGCAGGAGTCGCAGTCATGAATATGTCGCGTGGTAAGATGTACGCATGCGCTCTCAGCACCAACTGGGGAAGCTACCAGATGCTGATCGAAGAGCTCAAGCTGCGCTTCGGCTCACAAGTCTACGTTCTCGGCACCGCGTGGTGGAGCCAGACGCAAGAGCTGACTGGCAAGTACCTTCGCAAGGACGGCTGGGAGCTCGAGAAGGTTACCCCGATTCGCAGCACTGGCGACAGTGAAGTCTGGGTGCTGAACGTGACGCTCAAGCGTCGCACGAATCAGTACGACACCATCCAGAGCTCCGATGACGACATGGGCTGGGGCTTTGGCGGACCGCCGGAACATCTGCGGGTCTACAAGTACGAAAATGCGGTCCTCGAAGTACCGTCCGAGTTCGTCGAGAAGGCCCGCTTCAGGAACGACAACCTCGCGCCATAAGGAATGAACATGAACCAAGCATTTCGCCAGGCAAGAGATGCATACGCTATGGCCCAGTGGTCACACATCGAACGATTAAAGACGGCAATTGACGAAAGTGCGCAGAAAGGTTTCCTCTATGCAGTGTTTGAAACAACCGAAGCATTCCGGGAAATCATCTCGCAAACTTTAAGTCAAAACGGCTACAAGTACACGGTAGCAGAAAAGGCTCCAAGGGTCGTGGAATATACCATCGACTTCTCCTTCAGTGAAAAGGAATAAACATGGGCACCATCGACTCCGCAACCGCACATGCAATAGCCGTACAGGCGAAGACGAATAGTCTGGTAAAGGCTATCAAGAGGCTAGCAGAGGACGGCAAGCTCAGCCTGGTATTCGACGTTGAGAAGTATTTCGCCGATGCCATCGAGCAAGTCCTCGTCAAGGGCAATTTCAAATTCAGAAAGAAGCCGGGCAGCTATCAACTGGATCGCTTCTATATCTCATGGCATGTCAAGGGCGAGCGGGCCGATGAAGCAGTTTGAGACAGTCAACGGCATCCCAGTCAAGCTGGTTCCAGACCCCATTCTGGGTGGCGAGTTCGTGATTCTCAAGCTCGACATCGAACGCATCATGGAGGAGCAAGATGAAGCGTAACGACATCGTCTTCTCCAAGAAGGAGCAAGCTGACGGCTGGATTCTTTACGGCCGAATCTGGCGCATCCTTCCTGATGGTCGCCTCGTTGTTGTCTGTGGCGGCTCTCACGTGAGTGTCTACCAGCCGGATGAGCTCGTGCTCTCTGACTACAAGGGCACCATTCGAAAGGGTCGATACGTTCGAATGGACTCCCTACGCGTCCTTAAGCGGTGGGCTGCAAAGTACAACCCGCATTTCGGCACGTACTGGAATGCCTGGGGCAGAAGGTGGACCAAGAAGGAACGGAAGGCTGCTCTGGAAAACCTCGGCAACCCCAACTACGAGCTATCTATATGAGCGAGCCTGGATGCCCTGGCTGTGGAAACATAATCCGTCACCGCGGCCCCTGTGCTAACTGTGGCGCAATGATGAAAGGACCCGACATGACCGTACACGTTGAAGAGCTCTACATTCTGATGATCGAGCACCAAGGTGGCGACATCCAGATTGCCAAGAGCGACCATGCTCACAGCAACAAGATCATCGTTGCTCGCGAGGGCAACCAGAAATACCTCGAGCAGATTGGGCAGGGTCTTCTAGACGCCGAGCTCATCCTTGGATACCAGCTGCTCAGGACCGCTGCGGCTCCTGTCCGCGGATACGAAATCCTAGGACCTGACAGCTTCGGTCTCGGACTCCCCTCTGGGTGCACGGTTGTAGAACCCTAAGATAGACTATCACATAGGTTCTCTGGGTGCACCCAGACCCAGGGGACCTCTGGGGTCACGGTTTCTAGCCTACAGAAAGCCTATACGGATCAATCACTTAGGGAAGCACTCCAGAAAGCCTATACGGATCAATCACTTAGGGAGTGAAACTAACTGAAAATAGTTTCCTTTACGGATCAATCACTTAGGGATACGCTCCAGAAAGCCTATACGGATCAATCACTTAGAAGTGAAAATAACCGAACAAAACTGTGTACATCTCCGCAGGTTAGTGTATAATAGCTACATGATCGGACGAAACGAAATCTGATCAACCCTACTACTGACGAAGGAAATACTCAGATGATCAAGGAAATCTCGAAAATCACCGGTCTTGCCCTGGACGAATCCAATCCGATCGCGATGGACAAGCTCCGTCGGATTGCCCAGAAGTTCCCGCTCGTGAACAACTTCGTGGTCTCCCTGGACAACATGCAGTTCGTCCGCATGGTCAAGGAAGCTGCTGCGATGGTCGAAGCTGAAGGTGATGCTCCCCTCACCGCGCTGGTCGCCGACATGGCCGCTCCTGCCGCCGAGAAGAAGCTCAAGATCAAGTCCAGCCCCAAGGGTGTCCGCATCAAGGTTGCTGCCGCCAACGGCGTCCGCTTCTCCTTCGGTCCCATCTGGAACGCCTCGGTGACCAAGGGTAAGGGCATCGCTACCGCCGAAGCCAACCGCGAGAAGCTCAACCACCAGGCCCTCCTGGCCGGCATCAAGGCTCCTGAGAAGCTGGACATCAAGGACCTCTGCAGCAAGATCGCTGCCACCTTCTGATCTTCTCCCCGCAGCGATTGTGTCCAGGTCGAAAGACCGGCCTGGACATCTTTAAGGAGCCTCTCGTGAAAAAGACCATCAGCGTAGCTTCGGGCCACACCCTCTTCGTACGAAGCATCTACAAGTCGGACCTTCCCAAGGGAATGGACCACGTGGCTGACTTCGAAACGTTCTACGTGGTCAAGAACTTCGGCGAAGAAGGCAAGACGTTCATGTATCTCGGCAAGGGCCACCGACAAGCTCCCAACCAGATCGTGGTTTGGTATGCCAACGGTCTCGGTTTCTGGTCGAGCTACGGCAAGAACATCAAGGACGCCATCGAAGGTGCACAGAAAGATGGCTGGCTCTACGCATGAACGAGGCTACTGACATGACCAATCCGATCAAAGTGTTCTCCATCAATCGCAACGCTGACACCAATGAAGGTCGTGGGCCGATGGTGACCATGGCATACATGAACTCCAAGGAAGAGGCGCTCAAGGTCGTTGATGATCCGCGATTCGCACGCTACTGCGTCCAAGGTATCCACCGCCCCGGCAGCGAGCACAGCGCCGTCGCAGAGATCAACCTCCACATCTACCAGACCGCGGAGCAGTTCTGGAATGGCATAGAGAGTCAAGCCCGTCGAGCTGCCCTTGCCAAGCTGACTGCTGAAGATCGGAAGTTGCTGGGGCTGGAATGAACGCACAAGAGCCCATTCGAATCGGTGACTTCGTCCAGATTGTCAGCCAAGGTGAAGGTCTGATGGGTCACACCGGCGAAGTCGTCATGGTTGACAACCTCAAGGCCGTGGCGATGGTGGAAGTCAAAAAGCGCCAGAAACATCTTGGAACCCGCTGGTTCCGAATCACCAGCCTCAATCATGCTGTCCGTCCCGTCGTAATACCCGCTCCACGTGTCTGCAGATGTTGCGGTACTGTTCTCTCATAAACCAATCCCACTGATGAAGGAGTTTCAAATGAGCACGATGAATGATCTGGTCACCCGTTACAACGTCCTCGCCAAGCTGGCTGGTCTGCCGCTCCGCAAGGGCTTCGACAACAAGGCCAAAGCGGAAGCTGCGATCAAGGCTGCCGATCTCGGCACCAAGGCGAAGTCCAAGCCGAAGTCGGCTGCCGCTCTCCGCGTCCGCAAGGCTGGCGCCGTCCGCACTGCTGGTCCCCGTGGCTTCAAGTTCGGTCCGGTCTGGCTGGCGAGCGTGAAGGCCGGCAACGGTCCCGCCCTGTCCCCGCGCAACCTGCCGAAGCTGGTGCTGACTGGCGAAGCCTACGGCATCCCGGGTGCTTCCAACTTCAAGGACCAGGCCAAGCTGGCTGCCAAGATCGCTGAAGCCCTGTAACCCTCTGCGCTAGATGGAGTAGGCACCATCACGAGGAAGCCTGAGTCCGAAGCTCAGGCTTTTTTGTGCGCGGGGTCTGGTAGAGCTTGAGGTAAATACTTGCATACCATGGGCATCTTATCAGGTCATCAAATGAAAACAGTGGTCCTCCTCACAGCAGGAACGGGATCGCGAATGGGAAAGTACAGTACCGTCATCAACAAGACGCTGCTTCCCATTCGAGGCAAGGCAATCATTTCGCACATCATCGAGCAATTTCCCCAAGACACGAAGTTCGTGGTTGCTGTGGGGTACAAGCACGACCAAGTTCGCGACTATCTATCGCTCGCCCACCCAGAACGGAATTTCCTTTACTCGTACGTCGAAAACTTTGATGGGCCGGGTGCTGGTCCAGCCCAATCATTGCTCGCCGCAGGTGCGCATATCGACGGGCCCTTCTATCTGATCGCTTGTGATGGATACTACGAGGGGCTCAATGACATTCCCGAAGATAAGAACTATGTAGCGACTGCTCGCATTGATCCAATGGATTCTCCTGCGTACTGCAACGTAGCTCTAGACGGTACGCGCATCGACACGGTGGTTGACAAGCAGCATTTCGATTCTGGAATTGCTGTCTCTGGTGTTTTCTACATCAAGGACACAAAGCATTTTTGGAACGGTCTGAACGGTATCGAGCTCGCCAGCGGTTGGACTGCTAATGAGGTACATTCAATCGAGCTTCCTTGGGTTGATCTTGGCACCTACGAGCGCTATGAGAAGTTTTCTAAGGAGACTTCACCATTTGACAACAGCAAGTCAGACGAGTTCCTCTACATCGTCAACAATCGAGTCATCAAGTGGTTCCGCAATCCAGCTAACACGATGAATCGTCTTGCTCGAATCGAAGGCAGAGAGCATCTCTTTCCAAAGATCATTGAACACCGTGGGCCATGGTACTCGTATCACTTTGTGCCAGGTGATGTGCTCTACAAGTCGCTAACTGCCGAAACCTTTACGAAATTCTTGGAGTGGATGGCATTCGAAGTATGGCAGATGGATGAGAGCAAGACGCTTACTCCTGAGCTGTGCCGCAAATTCTACTACGACAAGACGATGCGTCGTCTACAGGTTTTCCGAGACAAGTACCCGACATTCAATCCAAAGATCATCAACGGGCGAGTGCTAAAAGTCGACATCGACAATGGCATTCAGCATCACATCGATTGGAATGCAATGCTCAACACCGATCTGAAGACTCGTTCGGTGTTCTTCCATGGTGATCTTCAGTTCGACAACGTCATCTACGATGGTGAGAAGTTTACGCTCATCGACTGGAGACAGGATTTCGGTGGGCAGATCAAAGTCGGCGATCTCTATTATGATGCTGCGAAGCTGGTAGGTGGCATGATAGTCAACTACGATTACATTCGCGAACACAAATTCTGGGTGTCTGAAGACGGAGACTCGTGCTCGTTTGGATTCGAAAGCCGTCCAGAGTTCATTGCCTTCCGCGAAAAATTCAAGCACATGCTCCCAAGCCCGATCATTGACGATATGGTCACGCTGATTTTCCTGAACATGGCTCCTCTCCACAATGCTCCACTCGATAAGCTACTATTCTGTCTGGCTCTCGAACGACTCAACCACAAGGTCAACACCAATGTTTAGAACCGCAGATCTGAAAAACTTCATCCTTGATGTCGATGGTGTCATGACTAACGGGCAGTTCATTTACACTGCTGCTGGCAAGCTAGCGAAGGTGTTTGGCCCGCATGATGCAGATGGATTGAAGATGCTTCGCAATCGTCTTCGAATTCAGTTTATCTCTGCCGATAAGAGAGGCTACGAGATTACACATCGCAGAATTTGTGCAGACATGGGATATGAGCTGACGTTTATACCCGAAGAAGACAGACTTGAATTCATTCATCAGATGAATCCACGCGAAACCATTTTCATGGGCGACGGCTACTACGATGCGCCATGCATCAAGACTTGCGCAATTGGTATCGCACCCGCGAATGCGCGAATTGAAGCTATCAAGGCTGCAAATTTCGTGACACCTAACAAGGGTGGTGAGGGCGCAGTGATGGACGCCTGTCTCTACATCAAGCAGCTTCTTGAACTCGGAGACATGGAGCGACTCGCAGGTTGACAGTGTACGTCTGATTCACCGTGGTGTATAATGACCTAAGTGATTAGGAGAAATCAGATGAGTAATGAAGAAGCTGCAATGTACGCCATCGTTGGGTATGGGCTGTTCTCGATCGTCGTTTGCATTGGCGTAGTTGCCTGGCACGACATCGTCAAGTACAATCTGTTCAGCAACGTCCGAGCGTGGTTCAGGAATAGCTGATGAACAGGTTCTTTACAAGTGACCCGCATTTCGGGCACGAAAACATCATCAAGTACTGCTCTCGTCCCTTCGCAAATGCCGAAGAGATGGATGAGACGCTGATCGCCAACTGGAATTCTGTCGTTCAAGACGGAGACGAAGTGTGGGTGCTTGGCGACATCTTCTTCTGCCCCGAGCAGCGAGCAATTCAGATTCTGCGCCGACTTCAGGGCAAGATCATTCTGCTTCTCGGCAACCATGACAAGCGCATTCGATACTCGGAAGCCATGCAGCGGAAGTTCCATCGCTTGGTGCCAGACCTTCATCGCGAAACCTTTGATGGGCATCTGGTCAACATGTGCCACTACCCGCTGCTGAGCTGGGAGAAGGCCTTTCACGGTTCGATGATGCTTCACGGCCATGTTCACGGGAAGATCGCCAATGACGGTACCAATCGTCGATATGACGTTGGTGTCGACGCACATGGATACACCCCAGTCAGCTGGGAAAGTATCAAGTCGAAGTTGAACGCAGTCCCGCCGTATGACGCGCGGGATCGAGAGCGTTAAAAGATGCGGTACGTGCCAGGTGAATGACCCGCTGGCACGTTACCCCAAATCCAGAGACTCGTAAGCTTACGAGTAGGAACCTTCTTTCCATCTTTCATCTGGAACATCGGGCCTTGGTTGCCAGTCATTCGACTTACGAATGAGATTTGGCGATTCATCCACTTGATGTCATCTGCTGTCCACTCGGAGAATGGCTTTGCGCGCATTCTTAGGATAGCACGGGCTGAATCGCGCCCACTCTTAATCCCCAAAGACGAAGCTTCCTGTCTAGACAGGCCGGCATCTTTGCCAGTGTCCGAGTCAATGAACTTCTGGAGTGTAGGCGATGGCATGTTGACGAGCTTCTTCCAACGCTGATACTTTTCTTTCAGCTCGGCATCATCCTCGGTAACCTTCTCAGCTGAGTTGTACTGCACTAGCTTACCGGTGTGCTTGACAAGGTAGGCGTGGAATTTTACGTCTGGGAACTCTTCGCGAAGACCGAGGAAATGGTCTAGATTCTTTTCGCTGTCATCGTACATCATGACGTTGCTGTACTTGCCAGACTTCAAGTAGCCACGGATGAATACGAGCTTCTTGGCTGCAGTAGGTTGATCGCCCTTGACATTGCCAGCACGATGAACGTGGATATCGTCGATGTCCACTTTGTGATCTCTGAACTTACCAAGGAACGTATCACGCTCATCGAAATCGCTACGAGCGGTGTTCATGATGATCTTGGAACCAGGAGTAAGGTTCATCTTGATCTTGTTGTGGATACGATTGACGGTATCGAGCATGTCCTGCATTGGCTCTGACTCGTCCTTGAACTTCCTAGCAGAACGGAACTCATCGAAGTCGTAGACTTCTCCGTCCTTCAGCTTGTCCTTGTTGTATTCAGACGAAGACAGCGAGCGAACGATTTTGCCGCCCTTCTTAACGACTACCTTAGCAGACGTCTTGAATAGGGTGTCGTCGATGTCAAACACGTGGAGTGTAGACTCGCTGATGAACTGTTTGAAGGTAAACATTTTGGGCGCCGAAGTTTGAAGGACTATAGCTGCGCGTTAGCGCTTCTTGCGAATCGTATTTGGGACGGTAACGGTGTATTCGATATCGCAAAGCAACGCACCTTGATCCATCATCACGCCACGCTTGGGCATGAGAGCAGCTGGATCAGCGAAGTACGATCCAGTGTCCTTGAATTCCCATCGACCAGACTCGTCGGCCTTTTCGATTGCGTCCTTGAGGTCATCGACAGCGTAGTCGAATTCCTTTTCAGTCAGCGTGCGGTTGAATTCGAGGAGGATGACAATCTTGTTACCTGACGGAGTCAGCGTAATCTTAACCTGCTCTCTACCGAACGGTTCCTTCAGTTTGCGCTTGATAGCGTTAACTGCCTTTGGCACGTCTGGGTTGAGGTCTTCTGCTTCGCGAAGAGTCAGCAAATCTTGAAGAATGGTCATGGTGTTCCTCCTGGGTCTACGATATTTATGGCTTCAGTTTACGGAAGACCTGCCCTGTGATACAATAAATTGACTTTCGGAGAACCGATATGACTACCCAGACTTTCAAGAAAGGCGAGCTGCTCAACAAGATGCTGCTGCTTGCCACGAACAAGCACGCCCACCAGTTCGACAAGGGTGGCAGCCCGTACATTCTGCATCCGATCGCAGTGATGTACCTCCTCGAGAATGCCGATGAAGAGCTCCGCTGTATCGCTCTCGGCCATGACATCATCGAGGACTGCAACGTCACGTACAAGGAGCTCCGCGAGGCGGGCTTCACCGAGCGAATCATCGAAGGCATCCGCTGCATGACGAAGGTACCTGGTGAGACGTACGAAGAGTACAAGGACCGAGTCAAGTCGAACCGCGATTCCATCCGCGTCAAGATCGCTGACCTTCGCCACAACACGGACATCCGCCGCCTCAAGGGTTTGTCCGACAAAGACAACATCCGAATGCAGCGTTACTTCCAGTTCTACATGGAGCTGACCGCTCTCATTACTCCGAAGGAAACGACATGATTCTGTCTAAGGACAATGCCAAGGTCGGGCTGAAGATCAGGAATCGGAACAACCCCGATTGGGGAACATTCACCCTCAAGCAGGATCGAAACGGCTGGATTTATTCGGCAGATCATGGTAGTGCAATGCTGTTCTTTGGTGAGCTGCATTTCTGGGAGATCGTAGAATGAACATTTACCTCGACTGTGAATTCAACAGCTATCAGGGCGAGCTCATCTCTCTTGCGTGCGTGTCCGAAGACGGCAAGGAATTCTACGAAGTCCTTCCGTTCAGCCACATGGCAATTGACCCTTGGGTCGCTGACAACGTTCTTCCTATTCTGGGTAAGAGCCCGATCGGTCGCAATGCGTTTTGCTCCAAGCTGCAAATGTATCTCGCGCAGTTCAACAGTGTTCACATCATCGCTGATTGGCCGGATGATGTTGCGTACTTCTGCCAGTCGCTAATCATCGGTCCAGGTGCGCGCATCGATACGCCGCCGATCACTTTCGAAATCGTGCGTGACGATGCTCCTTCTGAACAGCCGCACAATGCACTTGCTGATGCTCACGGCATCCGTAAGTTCCTCATGAACAAGCGCCAGCAGGATATGCTGGACGATAACTCTCCGTATAGCAGGTGATTTATGGGCTGGTCTGAACGAGAAGGTGTCGATTACGACGACGCCAAACGTCCTACTGCGGACGAAGAAACCAATGCAACCGGATGGATCGCGTACTATTCCTGGGGCAGGGGTGGCGGTGGCATGTACACTCCGCACTATCACTTTGCTCCTGACATGACCAATCAGGAAGAGCTTCGCGATTGGATCGTCGATCGCTTCGAGTCGTGGATGCAGTTCGCTGAATCCGCAAACCTTACCATTCACCGTGGTGTGACTCCTCCGGCCAAAGTAGTGCTAAAGGCTTATGAGTATGCTGAGGAAAGAGTGGTCCGCGCGAACGGATATGTCAAAAGGATGGCAGCAGAAGTTACCAAATACGCATCAGATGAGGAACTCTAAACATGGAACTGGATAAGGCTCTCAAGGTAGAACCGATCGACGTGGACAAGCACATGCTTCGCGAATACATTCCGCTACCCGGCGGTTGGGAAGTACAGACTAAGGGCGGTGGAAGCACCTTCCGAATCTGCGATCCGACTGGCGATCGTCTTGCTATTCCCGACAGCCCGTATCTCCATGAAGAGCTGACCAAGATGGCGCGAGATGTCAACGCGCACTGGAACAATGCAGCGACGACGCTTAACCACGAGATTACCCGACTCAAAGCAGAACTGGAAGCTGCATCTGCCAGTTGCGCTCTGCTTATTGAGACGGCCAATAAGCTTTCCACCAACGCGGAGATTCTTGCTGGTCAAATTCCCGCACTGCTTAAGGATCAGCGTCGCTGGAATTGCGTTCGCACTGGCGGTCTCATGAGCGATGGTCGGCCCGCCGTAAGCATTACCCTGTACGAAGGCGGCAAGTATGTCGGTAACCGCACTCTCATCGGTGACGAAGCTGACATCATGGTCGACGCCGTGATCAACGGAACTCGAGGAGAGATTTCGTGAGCGACATCAAGCACAACATCCCAGAAGACTTCATTGCCTATGCTCGAGAGTGTGCAGAGCTGGCTAAAAAGTATGAATTCAACAGCATCGCCATCAGCATCCGGCCTGGCTATCGTCATACCTGGAGAGATCAGGTAACTGCCAACTGGGAACAGGGTCGTCATGGCGAAGACTCAAACAAGATCAACGTCTCCAGCACGGTTCACGTGTACGAGAAGATCATTCCGGAGAAGGCGCGTGTCTGACATCTTTATCGTTGTAGCAAGTGGTGGCTCGTACGATGATGCGTGGCGCAGCAACGTTTGTGCATTCGCTACTCGGGAAGAAGCTGACCTCGAAGTCATCCGTCGAAGCGAGATGCATGTCCGTCTCTCTGAACTGGACAAGCAGGCAAGTGAGGCTCGCTGGGCATTCCTTCGTACCGAAGTATCTGGCTTGGAGCAAGTGGAGCCAGCTCCAAAAGGTCCAGCCAAGCCAACTAAGGAACTCAACGCTGACTATCAGCGACGCATGGAAGAATGGCGAAAGAAGATGGTGCCGATTAGCGAGCGCAACCGCACTCGACAGACTGCTATGTTGTACGCGGCGGTGGCGCATGCTCGTCAAAATGCTATTGCTGCTGGCGCCACTGAAGAAGAGCTAGAGCTTCTCGGTTTCAGCGAAAACCCAAACACCTTCGGGTATGGTTACAGCTCGGATACGGAATTCAGTGTTGAGCCGCTTAAACTTGTGAGTAGCATCTGATGAGCGACCTTCCTAAGCCAAGAGCGTTCATCAACGTCTACGTCGCTGATCTAGGTCGACGCGGAGACAGCTATCTACAAGAGTTGTCGTGGGAGAAGGGTTACAACGCAGCTGAAATCCAACCGCTCTTTACTGAAGAGCAGATGATCGAATACCGAAACGCGAAGGACCCGACGTGAAAATCTCCCTACTGATTGCGATGCTGGAATCCGCTAAAGAGAATTATGGCGACATGGAAATCCAAATGCCAGAAACCGGGCGAGACCCTACGGGCGTCTCTCTTGAAGATGGTGACGATTGGCCGGTTTCTTGGAACATGCCTGATCAATTCTTGATGCTAAAGGACTGAACATGGACATCAAATCTGGCTGTGGTTACCCCGCAGCAGCTCTCTCGAATTTCGCACCGCACCCATTTATTTTCGATGGGGTGCAGTGTGCCAGTTTTGAGGGCCTTCTACAATCTTTCAAGTTCGAAAAGGTACACATCCAAGTCGAAGTATGCAAGCTCGTCGGCTTCAATGCCAAGAAGCGTGGCAAGATGAAGAACTGGCAGGAGCGACAGGTCCTTCACTGGAACGGTGTCGAGTACCCACGCAAGTCTGAAGCCTATCAGGAACTTCTTGATCGGGCTTACAAGGCAATGTGCGACGGGAACGAGGGCTTCAGGAAAGCGTTGCTAGCCACTGGCGATGCGGTTCTTCAGCATTCGATTGGCCGCTCGAAGCAATCAGAGACCGTTCTCACCAAAACAGAATTCTGCAGCCGTCTGATGAAACTGCGAAAGCAGCTAAAGGACGAGCAGAGCGGTGTCCTGGCGTTCTGACAGTTTACGCCAGGTTCACGGCATGATACAATAGACTCACTACGCAGCACAACTCCTATCGGAACCCATTCATGTCAAAGTCGATCGAACAGAAATACAAGAAGCTTAACGAGGTCGAGCACGTCCTCCTTCGTCCAGGCCGATACATTGGCTCCATTACTCCTCACACCTCTGACGAGTTTATCCCTGACGTGAAGTCTGCGACTGACGTCAAGATGGTCCGCCGTCCAATTACGTACAACCCCGGCTTCCTCAAGCTGTTCGACGAAGTCATCTCCAACTCGTCTGACCATTCGAAGCGTCCTGAAGGTAAGGGCCTCGATACCATTCGTGTTGAGATCGACCAGGCGAAGGGTGAAATCAGCGTCTTCGACAACGGCGGTATTCCGGTCATCAAGCACAAGGAATACAATCAGTGGATTCCGGAGATGATCTTCGAGCTCCGCGCTGGCTCAAACTTCGACGACGATGATCAGGCAATGCTCACTGGCCAGAACGGTGAAGGTGCAGCTCTGACCAACATCTTCTCGCACAAGTTCGTCATCGAGACGTGCGACACGAAGAACAAGTTCAAGATGGTCTTCGAAGATCATTCGCAAGACCGCAAGCCTGCCAAGGTTACTCCGGCAGAAGGCGCGAAGGGCTACACTCGAATCACGTACTACCCAGACTTCGAGAAGCTTGGCCTGAAGGGCATCGACGATGACAACATGGCGATGCTGCTCGCGCGTGTCTATCAGGTAGCTGCCGTCAACACGCACCTCAAGGTCTACTTCAACGGAGTTCGCGTGATGACGCGTTCGTTCAAGGACTACATCGAGATGTTCGTTGGTGAAGGTGACTACGCCTATGACGAGACGGAACACTGGAAGGTCGGTATCGCTCACAGCGAAGACGGCTTCCAGCACATCTCCTTCGTCAACGGTACCCACACGAAGACCGGTGGCACGCATATCCTCTATGCAGGCATGCAGATTTGGGAAGCTGTTCGCGCCCACATCAAGAAGAAGCACAAGGTCGAGATCAAGCCGTCGGAGCTGCGTCAGCACATGACGCTCTTCATTGACGCACAGATCGTCAACCCTCGCTACTCCTCGCAGACCAAGGAAGACCTCATCACTGAAGTCAAGGACTACAAGACTTCGTGGGCCGTGCCTGACAAGATGATCAACAAGATCATCAAGTCGTCTATCATCCAGTCGATTCTGGACTGGGCGGAAGCCAAGGCTCTCCAGGAGCAGATGAAGGATGTTCGTAAGCTCAACAAGGACGTTGACAAGGCGAACCCGAAGCGTGTTGAGAAGTTCAACGACGCAACTGAGAAGGTCGATCGCCACAAGTGCGTTCTCTTCCTGGCTGAGGGTGACTCCGCTTCCAAGAGTCTCTTCGCAGCTGCGACTGATCGCCAGTTTATCGGCACCTTCCCTCTGAAGGGCAAGCCGCTAAATGTCCGCGAGAAGGAAATCGCACGAGTTCTCGGCCTCGATAAGAAGAAGGATCGCGAGAAGGACGGCAAGAAAACTGAGCCGAACGAAATCCAGAAGATTCTGACGATCATCGGCCTGCAGATTGGTGTGCCTGTTAAGTCGCTCAAGGAGCTGCGTTTCGGCAAGGTTGCTTTCGCAACTGACGCTGACGTTGACGGCGCACACATTGCCGGCCTGCTCATGAACCTCTTCGACCACTTCTGGCCTGAGCTGTTCCAGCTTGGCTTCATCCATATCCTCCGCACTCCGGTCGTCAAGGTGTTTGTGAAGGACAAGATCGTTCACGAGTTCTTTACTGAGCGCGAGTTCAAGCTGTGGGCTAACAGCGACGGTAAGAAGCTGCGTGGTTGGAATCACCGCTACTTCAAGGGTCTCGGCACGACCAAGACTCCTGACTTCAAGCCGTACCTGCAGAACCTCGACACTTACCTGTTCAATGTATCGATGGAAGATGGCGATGACAAGAATGCCCTCGACCTCGCATTCAATGGCGAACGTGCCGATGACCGTAAGGTCTGGTTGGAAACTCCGGCAGATAACTTCGAAGACTTCATCGTTGAGGCCGCTTGATGAGGACGGGAGAGTTCGAGCCCGGTGACCGGGTGACTGTCGACAGCCGCGGCGATTTGTACTTTGACGCCGACTCTCGTCCATTCATCGGCGCGGAGTGCCAGATAATCAAGAGGACCAGAGGCGGTAAGATTCTCGTCATGCTGTGCTCTGACGAGAACAAAACTTACGCCGTCAGGCAGAGTAACCTGATCAAAATCTGATTCAGTTTACGTCCAATCAAAAACAGGATACAATACTACATGTCTCGCATTATCAAGAAAGCAGAACCCAAGATGACTCCTACGAAGACGGCTTCCAAATCCATTCGTGTCATTCGAACCCGCCATTTCATCGGCTCGGCGTTCAAGGAATTCTCCCTTTACGACAACGTCCGCTCGATTCCTCTGCTGACTGACGGCCTCAAGCCTTCACAGCGTAAGGCAATCTGTGGCACGCTTCGTCGCGGTGAAAATGGTGGCCTTCTCTCTGTCGAACGTCTCGCAGCTTTCGTCGCATCTGAGACCGACTACCACCACGGTATCGGCTCCATGCAGTCGACCATTGTTGGTCTTGCGAACAACTACGCAGGCTCCAACAACATGAACGTCTTCCTGCCGGAAGGTCAGTTCGGTTCTCGTCTGTCGGCCGACCCCGCTGCTGCTCGATACATCGAGACGAAGCTCTCTCCGTATTTCCGAGCCCTCTTCCCGAAGGCTGATGACGACATCCTCGATCATCTGGAAAACGATGGCGACAAGATCGAGCCTCGCACCTACATGCCGATCCTCCCGCTGATGCTCATCAATGGCGCTCAGGGTACCGGTACGGGCCACGCTTGCAACATCATGGCCTATCATCCTACTCAGATTCGCGACACGATCATCAAGGTCCTCGATGGCAAGAAGCTCAAGGAAGGCGCGCTGATTCCCTGGTACAACAACTTCGCCGGTACCATTGAGCGCAATGCTGAGACTGGACAGGTTGTCATCACTGGCAAGCTCGAGGTTGTTAACTCGACCACCATCAAGATCACCGAGTTCCCTATCGGTACGTATCTCGACGACTACAAGAAGACGCTCAATAAGCTCGAGGACGCCGGCGTCATCTCCGATTACGAAGGCAACCCGACGGAGCACAGCTTTGAGTTCATCGTCAAGGTGCCTCGCTCGACTTCGGCTCTTGACACTGACGAGCTCTACAAGAAGTTTAAGCTCATCTCGCGCGATACCGAGAACTTCACGCTCTGGGATACCGACGGCATCATCAAGCGCTTTACGTCGGCCGAAGCTGTCATCGAACGATTCACCGCCTGGCGTCTGGCTCGCTACGAAGATCGCCGTCAGAAGATGATCGCAGATGTCAGTGAACGCATCCGCTGGCTGAGTGAGAAGCTTCGCTTCATCCTGTTCTATCTGGCCAATGTCGATGCGTTCAAGAACAAGAAGAAGGACGACCTCGTCACTCTGCTTCTCAAGAACGACTTCGTCGACTACGACCGCCTGCTGCAGATGCCGATTTGGAATCTGACCAAGGACAAGATCGAAGAGCTCAAGGCCGAGATCGCCGAGGACAAGAAGGCGCTTGCTGTCCTCAAGGCTGACACTGCGAATGAGATGTACCGCCGTGAGCTGAAGGCCTTCACCTTCACCGCCTAACCCAAGTTCGGAGAACACGCATGTACCAGATTCTGATAGTGCTTACCTTTGGTGGCTACGCCAATGAAGATGGTGGTGGCCGGGCGGCGACAATGAAGACCCTGGAGTTTAAAACGCGAGCTCATGCAGATGTCGCATTCGATAAGCTTTACAAATTCAAGCCACCATTCGGCACCTTCTCAGCACTGAAGCTCTACCAGGACTAACATGAATTTCACCCCCGTAAAACTCGACAGGCCTAAGCGGCTCTACACGTACAATCGTGGGGTGTACTTCACCTATAAGACCAAGTACTGCGCATACGAGAATGAGCATTTCGACAATGCCCCATGGGAATCCGTTGATGAATGGTTCGCGTTCATTGCGGTTGGCCGCACGAAAAAGCTTTTCGATTACTGCTGCACCGAGTATGACTGGCATACGGTAAGCTCGGTAACTATCTTTGGCCTTACGTTCGGCCATGGATTCTCTTGGATGGCAACTTCTCTAAAGGATGACGAGCGATGAGCAAGCTTTGGCAAAATGTACTCGGCTATGTTCTGTTTCCTGGGCTGACTCTCGGCTACTATCTGACGCAGCACACAGCTTTTCTGTTCTTCATCGGTGCGCTCAGCGTCTTCATTACCGTTGTCGTAGGTCTCGCCATGGTTGTGGTTGCCTTGGTGATTGCAAAGAAGGGCAGCGGTGATCTGACATCAGACATCGGGATAATTGAAGCAATCTATCGCTACAAGACGCAGCCGTTCTGGAGAAAGGCCTTCATCTATACCACATGGCTCGGCATTATCAGTGCGCTCGCCTACTGGGGAGCATTCGTAACGCTCGCACTTTATCTCGTGCAGATCGTTGTGACACTCGTCATCGCGTCGTTCCTGGAGTCTATCGCTAAGCAGATCGAGAAGTTCGCGCTCGAAGAGAACATGACTGTTAGGGAACTGATCGACAAGCTCAAGCAGGAAAAGCTCGAAACTGCTGGCATGACAGATGCGCAGAAGCTGCTACGTGATCTTCAGATCGAACGCCTCCGGGAGAAGTCGCGATGATCATGGTCAACACCGAAACGCTTGGCCCGTGGAAGCTTGCCAAGAAGATCAAGCCTATTCGCGCCAAGCCAATGAGCAGCATTTTCGCAGATCAGACCGTCATGCACAAGTTCCTGCTTGATACTCTCGAGGCTCGAGAAGCCGTGTCTCCTGACATGATGTTCTGCATTGGTGAAGCTGACGACGTGTGGCCACAGACGCCAGCACGTCTACTGAATAAGTACGACGTGATTGGCTTTGATCCGGATGGCTGGATGATCTGCTTCCCGAAGCAGGAGAATTCTGTTGAGAGCCTTGAGATTTCGTCTGAGCTCTTCAGCGTTCCATTCGGTGACTCCATTGCCATCTATGCTCGTTGGGGCGAAGACGTTGGTCTCGGCAAGTGCATACAACATGGCGACCTCGGCGACTACATCTGCCGCCAGATCGACGATCACAGCGACCAGTGGATTGTCCGTCGTGCTCTCTTCCTAAACACCTACTCACTGATCAACTGAAATGAATCACGCTGAAGCACGTAGGATTCTAGGCCTCGAAGCCGGAGCAGATAAGGACGCCATCAAGGCTGCTTATCGTCGCAAGGCAATGCAGACTCACCCCGACAGAGGCGGCAAGGAAGAAGACTTCAAGCGAGTCGGCGAAGCATATGAAACTCTTCAGTCGCCAGAGAAAGTCAGTCCATACGCCCGAACCGGCTCCAGCTACGGTGGCTTTGAAGATGCGTTCAATGACGTCTTTAAGAACGCCTTCAAAAGCGGGTATGGGGACGATGCTTGGGCACGAGCCGAAGCTAAGGCCAAGAAAGACAAAGAGAACGCGTATTACAAATCCTACGAAACTCCGCAGCCTCGAGTCGTCCAGTTTAACTGTGCGATCGACGAAGCCTTTGGTGGTATCCGTAAGAAGATCAACATTGACGGGCTCGGTGTTCGCAATGTAAAGGTACCTTCGGGGGCTCTCGACAATCAAGTCGTTGAGATCATCAAAGAGAACGGCTTCACGTACATGATTCACGTTCGGATCGTGGCGCCAGAGGGAATGGTGGTCGATTGGGGCAAGACTACTCCGTCTGACATCGGCAATCTTACGATGCAGTTTAACGTGTCTCCTTTCCTTTTGATTACCGGCGGGTATGCCGAAGCGCAGATGGTCGATGGAACGACTGTCAAGGTCTACATCCCGCCCGGCACTAAAGCGAATACGCTGCTCAAGGTCAAGGATAAGGGATACTGGAAAGATGCAACGCGCTTTATGCGCGGTCACTGCTTGCTTCGGGTCATCCCCGAGATCAAGCGCATCGCCGAATACGATCTCAAGAGCATCCTGGATTTCCAAGAAGCTGTTCACAAAAACTGGGCAGAGCACCTGCCAGCCAAAGATGCACAGATGCTGCTGACTGTTCTGATTAAGGAGCTAACTGCCGCATTTGGCATCACTCTGAAACCCGAAGACTTTGCAAAGCCCGACTCAGAAGCAGAACCCGAGAATGACGCCACCTAACTTCCTCATCATGGATTACCCAGGCCTTCGCAAGGTAATAAGCGGTGGTCAGTGCGGCGTTGATCGAGGTGGTCTGGAAGCAGCAAAAGCGTGCGGCATCCCCACCGGCGGAACTGCTCCTAAGGGATGGAGGACTTGGTATGGTCCAGCGCCAGAACTCGCGACATTCGGATTGGTAGAACATTTCAGCCCGATGTATCCACCTCGCACTGAGAAGAACATCTGCGATTCGGATGCTACGCTCGTGCTAGCATCGAACCCAAACTCGGGTGGTACTGCACTGACAATTCGGCTGTGCAGAAAGCACTCAAAGCCGGTTCATCTCATTCGTCTTCCTGTTAAGGACATCGAACGAGAGGTTGAAGTTGCAGTCGCATTCATCAAAGACAACTGCGTAGAGGTCTTGAACGTTGCTGGAAATCGTGATACGGGATCAGGTCATGAACCCAACTTTCATCTTACGTCAACCGTCGAAGCAGTAACGGCCATCCTGAAAGAGCTACGAAGTGCCAAACTTCTGAACAACGAGCTCGAATAAATACCGGTAAGATTCATCACATGAATCTCCCCATCACATCACGAAGAGCAAACATGGACGCAGGAAATATCGACGTACAGTATCTTGAGCTAATGAAAGACGTCATGACCGACGGCGACGAACGAGTTGATCGCACTGGCGTAGGTACGGTAGCTCTCTTTGGTCGTCAGCTTCGCCATCATCTTAAGGACGGGTTTCCTCTTCTCACTACGAAGAAAACGTTCTTCACGCCCATCGCTGGCGAATTGCTCTGGTTCGTAGAAGGTAGTGGAGATGAACGTCGTCTCGCCGAGATTACGTACGGCACTCGAGACCCCTCTCGCACCACCATCTGGACTGCAAACGCAGAGGCTCCGTACTGGAAGCCGAAGGCCAAATTCGAAGGCGATCTTGGACGAGTCTACGGCGTTCAGTGGAGACACTGGCGTACGCACACCATCAAGAGCGTGAAGGATGCGGTCAGTCATGGCGAAGGACAGGGCATGACGCTCTTCGATGCCAAGGTTGGTGTCTCTACGACAGACCAGCTTGCCAATATCGTCAAGTCGCTCAAGACCAATCCCACCGATCGCAGAATGCTGTTGACTGCTTACAACGTCGGCGAAATTGATCAGATGGCGTTGCCGCCATGCCACATGTTCTGTCAGTTCTTCGTTAACCAGAAGCACAATGAACTAAGCTGCCAAGTCTACATTCGCTCGAACGATCTGTTCCTCGGTCTGCCGTTTAACATTGCGTCTTACGCGCTTCTCACTCACATGCTAGCCCAGGTAACTGGCTACGAAGTAGGCGAGCTCATCATCACGATTGGTGATGCGCACATCTACAAGAACCATTTCGATCAGGTGAATGAGCAATTGACGCGTGAACCATTCCCGCTTCCAGACATTCGTCTAAACCCCGATATCACCAACATTGATTCATTCACGATGGCTGATATCGAGATCGTCGGCTATCACTCTCACCCGGCAATCAAAGCCCCAATGGCAGTCTAAGGACAAACATGAAAATTAAGCCGCCGCTGTACGAGGTCACTGATTCATTCTCGAAGATGATGATCGGTACCATCCCAAAGAAGCTCGTTGAATGGGCTCTTCTGTTGAATCAAGACTTGACCGAAGAGTTCAATGCGGGTGAATTGACAATGCTCGTTACGCCGGAAGGCGGACTCATCGTCGTTCAGGACGTACGAATCATCTGGGTTGGTACGGTATCCAAGATCACTGAGCTCTTCGTGAACGATGCTGATCTGCTAGACGTCAAGAAGAATCTCAACTACTTCGTGGCGGTCGAATCACTCTGCTACGATCCAATGACTGAGCTTCAGAATGTCATTGAAGCGCAGACGGCTCCCAAGATTGCAGCACGACCGCTGCCGCGCGATGAAACGCCAAGCTTCGATCGCTATGGCACCCGCTCAGTGGATACGCCTGTCACGCCTATCCTGCCGGTCTATCCTCCATACGTCCCAACTGACTGGGCTGCTAGCAGCTGTTCTTCGTCGTATAGCTCATCGTACTCCGATAGCTCTTCAAGCTGCTCATCTTCGGACAGTGGTGGAGGCGGTGGCGGTGGAGACTGAAATCTTCAGACACCTGCGTTCTACTTGGTTTGACCGCAGGAACTCTACGCTCATCCCTAACCCGATGGGCGGAGTTTCATTCCTACTTCATCCGCGCGCAGAGAAGACTTACGATTTTTGGGTGTACATCTGCCCGGAGACAGCAACTTTTTCTGCCAAGCAGTCCGTTAAGACTCTAAGAGAGCGCCATGCCGCTGGGATTGTTCCCTTCGGCACCATCTCGCTCACAGATGAACCTCTTATCGAGCAGCTCATTCGATTCGTTCTCAATGAAGAGATGGCTCTTCCTTCAGAACTCGGGAAGCAAATTCTCGAAATCCTAATTTGCAACATCTCAGCTCGTTCCACTTTTGAGAAGGTGAAGCTGGCTGCTTCCTCAGCGGTAGAACTTTATGAAGCGGATTAAATTCGGGGACGTCCTCGATGCAACAAATGGAATCATCGTCCATGGGTGCAATGCCCAGGGCGTAATGGGTAGTGGTCTTGCTAAAGCGGTTAGAGCCAAGTATCCCAAAGCCTTCGCCGATTATGCAGACGCATACACTCAGGGCGGACTTGAGCTAGGTCAGGTTGTTCTTTCGGAGATCACGGACACTCTGGTAATCGCCAATGCAATCACGCAGTGGCATTATGGTCGCGACAAAGTCAAGTACGTCAGCTACCCCGCAATTCAGCAGACGTTCATTGCGATCGCCGAAGCAGCTAGCCAGCTAGATATCGAGGTGCATTATCCAATGATCGGTGCAGGACTAGGTGGCGGTAATTGGGCAGTCATCTCCGAGATCATCGACACGGCATTCGAACCATATCCCGACGTAGCCCGAACCCTCTGGATTTACGAGTAAGCTGGTACGACGGGCGATAAATAGAGCATCTCAAGCCCTACTGTAAGAGCTCCCAAAATGCAGCTTATCCGTCTACTTCAAGAAGCAAGCACACTCAATCTCGTTGACCTAAAGAAGTCAATGAAGAAGGATAAGCGAATTGATCCCCTATTCAAACAGGCTTCAACTCTTGCGGACGTTACAGATCCAGAAGCTTTTCTGGCTACTGTCAAATACTGGCTCCTCAACAACGAGAGCGTAAAAGCTTTCGTCAAGACACGTGACTACGTCAAAGACATCGATCTGGCTACGCTCTCGGGGCTTCGTAAGCTTCGTGGGCCAGATCTGACTGCTCGCGAATTCGACAAGCTAAAAGACTTCGTCAGCAACCTGTTCAAGGAACATACGAGTGTATCCAAAGGTACCCTCTCGCGTGATGCTCGCAAAGATATTGACGACTTCGTAAACACGAACGGCTATCGCCATGACCTCAAGGGATGGGTAGCTAGAGAAATCGGTTCGGTTGATGGGATTCGCCCAAGCAAGCCGACTCTTCTCTATCGCGGTCTGTTGTTCTCCGAGAGCTCTCTAGAGGAGCGTGAACGTTATGACGGTACTCTTGAGAAGGGTAATGGTCTGAAGTTCCTCGAAGCTATTCGCGAAGGCACTCGAATCGTTGATCTCGAATGGGATCGATATTCTTCTTGGACCACCGAAAAGTCTGTCGCAGAACAGTTTGCTAAATTCGGTCCAGCATCGTCCCATACTGGAGCCATGATGCAGTGGTTCGATCGTCAGCGTTCTGGCAAAGCAATTGACGGAGCTCTAGGCTTCATCATCTCTACTCTTGCTGACCCTGAAGACATTCTGCTAGACGTGCGTAAGTACCGGACCGCTTCGGGACAGAACCACGGTGACGAAGCTGAGATGATTTTGAAGCCTGGCACGTACACTTGTCGCATCTCTAAGAAGTACAACACTCAAGGCGAAGTCGATCCCACTGCTGCAGCTAGCACCAAGGGTGAAGATGCAATTTCGAAGATCGTTGATCAGCTCGAAAGCATTACAGTGCCGTATGTTGACATGGAATCTGCTGGCAATCACTGGTCTCATTCAGCCGTTGCGCTCATGAAGAAAGAAGAACTCTTCAAGAAGCTTGTGAGCGATGGTCTGTCAAAGCAAGTCGGCGCATCGTTTGATCAGATGTCCAAGCTTTACAAAGAGACAATGCACGACCTCGGTGAGACCGATCTATCTGCTGAAGGGTATGTCGGTAAGCCTGAAGCTCGTCAGAAGATTTCTACTCTCAGCAAAATCGTCAAGCGTTTCCGCCAGACTCACAAGCATTCCAAGTTCATTACCAAGGACAACTCCGTTGGTACGGTTGCTAAGCATGAGATGAGCGGAGAAGACTACCGTACGACGATCAATCCGGTTGACCTTCGCTTTATCGAACGCGATCTTTTGACTCGTGGTAAGATAGACGATAAGGAAACTGCACGCTCGTTTGAACAGCTTGCTACTATTCTTGGCGTTGAGTTGCCCAAGGGACGTCTGTCGACTCTTGGTGCAGCTAAGCAAGAGCCTGTCATCAATGCCACGCTAGACGCATTCTTCAAGCGTCTCAATGTATCTAAGCCAGAAAATAGACTCGAAGCTATCAAGCTGATGATCACTCTTATGCGCAAAGCTTACCGCAATTTTGACATGCTGAAGGAACTAAACAGCATGCATGAAGCTCTAGGAAACCTGAAGTGAAGTCACAACTAAACGAGCGAGCTGGAAAAGAAGTTCTTCAGACCGCAGATACACTCGTCCAGCATATTCTTGCAGGGCTGCCAGTTGACGAGATGAGAAACAATCGCGGTCAGAATTACGGATCAACGGCGTTCTACCAAATTCGTGTCAAGCCTACTGTGAAGGGTTCCATTCCTCTTGCCGATCTACTCTTGCAGATTGAAAAGTATCTTCGCAATGCAAAGAGTGGGCATCTCGGCATCTCAAATGTTCAGATCAACGATCGCTCTGTTAACTCCGGCAAGTACTCGTCTGTGTCGTTCACTGTCAATGGTATCGACTATGACGTAGTTGCCGCTCTTGGTGGTAACTCTGGCGAGAGCTTTGAGAAAGAACTTCTGCTGAAGATGGACAACCTCGTTGCTACTGGGTCGGGAGCAGAAGACGGTGATCAGGCTCGAGCTGCTTTCTCGGCTCTAGAAGAAGTCGATCCTCTATTCGAGCTCGACAACATCGTATCAGTCTCACCTCGCAGCGGATCGACTCAGCGTAGCGGCAATCTGACTCCTGAAGAGACCGGCGAGATCATCGCAGACATTGTGGTTCACCTTAAGGTCGGCGGTAAGAAGTACGTGTCGGTTAAGAATGCATTGGGTGGAACTGTCGCACAGTTCGGTATCTCGAAAGCGTTCAACGACGACCTCTCTGTCAACACTCGCTCTAATGAGTGGCGCACGTGGCTTGAACCATTTGGTCTAAGCCCAGAAAAGATTGAAGAGGGTCTACGAGCTGCCAAAGATCAAACTGAAGTGGAATGGAATGACATTGAAACGCGGAGCGTCTCTGTTGATAACGATCACCCTATTTTCAGAATCATGCAGCAGATGTGGGGCGCCAACTACTATTACCTGCGCGAGAAGAGAGGTGGCTTCTATGCCATCAAGATTGACAGACAGTATGTCGACAATGTCATTCTTGGCGGGTTGAGAGTAACTGAAATTCGCTATCCTTCAAAGAATAGAAAGCAGATCAACATTTACCTGCAATCAGACTTCATGAAGTTTAAGCTTGAAGCCCGAAACCCACGAGGAAAAGGTTCTGCCAAACCCACGCAGATTCAGCTTACAGTCATGAAAGGTACCGTTGGCTAACCTGCCACTCATAAATACGTTTGTCAAGATAGAGGATTGGAGCAATGTCCAAGATTCCAGAATTCGAAGTTGAAGTCGAAACCGCGCACCATAAGCCACGCACCATCGATAAGAGAAAGCACCATCGCAAGGGCTACTCTGAGGATGTCGATGCGAAGCGCCACTCGCGTATCAGCTTCAAACGTTACCTGCTCGAAATGGAAGAGCAGCTTCTTGACGACGAACTAGACGAGAATCTTTGATGAAGCTTCTCAATCAGGAAGTAGTCTCAAGGGAAGAATTCGAACAGTTTGAAGATGAGGTCATCGACCCCATTGACGAGCGTTTGGTTGCGCTTGAGAATTTTGCACTGCCTACGATCACGGCGATCTTGAAACTGCGAAGGGCCTGCATCGGACTACTCATATGGGCGGCGATATCTGTTCCACTTTTAATCATCGCACTTCTCAAATAGATTAAAGGCTGCTTCGGTGGCCTTTATTTTGCCTCGAACTACCAGTGCGGTCTACTGCTTAAGTCCTTCAAACTTCGCGCCTTTCAGTTTACTTCTGATTAGAAGCAGGATATAATGGTCTTACGTTAACCTGACTAGGCCTTCTGATGACTTTGCTGATACTCGCCGGTGCTCTCTACATTACCCTCTATTGGGGTCTGCGTATCTTCTTCAACGAATACTACGCGAAATGGATCACACTGACGGTCGTCGTGGGCGCATTCGTCGCAACCCTCTGCATGGTCGTGGGTCTCGGTCTGATACCGATTTTCGGCGACTACGACTACTTCAAGCGAATCGATCTCGACGCCAACCTCACTGATGGGTACGAAGCGTTCATCGACAGTCGCTCACCCAACGGGCCTTCGGCACTCGGTTGGTATCTCCTCTATCCCTACGTAGCGCTCGCGCAGTTCATCGTGTGGTACTTGCAGATTTTCTTCCTACACTTCAAGTTCCACTTCATCTTCACGCATGGCCTGGGCGTCTACATCATGTACGTCTTCTGCCGATTCGCCTTCGATCAGAACGTCAACCTCATGAACCCTGATCGCCGCTTTGGTATCGAACGAGATGAGGATGGGAATATCATCCAGTAACGATACTTCACACTCAACCTGATCAAGCCGGCGAATCGCCGGCTTTTTCATATCCTGGTACCGGGCCTGGATGAGTCGCTGTCCTAAATACCCTTGACCATCTCATCACATCGGAATCGAAGATCCGATCCCCGCTAAAGCTAGGAAGGACAGGCATCCACCAAAATGGGACATGATATGAAATCTTACGGCATTGAAGCCGCGTCCGATGGAACGCGTATTGACTTTAACGACATCTCTATCGAATCTCTAGGTGCGCACGTTCTCTTCGGCGATGTTGATGAAGAGACGACCAAGGAAGCAAGCATATTTCTCCTCAAAGCTAGTCAGCTCTTTCGCAACAAGGAACTAACCTTCTTCATCAATACGTGTGGTGGACACGCTTATGATGGCTTCGCTCTAATTGACCTCATGGAAATTTGCAAGCTGCCAATCAAGACCGTTGGCCTCGGCAGCGTAATGTCTATGGGCGTCTACATCTTTGCCGCTGGTACCAAGGGCCGCAGAATTCTAACCAAGAACACACTCGTCATGGCTCACCAGTTCTCAGGTGGTACTCATGGTAAGTATCATGAGCTCATTCAAGATCATAAGGCCAATGAGTACCTCAGACACCAGACCCTACAACACTTCAAGCGTCATACTACTATGACCGAGAAGCAGATTGATGATATTCTTTTTGGGGCGTCAGATAGATACCTGACGCCATCTGAGTGTAAGAAGTTTGGAATCTGCGATCAAATCGTTGATGAGCTTCCGGACTTCAACGTAGATTTCTCTACTACTGCCCGTTCGCCTGTTCGGCAGCCTCGGCTTGCAAAGCCTCGAACTCCCGCCGCTGGATCAAAGCGTCAACCTCGTTGATAAAGCCAAGGTACTGACTTGCGTATGATGCACCAGCACCACGCATGTTGTAGTAGAGTGTCGTCAGCTGAGATTTGGTTTCATACAGCTGGCTAATCGTTAATTCGTACCACTCGTTTCGGCCTGGAATTTTTTGCTTCTCCATGCTTTACTCCTTATGTAATGAGGGCTCTAGGATTAGAGCCCTTTCTTTTGTGATGGGCCAGACATTTGCGAGGACTCGATCAAGCCACCATCCTGGGAACTTGTCGTCTTCGTAAAGCTCGAATGAGAAAAGATTTCCCAATCGAAGGTCTTCAACCCACATTGCTACGGTAACGTCCATCCATTTCTTGCCATGGAAATAACCGTTCTTCTGTGAGCACGTTCCGCTTCCGCGTGATTCGTACTCGTACATCTCGTACAGCATATCTTCGCTGAAATCTAAGCTCGATTCAAAATCACGAGCGAAGACACGATAGATGGGAACCATCTTCAGGAAGTTCTTACCAAGCCTCTTGCGTTTAGCGAGTTCATTTCGTTATCCTCCTGGATTTGTTACTGTGTAGAGCCCCAGACCTTCTCAATTTCTTTGCGAAGATCAATAGAGACGTAGATGCTATCAACGCTCAATTCTTCCTGCGCAGCGTCGTACTTTTCGCCTTCTGGATCGTCTTTTGCATTCTCTAGGGTCTTAAGGTAGGCTGCAATTTTCTTATCAGACGCAGCATCGCGCTGATACTCAAACGTAATGGTGTGGTAGGACGCTTCATCATTGATCGTTTTCTTCTCTAGGGCGAAGTTTACGGCAATTCTGGTTTTGTCTTTTGTGATTAGCGTGAGTTCAAATTCTGCTGGAAACCCGTAATCCGCGATATCTTGAGCGAGGCGATTGATCATCTTGCTGTTAACGAGCGCGAAGGTATCAATTGAAGAAGGCATTCCTTCCTTTAGAATTGGCAGCTGCTTGACTTGAGATAGCTTCATGGTTGGGTCCTTTAAGGTAGCTTGGAGTACTTTTCGTTTAGAGACTCTAGCGACTCGAAACCAAAAGCGTATTTGAGTTGATCCCAGCGCGTAAGGAAATGAACCTTACCGGCGAGAGTGACTAGCATAGGTCGTTCAGACCCACGGTGGTATAGTGACATCTTTTTGATGGTACCATCTCCAGATTGCATCTGCCATTCAGCAGCTGCCTTACGATTTAGCTCAGTGGCACCATGACCAATCCAACGATCGGGTGGTGGGATTGGTTCTCTGTTCTGGTCTGTCATGATAGGATTCCGAAGTGTTCAGGAGTACGAGTATTTATGATCAGACGGAGCCTGGGTCGACAAGAAGTTCTTGACTCTTTACTGATGAACTCCAGCAGCCCGCTATAAATACCATCGTGCTTAACAAGCACCATTCAACCCCAGGGAATCAACAATGAAACTCAACGAAATCAAGAACGTGAAAGCTGGTGATTACGACCTCACAGAAGGCGTCATCCCTATTCACATTACGATGACCCTCCAGCAGGTCCTAAACGACGGCAAGGTCACGAATCCCGTTCAGCATTTCATGATGGCGGCTTTGATCGAAATGTTCAAGGGTGGCGGTCCATATCGCTGGCCTCGCGAACTTAACTCGTATGAGATGGCGACTAACGCTGATCTGATTGAGTCGGTCAAGAAGCTAACTGACGAAGAGGCAACCTCTATCTCAGCATGGCTGCTTGATTCCCTGCAGTTCCCAGCGAACTTCGAATCTAATCCATACGGTGCTCATCCCTACCAAGATCCGGTAGAGTGGGTGCGATGGGTTCTTCGCAAGCAAGACTAACCCAACCACTCAACAAAGGAGAAGTGCAGAACTCTCGCGGATGAATTTTGCCCGGTGACTGGCCCATAACCGCAACTAACACGTAAGGGGATTCTAAATGCCTCGCGCAAAGAAGAATAAGTACCCACCAGCAGCAGTTCCCAGCGAACACCAGGGACAGGCCGTTAGGATCAAACATCAGATCAAACCAAAGAATTACGCGCAAGAACAGTACATCGATTCTCTACGTGAAGTACCATTGACCATCTGTGCTGGGCCTGCAGGCTCAGGAAAAACTTACCTCGTCACTTCCATAGCTCTTGAGAAGCTACTCTCTGGTGAAGTCGAGCGTATCGTACTAACAAGACCCGTAGTTGAAGCAGGCGAAAGCCTAGGATTCCTACCGGGCACTCTCGAAGAAAAACTCGATCCCTATCTACTCCCTCTTAAGGATGCTCTCGAAGACCACATCGGTCCCGCAGCAACCAAACGTCTATTCGAGTCGGGGAAGATTGAGATCGCACCACTGGCTTTCATGAGAGGACGTACGTTCAATAGATGCTTCGTAATCCTAGATGAAGCTCAAAATGCCACAGTGGACCAGGTCAAGATGTTTGTAACGCGCATGGGCTACCATAGCATCTTTGCAATCAACGGAGACATTACTCAGAGCGATCTTGAAGCACCTAAGGGTGTCAATGCTAACGCATGGGAAAATGGTCTCGAATACGTAATCCGCAAACTAACAGGGAGGGACGCAAGTATCAATTTTATCGAGTTCCAAAACAGAGACGTTGTACGCTCTGAAATGGTCAAGAAGATTTTGAATCTGCTAGACTCTCCAGACGAACGTCCAGCTTCACACAACGCTGACCGCAATGGCACGAACGGAGCACGGGCTCTGATTCACCGCTAAGCGGAAGCACTTCGTCAATAGACCTGGGGTCGGTTCTAAAGGAGGGCCGGCCCCAGCGCTTTTTCGCTGTCCAATAAATACGCAGGATAATCACCCTCAGCTAATCAATACCGGCATGCTGAGAAAACTTACATGTGAACCGGCGCATTGGAGACGACATGAGCTACATCGTAAATTGGTCCAGCACTGGCAGCCCAGGCGGTAAGCCAGCTATCACCGTAGCAGAGCGCACATTTGACGCTGCTTCTACTTCACTGGTTCTGACTGGTAAGGGCCTTAACAACTATGGTCTGTTCCAGCAGGAAAACTTCCTTAAGCTTCTTGAGAACTTCGCGTACTTCGATTCGCCACCAGCGCCGACTACTGGTCAGCTTTGGTACAGTACTGCCGACGAGTGCCTGAAGATTTGGGATGGCACTGAGTGGAAGAACGTTTGTGCTGACGCTGCATTCGGTCTGGGCGATTACAGCCCAACAGTTGGTCCAATCGGATTCGCTGCACGAATCAACCGCATTATTGGTACGCCTGATGGTCCAGAACCAGGTGACGTAGTACCAACCACCGTTTGGGGTTGGGGTCAAACCGACTGGGTACCAACATATAATGCCAGTGGTGCACTAGATTCGACGTCGATTGCTCGTGAAGCAGATCTGCCAGGCGGCGAAGTATTCCCACGCACGTTCAACAACAATGCTTGGGCGATTGCTATCTCTCGTCTACGTAAGGCTCTTCGCCAGACAGGTCTCGACGAATCGGAAACTTCGCTTGTGGGCTTTGTCAACGATGGGCTGCCTAATAGCCCAGGCAATTCCCTTGCCAATGCGTACAACAACTTCGTTTCTGGTACTGGCACAATCGCAAACATTGCTGCTGGTTACGGCGGTCTTAGCACTACTGCTCTAACTGATGCATACTTGGCAACTGAAGCTGCTCTTGACGCACTTGAGCTGCATCGCTTCTCTCTTGGCGCTGGTCAGTCGGAATACAGCAATGAGGGTGGCCCAGTTCGTGACACATCTCTTGGCTTCGACCTAAACATCCCAACTGCTGTTGACGAATACATCCACACAGTGACGGTTGACTTTGAAGACGAGGCCGCCGCCGAAGCATTCTTCAATGCTGGTGGACTGATTCAATTCGAACCAAGCTTCACACCTTCGGAAGGTTCACCTTCTAATGTGGAGCAGGATTGGGAAATCTTCCTCAACGCCTTCTCTGGCTTCTGCTTTGACTACTACGGTGTCAAGACTACGCCAGCATACCGCTCGCCAAGCTTCACCCCAACGTACCTACCCGTAGTTGATGGTGGCACCGAGTACTTGGGATACTACGATCTCAACAGCACGTATCAGACCATTTTCCAGCGCGACGTACTTGATACACCGGGCAACATTTTCGTCTACTCGACGCCAACTAACGGTGGTATGATCATCCGTGCTCGCAAGGCGGTCTCTGGTCTGAACTATCGTGTAACGTTTGCAATTGAATACCGTCTGTTGAACGTAACCACCGGTCTACCTGGTCAAAATGACACGACAGATACTCAGCTTAACGGCGCTCTTGCTTCTGAAATTGGTGTGTACTACGCATCTGCTGAAAACTGCAACAGCCCAGGCATCGCCGCACCTGTCGTAGCCCACAGCGGTACGTTCACAGAGTCAGGAGCCTGATCAATTCTAGCGTGATTGCAGGTTAGATAAATAAGAGGAGCCGTTCACAACGGCTCCTCTTTCATATGGAATCAGATAATGCAGAAACCGAATCATGACCTTCAGGCTGCCATAGATACGCGTCTAGAAGAGGCGTTGGTACACGCCAACTATCGCACGACCCTGAATATTCAAAAGCAGAATGCGCGGCTCAAGCTAGAGAATGCGCTAGTGTATGCCACGTCCGGCGGCACTTTCCAGATCAATCCCGCTCTAATTTCTTTCGCTGCCGCTCTTGTTACAGGCGGCAAAACGTCTGTGACTCTTCTGGACGTGAACGCGAATCCAATTCAGATCGAAGACATTTCAGAGTTCTACCAGAAGATTCTCGATATCTATTCTGAGGCGCTCAACGATTACACAATCCAGATAAAGACTCTGGGCAAAGCGAGAACCACTAAGGCTGTAGTAGGGGCACGCTGATGTCCAGAGGTATCGTTCTTTTCGGAGTAAACAACTCCAAGGTTGACTATGTTCAGCTTGCCGTGATGGCAGCTGCGTTCATCCGCAAGAATATGCCTGGAATTCCAATCGCGCTGATCACTGACGAAGACAGCCGAAACTCGCAGCTCGGTAAGCACAAGTGGAAACTTGACAATATCGATCGAGTCATTCTGCTACCAAAGACCGAACAGCGGTTTGAAAACTCTCGCGTCTATCGCGACACCAAATACCATGGAGTCGAATCGACCTTTAAGAACGAAACGCGGTCGAGCGTCTATTCACTCTCACCATTTGACGAGACGCTCTTGATTGACGTCGATTACCTCGTATGTAATGGCGCACTCAATGCCGTCTGGGGTAACGATGAAGAGGTGATGATCAATCGCGATGCCACAAGTCTACTTCATACTCCCATGCAGGGGCACGAGTTCAGGCTTAATCTCTTTGGCATCAGAATGTACTGGGCAACCGTCATCTACTTTAGAAAGGGTGACAAGGCAAAGCTACTATTCGATTTGGTTGACTTCATCAAAGAGAACTGGCAGTACTACGTGATGCTCTACGAAATTCCAGGTACGCTCTTCAGAAACGATTACGCCTTCTCAATAGCCATTCACATCCTTAACGGCTTCGTAGATGGCAATGATTCAGTGTCACCTCTCCCCATCCCGTCTATTCTGACATCACTCGACACTGACCAGTTCTTTGCAATCCACTCTCCAACCGATCTGTCACTATTCGCTAACGATCCAGCCGAGACTTGGAAGTTCTACGTAACAAGGTTGAGCGGAGTCAACGTGCACTGCATGAACAAGCTATCGCTGTTGAACAACATGGACGCTATCATGGAGACTCTGTCATGAGCAGAGGGTACTTTACTATTGCTCAAGGACAGGCCTACCAGCGGCTTGCGTACGCTCTTGCGCTCTCACTGAAAATCTCTCAGCCAAAAGAGTTTTCGAAGCTTTCTATCGGCGTTACTAGTGAAGAGCTGAAGACTGTCAACCCCAAGTACAAGAAAGTGTTTGACGAGATCGTCGAAATTCCCTGGAAAGATCATGCTGAGAAATCATCATGGAAGCTAGAGAATGAGTGGAAGGCTATCTACATGACGCCTTACGAAGAGACCATTAAGCTTGATGCCGACATGCTCTTTCCTTCTGACGTTAGCGCTTGGTGGGACGCGATGTCTTACAGTGATGGTATCTTCTGTACTGCTCCCATCTCGTACAGAGGTGAGAAGATCACCAGCGACTTCTACCGCAAGACGTATACAGAGTCTGGACTTCCAAACGTTTACACGGCGATGTTCTACTTCAAGAAGAACGATGTCAACTACGAACTGTTCCAACTAGCAGAAGACATCTTCAACAATTGGGAACGATACTTCTATGAGTTCCTGGGGCCAGACAACCGTCCTAAGATCGTGTCCACTGACGTAGTGTTCGCAATCGCTGCCAAGATTCTGAATTACGAAGAGCACAATCGTACGCCTCATCTAAACCTACCAACCTTTGTGCACATGAAGAGTCAGCTACAGGGCTGGACAGACAATCGGTTTATGGTTGAAGATTGGACGAAAATGATTCCCAGTTACTTCGGCCGCGATTGCTCGATCATGATAGGCAATTACAAGCAGACGCTACCGTTCCACTATCACGTAAAAGAATTCGTGACAGACAAGATGATCGCGACTATGGAAAGGAAGTTGGGCATATGAGTGCGCCGATCAGTATTCTAGGCAAGATTGACATCACACAGACTGTGAATGAGATCAATGTGACTCTTCCAGTAGAACGCCAGCCAGTCCAATTTTACGCGCATGTAGGCGTGCGACACGGCCGCATCATGAGCATCTCTCGTCGCCCACAAGCGGGCGAGAATATGGTCAGCATCCCAATCGACAAAGACCTAGCTGAAGACTTCACGAGCGGCAAGAAGCGTCCAGGCCGATGGCTTGCTATCAAGCGGGGTGACGAATACATCCTCATGGATAGCCGCGATCTATCGAAGCTAAAGTACGAAAGAGTCGAAGGTCTTGTCATGCAGGAAGTTCCCGAGGAAGACTCTGAAAATGTAGACATCAGGGTTGAGATTGGTAAGGTACCTGACGCAGTGTTGATTCATTTCAATGGAGAGCGGATCAGCAGGTGGAAGGAACCTGCTAAACTGTACTTCACCGCCGAGGGAAACCCAACCTTCCTGAAATGCGCTTTCTCGCTGGATGTAAATATCATGAACGAGATCACTGCCGCAAATGGCCTAAGTGAGTGGCCTAACCCGCTAGTTCTACATCTTCCTCAAGCAGAAGACACCTCTGTCTACACTGCCAAATCAAACATCAAAATGGTCATCATACGTCATGAAGCAAGCAATCACCGAGTTTGACCTCTTCTACATCTCATACGATGAACCTCAGAAAGAAGAGTATTGGGCCAAAATACAAGAGCTAGCTCCATGGGCTAAGCGAGTAGATGGCGTCAAGGGTTTCGACAGTGCCCACAAGGCATGTGCAGAACAATCGGAAACGGAACGCTTTATCACGATTGACGGTGACAACATCGTCTATCCTGAATTCTTCGATCTCCAGATCGAAATCCCAGAGAAGCTTCACGACAAGACTCTCAGCTGGGCTGGTCGCAATGTCATCAATGGACTTTGCTATGGCAACGGCGGGGCAAAGCTGTGGACGAAAGAATTCGTTCTCAATATGCGCACCCATGAGAATGCCACAAATGACGCAGAGAAGGTCGACTTCTGCTGGGACGACAAGTACGTTCAGCTAAATGGTGTCTACACTGATACGTGCCCAAATGGTTCTCCATTCCAAGCATTTAGAGCTGGCTTCCGTGAAGGTGTCAAGATGACTCTGGATCGTGGTGTCAAAGCTGGTGAGGGTGTCATCAACAAGTACCTGCACGAAAAGAATTACCGTCGTCTGCTTATCTGGGCAACAATCGGGGCTGACGTAGAGAATGGTGATTGGGCTATCTACGGTACTCGTCTCGGTATCTATATGGCCAACATCGACAAGACGTTTGACATCTCTCAAATTTCTGACTACGAGTGGTTTAAGAAGTATTGGGATGATCACATCATTTGGCGCTTTGCAGACTTCCCAGAAATAGAGTGTACGCATTGGTGCCCCCGCACCAAACTAAGATGGAACAACAACGAGCTTCGTAAAGAGAGCGCCGAACTAATCATTCCACTCAACAGAGAGCTGGGTATGACGATAGCCAACTTCAATGAAGAGCAGTCTCGCTTCTTCAAGTCTGTCTACGAACCACCAAAGCGCACGATGAATCCGCTTGCCACCGAAATTGAGGTTGATCAATGAAGCTGAATACAAACATCCCCGGTTGGAGCTCTGAGAAGAAGCTTGAACGACTGGCTATTCTTGCCGCCCAGGTACCGTTCAACGGATGGATCGTTGAAGTTGGCAGCTTCTGTGGTCGCAGCGCATATGCGATGGGAATGAACAAGCCGAATAATGTCAAGCTGACGTGCTTTGACATGTTCCCGGATCAGCCGCAGGAGATTCCCGACACCTGCCTAGGTGATCGATCCCGCCCATACTCGTACCAGGAATTCCTGCGCAATACGAGCGAAGTGGTGAACCTTGAAACTGTTCGTGCTTACATGCCACTCAACGTAGAGTACCTCAATTTCTCCAAGAAGATTGATCTGCTCTTTATCGACTGCGTTCACACCTATGAAGCTGTTCGAGATGACATTAACACGTGGCATCGATTCATGGCTAAGGATGGCATCATCGTGTTCGACGATTACTTCGATATGTTCCCAGGCTGCATCCAAGCGGTAGACGAATTCTGCGGGCGCGTATCTCCTCGAATGGTCACCATTGAAGAATGCGCAGCGTGGGTCTGGCTTTAACGAATGAAGTGTCAAGCCGTTCTTATCTCAGGCGAGCTACGCTTTCTAGAGCAGTGCTTGCCGACAATGAAGTTCATCAACGATTCGGTTGATGTCTATGTTAGTACGTGGGATAAGGTCTCAATCAAGAACGATCTGCTCGGCATCGATATTCAGGAAGACGTAACCGAAGAGCGCATTAGAAAGCTGCTACCAAACGCTACCATTCTTATCGAGCCAGCAGAATGCTTTACGACCAAAAGATATAGCGATCACATGGTGCATCGCTGGTTGGCTGGCTGGGAAATGATTCGTGCTAGTGGGAAGCGATACAAGAAGATCATCGTCGTTCGACCCGACCTTTATATCGATCCGCAGTCTACGGCAAAACAGCAGACGCTGCACGATGAAGACGTTCTTGAGATCATGTGGAACACTCGCGATGATGTCAAGGCTGATACGATGTTCGCTGCATCATTCGAAGTCCTCGATAGAATCTTCTCAAACATCTCAGTCGATGATTGGCAGACCAATCGTCAGGGCGACGTGCACAAATGGTGGGCGAACAAGGTAAACACTTACGCACAAGTACCCATTGAGTTCATGTTCGAGCATGTACCGCTCACGTTCTTTAGACCTTCGAACAACCTGGAGATCAAGAGCATTCAGGATGTCCATACTCGGCACGATGATTGGCGTGATGCGCACATCGTAAATACTTCTAAGAAGCATGGTAACTACAAGGTCGCTGTGCAATCTTGGAGCTATGACATTACCGAAGAAGCACTGCTCACCTATCGTTCCGGGCGTCTCAATAGAAAGAAAGGCAACAAGACTCTCGTCATCTATTCGGGTGAAATCAGAAACTATCACGCGGGCCTACTTACGCTACCGCTTTTCGGCGATGCTGATGTTGCTGTCGTTGCATGGGGCACGCCTGAAGCCCACCGCTTTGCTAGAATAGTCAGAGCTGACTACGTACATCTTGACAACTTCGAACAGTTCAAGAGTGAGATGAAGAAGAAGAAGTCGAAGCTTCAGGATACTGTTGAATACATGTTGAGCCACTGGGAGCGAGCGGCTTTCCTATTTGCATCTTCAGACTACGAGCGCATCGTGATTATCAGGCCAGACGTTTTCATCTGGGCTAAGCATTGGCTCTACGAAATTCCTCTTGAGGGTATTGTGCTCAACAAGAACCCAGCAGATGATCGCTCGAACGATATGTGGTTCATGTTTGGGAAGGACATGTGGTCGTATTTCAGAAAGCTCCCTGCCAGACTGCGAACGCTTTCGCTAACGACCAAGGACAAAGATTTACATTCGATGCTACCAATGGTCACTCAAGACATTACGTTTGGTAGCGAAGAAGCAACCGACATCATCTTCACCGAAGTTGTTCAGAGAGATACCTTCGAGTTCTTCTTGGATGACGAGTACAATCGAGATTTCTACACAGCTATCCTCGCAGACTCTGCTTCGTGGTGGCGTAAAACAAACAAGAGCAGATATCACATATTTGCTAGAGGACTCTAATGTCAAACGAAGATAGAATCTCCAGACTGAAAGACAAGGTTGAGAAGCTAAATGCCGTCTCACCTACGTTTTGTACTGCGAAGTGGCTGACGTCAACTACTACGCTCTATAACGGCTTCACGCACTCGTGCCACCACCCAGTGCCCCACAAGATCAAGCTTGAGGACCTAGAGAAGTCTTCGACCGCCCTTCACAATACGCCGACCAAGATCGCAGCTCGTCAAGACATGCTAGATGGTGTACAGACGAAAGAGTGCGACTACTGCTGGAACATTGAGAACCTTGGTGAGGAACACTTCTCTGATCGCCACTACAAGTCTGCTAACGTAGGCATGGGCCTCTGGGAAAACTTTGACAATGCCGTTGATTCAGGACTGGGACAGAACATCAACCCCGTCTACCTCGAAGTAGCTTTCGAAAACACTTGCAACTTCAAGTGCACCTACTGCTCCCCAGACGTTTCATCCCGTTGGATGGAAGAGATTGTCAAGCATGGCGGTTACAAGCTGGCCAATGGTGACAACCATCATGATCTAGACTGGCTTCGCGGTCAGGGTAAGCTTGCGTATCACCACACAGAAGTCAACCCGTACATCGACAAGTTCTGGGAATGGTGGCCTGAACTCTATCAGGCGCTTCACACCTTCCGCATTACCGGTGGCGAACCACTGCTGTCCAAGAATACGTGGAGAGTGTTTGACTACATCAAAGAGAATCCTCGTAAGGAACTCAAGCTTGAAGTCAACACGAACATGGGTATTCCACATAAGCTCGTTGAGAAGCTTGTTGAGAGCATCAATGACATCCGCGAAAAGTGTAAAGGCGTCATCATCTTCACGTCAGCAGAATCAGTTCGCGAGCAGGCAGAGTACAGTCGCTTCGGTATGGATTGGGATTTGTATGTCCAGAACATTTCGTACCTTCTAGACAACACACCAAGTGATGTCACATTGGGCATGATGACGACGGTTGATCTACTATCTTCCGAATCATTCGACGACTTCATTCGATTCGTCTGCGCATTGAGAAAGAAGTACGATGTGAATCGTGCTCGCTCACGCATTACGTTGAGTGTCAATTACTTGCGCTGGCCTTCTCATCAGCAGATTACGCTGCTTGACGACGTACAGCGAAAGGTATTTGCCGACAAGATGATCGCTGTAGTCAAGGAGATGACTCAGGGCGGATACGACGTCAACGGTAATTTGTACATTGAGGAGGTCGATCAGATCAATCGTCTGGTAGATTGGATCAATTCGACACCACAGGATACTGCTCAGCTCGCCAACACTTATTCTGTTTTCTCCGAGATGGACACGAGACGCGGAACAGACTTCATCAAAACCTTCCCATCTCTAGAAGCTATCTGGAATCAGGGTAAGGCAATCAGTGAACAGGCCTGGAAGCCGCTAGCAGATCCAGTTTGGCGAAGCAAGACCTGATAGTTTACTTACGGTGGCATGCGTGATATAATTTTCGTATGACCTACAAGCTCTTCATCGATGACCTGCGAGACCCGATCGATAACGATTGGGTCATTGCTCGTTCTTCGGCTGAAGCACGCCGCGTTGTCTTCTCGCGCGGCTTCCCATACTTCATCAGCTTCGACCATGATCTTGGTGGAGATGACACCGCAATTCCTTTCGTTCGGTGGATGATCGACTACAGCCTCGACAATCCCGACATCATCTTCCCTGCCGACTTCTACGTTCACAGTGCGAATCCAGTTGGCGCGGCAAACATTCGTGGCCTCATGAACTCGTACATCGCACATCTCAACAAGAGGGCTTCTTGACATGATCTCGATTCACAGCTACCCGCGACATGTGCACCCATTCGACAGAGAACAGACTATCGTCGTCGAGGGTGGTGGCACGCTCCTGCCAGTCAAAATCGTAGATGTCAAAGCTGCAGCTGCGAAGGCGATCTTTGACATTCGATTCCAGGCTCTTCAAGATGCCCGCAAGACCATCGACCGCATGCGCGAAATGTTCAAGGGTTGGGCCCAGCGCCAGATCGAGGAAGTGGACAAGTACAATAGCAGCTTCCTCGTGCGCAATTACTTCAAGAAGAAGCGCGAGATTCCAGATATGGACTCGCTCATGAAGAGCTACGATTACACTGGTCAGATTTTCGCTGACTACGACAACCCCGACAAGGACATCGAGAACGATTCGAGTGTCATGCGGATGCACATCAATACCGACAGATACCAGAGACTGACCCAGCTCGCTAATCTCCATGCAGATGGAGACGACTCGGTCATGTACATTTCTCTGAAGGACTCAGAGTTCGTCGGCTATGATCGGTTCATGGCTGAGCGTAAACAGAAGGTCTAATCGTCAGTTTACTTCTGATTGAGATCAGGTTAGAATTAACCATCTGCTGAGGAACCTTCTGATGAAAAGCTCTGCTTCTACCATCCCCGTCAAAGTCAAGCACGTTCGCGAATGTGCCAAAGTCAATCTTCAGGCACGCCTTGAACGCATCTACGACGAGTTGGCCGTTCGCGCCGAACAGCACATCAAGCGAACCAACGCTGAAAATCGCTGCATCTTCCGTCGTCTCGGCTGGTCAAAGAAGCTCGACGTACCGACTGTCGAGCAACTCGTTTCCAAGTGGAAGGAAGAATACGCCAACGGCACCCTGCCCCACATGACCGAACAGTGGTGGGCTTATAGCCGCACCGATTCCGATTGGTGGCGTCGTATCGAAACCCTCAGCACCCTGCCCGAAAGCAAGGATGAAGAGGTCATGAATCTGTCCATCGACGATGTCAGGATTATCGGCTTCAACGGCTTCATCCACGCCGTCTCTAAGGCGATCAACCCGTGATCGGCATCGGCATCGGCATCGGCATGGAAGTCTTCTTCCGCTCGCGCGTCTACGAGCCGCCCTTCTCCCCATACTACGACGCTTACAAAGGTCACAAATTCCAGGTCGTCAAGCTTCATCATGGCGACCACATCGAACTCAAGTGCATCTCCGATCCGACCGTCAAGGTCAACGGGTATGTCCACATTGAAGACCTGAAGAGAGCCTAAGAAAATGTTGACGATCAACCACATCGATGAACTCCGCGCCGTTGTTTCTGGCAAGGAAGAAATCCGCGAGTCGCGTATCTGCACGAACGCCATCTCATTCTGCTACATGATCGGCGGTGCCAACACCTTCGACTCCGACCATGCACGTGAGTGCCGTGGTATCGTCTTCAGCGCGGAAACTGGCGCTGTGATCGGCCGTCCTTTCCACAAGTTCTTCAACCTTGGCGAGCGTGAAGAGACGCAGCCTCACGTTGTCGACTGGTCGAAGGTCGTGCGTGTCATGGACAAGCGCGATGGTTCGATGATCCATTCCGTAAACGACAACGGAACGATCCGCATCAAGACGAAGAAGTCCTTCAACTCTGACGTGGCTGTGTCTGTCCAGACGTGGCTTGCTGGCGACTCTGTTGAAGCTTCCAATGTTCGCAAGATGCTCAACCACGAACAGTTCAAGTACAAGACTGTCATCTTCGAGTGGACGTCTCCTCAGGACCGTATCGTGCTGGCCTACGACAAGCCTTCGCTGGTTCTGCTGCACGTCCGTGACAACGTGACGGGTCAGTACATGAACCTCCAGGACCTCCACGTTCTGTCGACCTACTACAACGTTCCTCTGGTTGACGAGGTGGATGAGTTCTTCGAGACCGTCGAAATCAACGAGATGGACAGCGTCCCGCGTCGTCGCTTCAGCATCAAGAAGATGATCGAAGCCGCTGCTACCCGCGAGGGTGTCGAGGGCTGGATCGTACAGCTCGAAAGCGGCGAGATGATCAAGGTCAAGACGGAATGGTACCTTGCTCGCCACAAGGTCATGACGTTCCTCCGTGAGCGTGACATCGCTGAGCTCGTGATGAACGAGCAGGTGGATGACTTCAAGTCTTTGCTTTCGAGCAAGGGTGTTGACATCACCGAGGTCCTCGAGATCGAAGAGCGTGTGCTGCAGTTCTTCCGCGATCTGTTCAATGAGGTCGAGGCGGCAGTTGACGGGTCGGTTGGTCTGACGGCTCGTGAGATGGCCGAGAAGTTCAAGGAGCATGCTCTGCGCGGTCTGATCATGAACAAGTTCAACGGTAAGGTGCCTCGCTATCTCGAGTACTTCGAGCGCAACATCTTGAAGTCCGAGTTCTCGCTCCGTACCCTCATCCTCAAGGACGTCAACGGTCATGAAGTCGAAAACTGAAACTGCGAGCATCGAAGATGTCTCGACGAAGGAGCTGCTTAACGCGCTCCATCCGTTTTACCATCCGCTGTACTACGGCGATGACAGTGAGCGACAGCAAATTCTCGTTGCGCATCGTACTGTGGCAGGTGGCAAGTCTGTTCCCATCTATGCCACCGAATCGCAGGTTCGCCAAGAGCTTGCGAAGCGTCCTCACCTTCCTTCGAAGCGTGAGGGTGCGGCTCTTCGACGTGCCAGAGCAAAAGCTGGCGTGTGATGCAACTCTCTGAAGCCGAATACAACGCTTTACGCTATGTCAATCGACATGGTTCGATTCTTGTCACCAAGATTGACAGCAAGAACAGTCGAGATGTGTTCGGAGAAATTGTGCCAGGGATGGCAGTGTTCAAGAAGCTAGAAAAGAAAGGACTGCTCGTCTTCACTGAAGAAGACGAAGATGAGGAAGGCTTTGCATTTACCGAGGAAGTCTACATTACTGAGCTTGGCGTCAAGACTGCCAAAGCTCTCAAGCTCTAGGAGCACGATGATGGCGATGAAAGCGAAACTGAAATTCGACAAGTGGGAAATCGATGTGCAGGAAGGCACGAAGACTCGTCGAGCAGAAGCAAACCTGAAGCTTAATTCTGGTGGGCATCACGGCAGCATGCGTGTTGATACGCTTATCGAAATCCTCAAGAAGTTCCCCGCTGGCTGCGAAGTCACGGCTCTTGAAGAGGATGGTGAGGGCATTCTCAATCTGTATCTCGAGGAGTCAGTGCCCCTCACTCCCACCGAGCTTGCTTACGAGCATGAACAGGAAGAGAAGCGGATTGAATCCGGCAAGCGCTTCCACACCATGTACGAGAATATGCGCGAGCGCTCACTTGCTGCTCGAGCACTTGCGCTTGAGGAAGAACGATGAGCGACCAGAAGCCAGCTGAATACGTTCGCTCGACGCATGATGTCTGGCGCATTTGGAGCGCAGGCTTCGAATCCATTCCATGCTACTGCGAAGCCACGATGGACCACCAAATCGGCAATGAAAAGCTGAGGAGTAAAGAAAATGGCCGGACGTGAACCACGCCCAACGCGCCGAGTTCGTGGTCCAAAGACGACCAGACGTTTCCTCGGCCCTGGTGACATGGGTACCATCAAGCACGATGCTGATGTTTACAACTCTCAGGAAAAGCGCGGTGAGCTGAAGCGCACCAACAACCGCTACATCGCCATCTGCGGATGCGGTGTAACTGGTTGCGCAATCCACTCATCGTATTCCGGTACGCTGGAGCCCAAAGATGGCTGAGCTTCGTTACGATACCTGGAAGCGTAGCCCAGAAGAAGCTCTTCAGCGCGCATTCGATGAGCACATGGAACGTGTGCCTTGGCCCGGCAAGCATGATCAATCGGCTTTCCTCTGGCAGAGTCTGAAAGGTAAAGGCGAAAATACTACCTACGGATCGTTCCAAACAATCAGAAAGAATTCTCTCGAAGGCCGCAAATACGAAATCCAGTTCTGGGATGGTCAAGTCACCATTCACTGGCTCGATGTCGTTCACAATGCGCGCGCTCCGTGGCCCAATAGAAACGAATGGATAGATGAGGATAGAGAGGGATGGCCACCAAAGTGCTAATGATGTCCAAGAAGAAGCGAGCCGCTCTTCAGAAGCAGATCACAGAGACTGGACGCAAGAACCTGAAGGAGCTTCAGGAACTAATGGGTCCGCTCTTTGCTTCGCCTGGAAGGCGTGCAACCAATTCGAAGCCGTCTAAGCTCGCCGTCATTCCAAAATACCGGGCAGAAGACACGAGCAAGTACCCTTCGCACGAATCGACTGGTGGTAAGGACTCGACAGCAAAGAAGAGTTCTCCAACCTACACTGGCGATAAGCTGAAAGGCATCGCTACCATGCATAAGTCGAACATGGTTCCAATCTTCAGCAGCGAAGAAGCTGTTGAGGTCGCGCGTATGCGCCGCAACTAAGGACAACACATGAGCAAGATGATTCCGGTTAGAATTGAAACCGACGAATGTCGGACTTTCTGGCCTAACATTTTCGAGGTTGATCAACGTCATTCGTTTCTATCTGACATGGTTCGTGGCAGTCCGACCATGGAAGTTCCTGAAGAGTTCATTGAGGAATACGAGGCTGCATTGGCGACATACTCCCGTCTTGTTCAGCAATTGGAACATCTGTTTAGGATTCAGCAGGGGCTCGAACCACTCCATTTTGCTGTTCCGCCTAAGCACCGTCTCATCACTCTCAATCTCAAATCTTGAGTTCTAAACAGAAGCGACCTGTGATATAATGGTCTTCTGATAACAATGGATGAACACTACGATGCGCAAACTCGTTACCCTACGCACGATCAATGCCCTCAATCCGATTGAGGGTGCCGACGTTATTGAGGTCGCCACGATCGACGGCTGGAAAGTCGTTGTCAAGAAGGGCGACTTCAAGGTTGGCGATCCCTGCCTCTACTTCGAGATCGACAGCTTCCTTCCGAGCGGTAACCCCGCCTGGCAGTTCCTGGTCGACAAGCAGCCTCGCACCTTCGATGGCGTGGTTGGTCATCGTCTGCGCACTGTCAAGCTGCGCGGTCAGATCAGTCAGGGTCTTGCACTCCCGCCTCCGGCTGAGTGGTTTATTGCCCCCGATGGTAGCTTCACTGTCACCAACGGCAATTCGGTTACCTGTCACCACATCGACGACGATCTTACTGAGCTGTTGGGCGTCGTCAAGTGGGACCCGCCGGTTCCCGCAGAGCTCGCTGGTCAGGTGCTTGGCTTCTTCCCGGGCTGGATGAAGAAGACCGATCAAGAGCGTTGCCAGAACATCCTCAACGAAATCTTCGTCGAGAATGCTGAGTCTGAGTACGAGGTCAGCCTCAAGCTCGACGGCACAAGCGTGACCTACTACCATCGTGATGGCCAGATCGGCGTGTGCTCTCGCAACCTCGAGTACAAGATCAACGACGAGAATCAGGGCAACACGATGATTCGAATCTTGTTCGACAGCAAGCTCGCTGAAATCCTCCCGTCCTTCGGCAACATCGCAATTCAGGGTGAGCTGATGGGTCTGGGTATCCAGGGTAACCGTGAGAAGCTGGCGACACATCGCTTCTACATCTTCGACATGCAGAACCTGGACACTGGCGAGTACTACACTCCAGCAGAGCGCGAGAAGGTAATGCTCATGATCGACGTCATCTGCCAAAATGGCGTCATCGAGTCTGTGCCCATCTACTTCGCAGGTGTGACGTTGTCCGATCTCGGCATTGCCAACATCGATCAGCTGCTTGCATTTGCAGAGGGCCCAAGCTTGACTCACCCGGTCCGCGAGGGCATGGTGTTCAAGCGCAAGGACGGCAAGTTCAGCTTCAAAGTCATCAGCAACTCGTTCCTCGCGAAGGAAAAAGATTGATTGGCCCGTAGGGCGAGCCTAGATTAAGGACCTGGCAACAGGTCCTTTTCCTTGTTCCGGAGAAGATAAATACTGCATCACCTATCAGATCAACCCCATGCTCGACATTATCTTCATCTCATACGACGAGCCAAACGCTGATCGCAATTGGCAGAACCTGCGCAAAAGATTCCCACATGCAAAGCGCGTTCATGGCGTAAAGGGCATTGCGAATGCTCACATCGATGCCGCAAAGAAAGCGTCCACTACATTTTTCTACGTAGTAGATGCTGATGCGGAAATACTCGACACATTCAAATTCGAATACAAGCCGACTGAACACGAAGCAGAGTACGTCCACATCTGGAACGCATTCAATCCTGCCATTGGTATGGATTACGGTTACGGCGGCGTCAAGCTCTTTAGTAAGAAGTTCTTCGCGAACGTAACTACGCAGCTCGACTTCTCAACTACTCTCGCCAAGGGCATTAAGTTGATGCCTGAAATTGCGTGTGTCACGAAATTCAACTCTGATCCGTTTAGAGCATATCGTGGTGCCTTCAGAGAAGCAGCAAAGCTTTACGTGACAACTCAAAACACTGACATCCCCAAAAAAGAAGTCGACGAAGCTCGCTCCCGTCTATCTGCATGGGCTGAACCTCTTCGTCGCTGCGAATTCAGAGCTCATGTAGAAGCTGGAGCCCGCAGAGGACTCTATGAAGCTAAGCAGCAGAATGCCAGTAAAGATGGACTGATGTTCATCAACGATCACGATCTTCTGAACAGACTATTTGCTGAGACGTATCCCGAAATTGACTTCAACACTGATCCAACTCCATCAGAGAATAACCCAATGAAGCATGAGCTCTTCTTTACCTCTCGTATCGCATCTTCGCTTTACGACCCGTTCGTACTTGCGCAACTGCCAGTTACCGAACTTCGCGACGCCATCTCTGATGGTCAGCTACTCAGTAAGCTGTGGGTGATCGAAGAGCTCAAGCGATTGATCAATGAGGGCAAAGTACAGACACTTCCCGATCACAAATTCAGAGTGCTGATCGTTGGTGGCTGGATTGGAACTCTTTCTCTCCTCATGAACAGCTGGGAACTTCCATTCGAAATAACCAGCTTGGACCTTGACGAACGCGCAAATCGAATTGCAGAGAAGCTTAACTACGATTTCGCTTTCAAGACGGTTACCGCAGACATGTTTGCTGTAGATTATTCTGATTACGACATCATCATCAACACTTCGTCAGAGCACATCGAAGATATTGGCGCATGGTGTAAGATGATTCCTTCTGGTAGATTCCTCGTAGTACAGAACAACAACTACCTCGAAGGCGAAGGCCACATCTCGAACGTAGACAATTCTTCGGAGCTTAGGAATATTCTGTCCCTCAATGAGGTGTTGTACGAAGGCACCAGGAAGTTCAATCAGTATGATCGGTACATGCTGATCGGTCGTACCTGATTAGACCTTCAGTTTACTTTTGACAGGTCATGTGCTATAATGAACTCTGAATTGACATTGGACCCTTCTATGACCGACTTCGGCCGTATCCCTGAGCTGCGCTTCTACTGCTTCATCAACTTCTACCTGAGCTCGATTCAGCAGGGCATCCAGACCGGTCATGCGTCAATCGATCTGACTGCGCGTTTGCTGCAGACCGACTTCTACACGGACGCCCAGACCAAGCTGGTTCGCGAGTGGGCCGAGAAGCACAAGACCTACATCAGCCTGAACGGTGGCAATCATCGTGGCATCATGGATGCTACTGCTCTGTTGGAGCGCAATGGTCATTGGCCGTTTGCTCGCTTCTTCGAAAGCGAAGATGCTCTCGGTGGTCTGCAGACGTGTGTTGGTGTTGTTCTGCCTGACTTCGTCTTCAATGCCCAGTACGACCGCGAAATGTCTCGCAAGGCAGACGCTGACATCTACACGTTCACCCACGAAAATGGCGTGACGTTCCACTACACTCCTGGTCATCGTGACTACGAGCTCATCAAGCTGCTCAAGGCTTGCAGGCTGGCTTCGTAATCCATGACAACTAAGTTCATCATCGGCCTTTCCGGTACTCATGGTACCGGAAAGAGCACCATTCTAAACGGCGTCGAAGCTGCCGGCTTTAACGTTGATCGTACACAGCTTTCCCGTCAAGCTCAAGCCGCCCTCGGTTGGGATACGCTTGCTCGAGCACAAGACTCAGTCGAGAACATGTGGGCTCTTCAGAACACTATTCTGGCAGCCCTCAACAACCGCGACTACCTCATCGAGTTTGAAAAACGCCTGACGATGGTCGAGCGTTCGCCCGCAGACCTATGGGCATATACTCGCATGTGGTGCGAGCGCCTTGGCGTAAACTGGCTCACCGACGAACGTACCCGCGAGTATTACGCCAAGTGCAAACTGTGGGCAGAGCGATACGATATCGTGCTATTTGTTAGACAGCATCCCAACGTGCCATTTGTCGCCGAGCCAAACCGAGCCGATAGAGAAAGTCGAGACTACGTCGAATATGGTATCGAGGATTTTCTCGTGTCAGAGAAAATCCCGAGGTACACATTTTGGAGCACAGATGCCGACGAGCGAATCGAAGCAGCCATCAATTTTATGACTCCGATAGAATCACCTGTCAAAAAGGAAAACTCATGAGCGACAACAAAAAGAAGCCCTATCAGCCACCGCAGAAATACGGTCTTTGCATCGACTGGGAAACTAGTGGTGCGACTTGGGGTGGAGACAGCTCCATCAAGTACCAGGGCATTGCCTTCGGTGCAATCGTCTTCGACACCGCAACCTTCGAGCCCGTCGAGAAGCTTTATCGCGAAGTCAAGTTCAACCCTGACAAGTGGGAATGGACTGAGGGTGCGCAGAAGGTTCACGGTCTCACCATCGAGCATCTCGAAGAGCACGGTGTAACGCAGGAAGAAGCTGCGACCGATCTGCTCGAGCTCATCCTCAAGTACTTCGGCCCAGAGTCGAAGGTCATGTTCCTCGGTCACAATCCAGGGTTCGACATTCGCTTCACGGATCAGCTGCTCGCCTCCGTCGAATTCGAATTCAGCGTCGAGAAGAAGCACCCAGAGTTCACGCAGATTCAGCTGCATCACGTCGTGCTTGACACGTCTGCACTCGGCTTCATCACCTTCGGTCTCTACAAGTCCGATCTGCTCTTCGACAAAATCGGCTTCGAGCAGCGAGGCGATCACAATGCTCTCCAGGATGCTGAGCAGACGCTCCAGACCTGCCAGGTCGTTCAGGGTCTCGTGCAGCTTGGCTTGACGGCCTGATGACCAGCTACGTTTACGACGGGACTGAGGTGAAGCGGACTGGTCGCGAGGCCATCCGCGAAATCCGCACAACCCCAAACAACACCAGAAAGCTGACACTCGTTGAAATCGAACCCGTTGACCCCTCTTTCGATTGGAAGAAGTGGGTTGACCCTTCAATGCTGTTCGTTGTACAAACCAAAGAGGACTAACACGATGACTTTCACCAAGAAGTATTTTCAGGTCACCACCTTCCAGCTGCTCACCATGGCAGTCCTGACAGGTGTTGTTGCAGCCGCCATCGTCATCATAAATATCAGGATTAACGAGTACCTTCAGCTCCCTGAAGTCGACTTCAATTCTGATGGGCAGTGCGTGTCTGTTGCGAACTACCAGAATGGTGAAGCCTACCAGTGTACTGACGTCGGACTCGTCCTGCGCAATTACAGAGTGAAGAAGAAGACCCAAAATGACGACGTACGTAACGTACCAGTGCTCGATCTGCCGCCGGAATAAAGACATCGCGCAGGATAATCTGCGCGCTCTACCAGCGCAATGCATCATCACTAAGGGGTGTAGCGGTACCCTTTACAAAATCGGTGAAGCCCTACTTCCAACAGCAACCGCTCCTGTAGCTGGACTAACCGATTGGTACGCGCGAGGACAGAAATTGTCCTTCGCGCCTGCGCCTCAAGCACAGCAGTTTGAGCAGCTCTCAAACTCTGAGAGCGGCGCAATCACTCTCGGCTTGCTCATCAGCGACATCGAAGCTGCGGGCATTCAAGACATCCGTCTTCAGATGAAGCAGCGCTTGACTGCCGACGTGCCATTTACTGAGTACGTTTTTGTCCAGCAGATTCAAGACAACGTAATCTCTGGTCGTGATTCCAACGGTAAGAACCTTCGCTTCGATCAAACGGCAATTGATGCTGGGCGTGTGCAGGTAATCGTAGACGGCATCATCAAGAACCAGGATGTCGACTATGTCGCCACTCCTAACATCATCACGTTCACCACGCCTCTAGCAATTGGCGTGCGTACCGCCGTGTCTGTGTTTGGTTCTGCTCCTACGACTCTGGTCGACATCACGCTAACGAAGAATGCTGCCGCAACATCTACCATTTCCGGTGGTGCATGGGGTAACATTCGCTGGCTGCAGGAATACGACAAGACCACTGGCATTGCAGACCGCAGATGGTGGCTATTCACAGCGAACACAACGGGAAGCATCTCGTCTGAAGCGCAGTATCAGCTCGACAGCATCATCAACGTTCAGACTGCAGCCGTAATTGTTCCCACAGTTCATAGCTTCCAAGATGTTCGATTCTTCTTGTCATCCTCGCCACATGACAACACTGATAGGTACCTCAACTTGTACGTTGACGCCGCTCCACTCGCTGATGGTTTCTTGATGCGCTCAATTTCCACAACGTTTACCGAACTCTACGCAGTCGCTGACGCAATTGGAGATGTCAGCCCACCGTTCCAGTTGATTGGCGGTGGGTCACCGGCTCCAGATAATTCCTACATTGTCGTTGACACTTTCCCGTCTAACGATCGTGCGGCAAGCGAAGCTCTTGAAACCAAACCCAAAGCAAATAAGATCATAGGACCAGTATGATTCGAGATAAACTTCTTCCAAGCATGTATCTGGTTGAGGTTGAAGGCGAAAGCATAAAGGCGCTAATCCCCGGTGATAACGGGATTTCAAAGATCGTCCTAGCATCCGAAACGTATCCAACTGATTTTGAAGCCCACGCTGGGCTCGCTGTCGTAATGGACTACTTCAAGGACGTGTTGGGCGATTCGCCTGAAGAGCTACGTGACTTCAATCCAGACTTCTATCCTTCTCTACCTCCGATCAAATTGACGGAAGAGCAGCTACAAGAAAAAGCTGCGATCGACGAATTCATTGAAGAGAACCAGGAAGTACATAAAGCAAAAGGTCAGCTTCCAACCGCCATAACGCAGTTCTTTGACATGACGGGCGACTTCGTTACCTTCCGTTGGACTGTTTCCAAGGGTGAAGCTAAGACCGTCGGTCGTGTAGTCGTTGACCCTACGTTCTATGTTCGAGAGAAGGGCATAGAGGATGCGGCCGGAAAGAACATGTTCGCTGATCATCGCGAGAACAAGACATCGAGAGTGCACTAATGGAACACTCGCTAGTAAAATTCAAGTACGAAGTAAGGATCGGTACGGGCGCCTGCTTCTTAAAGTCCTCCAAACTTGGCGAAACTTTTGATCGCTTGGAGGAGATGGTGATTTACTCCAAGCCTTTCAATACCTACGCCGAGTGCCAGGAAGGATTGAATGGAGTCATGACCTACCTGTCCCGCGCAGAAGCAAAGGCTGCAAAGAAGAGTCACGTCATTGTGAGCAAGCCAAATCCAATGATGGATGACTCAGGAAAGAAGCATGCCGACTTGGCGTCCTGGGACAAATTCACTCTCGTAAGAGCCTACGTGGCTGATTCAGAAAAGCTCAAGAGCTCGCAGCTAACGTACCACGTCCTAGGTCAGATCACTTCAGACCACGAAATCCAGGTAGCGTTTCAGGCTTAAGGCTGAACAACGTTTACTTGCGTCACCGTAAGATGTACAATAGAACTTCAGTACATCACATCATACACCCATCAGATAGGAGATTCACCATGGCAAAAGGCATGACTAAGGCTGCACCGAAGGCGTTTGACGACATCAACGACATCCTCCGTGTGACTGCGAAGCGCGCAAAGCTTCAGACCTACATCGACGAAGTGGTCCGCTGCAAGACCAAGATTCTCGATGAGAACGAATCAATCAAGGGTCTCCGCGACTCTGCTGTTGAAGAGCTCAACATTCAGCCGAAGATGTTCAACACCCTAGTCTCACTGTTCTTCAACAACAACTTCGAACAGAAGCGTGAAGAGCTGGAGCAGCTTGAGTGCGCTCTTGACACCCTCATGCAGGCTGGCAAGGACGAGTAATCCCCGCTCCCATCTGGGTTTATGCTGAATTGGGGATGGTTAAATACCATCCCCACAGCTTAGCGAGGAAATTGAATGACAGATCAAGATAGAAATTACGTAGCAGCGTGGGTTGATTACGACGCGGACAAGATCATTGTCCTCGAGCGCGACAAGCAGGGTTCGCTTTTCAGGAAGCGCTACAATCCTCCGTACTACTTCTACGTTCCCGCTGAAGAAGGTGAGAAGGGTGATTACACTTCTATCTTTGGCGATAGTTTGGTGCGTGCAGAATTTGATTCGCGCGAAGCATTTGAGTATGCCAAGCGTCATTTCCCAGTAAAGTTTGAGTCGGATATTCCGCCGCTCAAGCGCGTCCTCATGGACTATTACTACGATCGTCCGACTCCGATTGTCAACACGGCCTTCCTAGACATCGAGGTTGACTACTCGCGCAAAATCGGTTTCGCTGGTCCTACAAATCCCTATGCTGTGATCAACGCGGTCACGGTCTACCAATCTTGGTCTAAGAAGTATCTCACTGCGGTCATTCCTCCTAAGGGTTGGAAGGGCACCAAGAAGGACCTCTATGACAAGATGGACATGCTCATCAGCGAGAAGCTTCTTCGCGAAGAGCGCATTCCAGAAATCACCATCTGCTCTGACGAGCTAGAGCTACTAACTCTGATGCTCAAGTGGGTTGGCGATGCGGACATTCTGTCTGGCTGGAACTCAGAATTTTACGACATCCCGTACATCTGCGAACGCCTGCTACTTGCTGGTGGCGAGCGCATGCTTGCTAAGCTTGATCATCTCGGCGTCAGACTGCCTAAGAAGGAAATGGTCTCACGCTTCGGTACAGAGGAACCAGTCTACCGCTTCACTGGTCGTACTCACCTCGACTACATGCGCCTCTTCAAGAAGTTCACCTTCGAAGGTCGCACGTCTTATTCTCTCGGCAACATCCTCGAGGAAGAGGTCGGCGTTGGTAAGCTTGAGTACGATGGTACTCTGGAAGAACTCTACAACAATGACTTCGCCACGTTCACGGCATACAACTTCCGCGACGTCGACGGTCTTGTTCAGCTAGACGACAAGTTCAACTTCATGGCCCTCGCAAATCAGATGGCCCATGAAAATACGGTAATGTTTGACGCCGTGCTTGGCACGGTTTCGTACGTAGAAACCGGTATTACCAACCACGCACACAACAAACTTGGCCTGATCGTTCACGACAAGAACATCAAGGAGCACGATAAGGTTGAGGGTGCTATCGTCATGACGCCATGGATTGGCATGCATGATTGGGTAGCAGCAGTGGACATCAAGTCCCTGTACCCGAACACCATTCGCTCTCTGAACATGTCACCCGAAATGATCGTTGGGCAGTTTGCCAACGGTGAGAAAGCATGGGCTGACATTCGTGAAGGCAACCAAAATCGACATGTCCTCATGTTCGACAATGGCAGTCAGGAAGTTACCACTGCTGCCGAATGGAAAGAACTGCTGCTTGCTTCTAAGTGGGCAGTGTCTGCCTACGGAACGGTCTTCAACCAGTCTGGTCCACGTGGTGTTGTTGCTGACATCCTCGGCTTCTGGTATGCAGAGCGTAAGCGTCTTCAGGGCGAAAAGAAGAAGTACGCCAAACTTGGTAAGGATGAGAAAGACCCGGTCAAGAAGGCAGAGTACAAGGTCCTCGAAGACCATTACGATCTTCTGCAGCTCACCAAGAAAATCTCCATGAACTCGCTTTACGGTGCACTCCTCAACGTCGCATTCCGATTCGGTGATGAGCGCATGGGTGCTTCCGTTACTGCCAGCGGCCGCGGCATCACGACCCACATGATCGAGTCCATGGCAGAGAAGCTCACTGGCATTCGTACTCCTCTCGTTAAGACGACAACGACGGATGAAGAGGGCAAGCCAGTTCACAACTACACGAGCGCATCTGAAGCTATCATCTACGGCGACACTGACTCCTGCTACTACAAGTGCATTGGCGCAACGGACAAGGAAAGCGCAATCAAAATTGCCGACGAGGCAGCTGAAGCGGTGAACGCATCGTTCCCAGAATTCATGCGTGAAGCTTTCCTATGCCAGCCTGGCTTCGATACCTTCATTGAAGCTGGTCGTGAAATTGTTGGTGTACGCGGTCTATTCCAGGCCAAGAAGAAGTACATGATCAAGGTCGTTGACCTCGAAGGTTTCGCCGTCGACAAGATGAAGTCTCAGGGATCGGAAATCAAGAAGGCCGACACCCCTAAGATCATTCAGAAGTTCCTCAAGTCTACCGTCGACATGATTCTTGATGGCGTAGATTACGATACTGTTGCTACGTTCGTCAACGAACAGCGCAGGGAAATCCTGAAGAAGAAGATCAACCTCTTCTCTTTGGGGGTTGCTAAGCAGGTAAATAACCTTGACAAGTACACGGCGGAGTATCTCCGTCCTGGCACGATACGCAATGAGTCAGGTAACAAGCTCACCATTCCTGGACATGCTCGCGCATCCTGCAACTACAACTTCTTGCTCGATCACTTCGAGAAGGGCGCAAAGACAATCCGCTCTGGCGACAAGGTTCTCATTTACCACCTCAAGCCAAACCAGTTCAAGTTCTTGACCATTGCTTTCCCATCTGAAATGGTTCGCTTCCCTAAGTGGTTCGAAGAGAACTTTGCAGTCGATGTCAAGAAGACCGAAGATTCAATGTTCGACAGCAAGCTTTCGGGTATCTTCTCTGCGCTAGGTAAGGATGTTCCCTCGCCTCAGTCGGTACTCACTAACAGCATTTTGGAATTCTGATGGAAAGACTGACATACCCGACATCACCACCACCAAATCCAGTAGCTGGTAATGCGTGGATAGACCTCAAGAGCAAAACCATTTCGGTGTTTGACGGTTCCAAATGGGTTGAGTTCACTGAACGTCAACTCATAGAGATGGAGATGATGCAGCTACTTGTCATGGCCGGTCATCCAGAAGAAGAAGCTACGTACATGATCAACATCATAAAGAACTCAAACGGACAAAACTAATGAAGCTCACTAACGAAGACATCTCGAATCTCAGCAGCATCCTTTCCACTTGCGCTATCGGCGGCATCGAGTCGATCATTGTCGAAGATGGTAA